TCATAACATAATCTTATCTTTGCAATGTGAGATTAAGAGATGATAAGTCAAACAATAAAAGATAAAAGATATGAAATCATTAGTTTATTTGCATTTTCCTTGCCGGATAGTTGTTTGTGATAAAAACATAGAAGACGAGAAAACACACGATTTAAGGGAGTATGCGAAAATAACTCCAAAAACTGAACCTATAGGGGGTATATGGTTGACAAAATTTGATTTTGCAGGTACAATAGAATGGACTGAATATGCAAATTTGTTAACGGAAGATGAACGAAAGGAAATCGAACTGAAAGCTAAAGGCATTGCAGACACCTATAAAGAAGAAACGCAACGCGCTAAAAACTTGCAAGCGTTTCAAAGAAAAAGATATGCGAAAGAAATAGCAGAATTTGAAAGTTAATATTAGTTGTCAAACAAATAAAATTTAGAGTTATGAACGTTTACAGCAAGTTTTGTCCGAATGTATTTTTAGCAAAATGTGAAGAAAAGTATGAAAAAGGGGAAGTTATCGAAGTAACAACCAAGTACGGAAAGGAAAACGAGTGTATTGTTTTTAATCTGATATACGAAAAGGACGGATTCTATTACTATTCGATAGTACGTGCAGATGGTTTCAACGTCCAGGAATGGGCCAAGCAAAGAGCGGAAAGACGCAGAATGTGGGCGGCTTCGGCAGAACAAAAGAGTAATGAGTATTATGAGAAATCCAATAAAGATAGAGACTTCTTATCATTGGGAGAACCTATCAAGGTCGGACATCACAGTGAAAGAAGGCATAGAAAGGCAATAGATGACGCTTGGAACAATATGGGCAAAAGTGTTGAGTTCAGTGACAAGGCTGTCGAACATGAAAGAGTAGCCAGGTATTGGGACAAGAAAGCGGAGGTAATTAATCTATCCATGCCGGAAAGTATAGACTATTACGAGCACAAGTTAGAGAAAGCCAAAGAATATCACGAAGGCTTGAAGTCCGGCAAATATCCACGTGAACATTCCTATTCTTTGACTTATGCGAAGAAGGCGGTTAATGATATGCAAAAGAATTATGACACAGCAAAAAGATTGTGGGGAGAACAAGAGGATTGAAACAGCCATTGAAAGGATAATAGAATATCTTTTCAACTACACCCCCAATTTAAAAAGAACCCGGTCAAAAATAGAACTCATGGAAAAGTTCTGGGAAAAGACCGGGATTTCCTCTAATAGGGCATTATGGGAATATATGGTGTTTCAAGGGTCAATGATAGAGAACAGCCGATATAAGGAAATGATGTTTGACCCCTATAATTTGATAGGACCAAAGGCGATAGAGAAATGGAATAAGAGGGGTAAATACCAGGTATTCATAGCCAATAAACGCCAGCGAGAAAGAGGATGGATAAGCCCGTTCAAGGAGGAGGAAGAAGGTTTATCTGAAAGATACAGGGAGATGTTGAGGAAAAAATATTGGAACAAGGAGAAGGGGTTCATACTTTGCAGCCAGTACGGAGGATGGTTATTCGACAAAAATAGATGCAAGGATTGTATATTTTATAAGGCTTGTGAAAAATGACATAATAAAATTTTATGTTGTGAGATAATATTATTATATTTGCACCATGAAAAAGACAGTGAAGGAAGAAGTAAGACCGTGTGTTTCTTGTAAGGAAAACCATTTTATATACGACCGTAACAGATGGTTATGCAAAGAATGCTACGACAATAGAAAGAAATTGAAACTGAATCGTGCTTCATTGAAGGAAGAGGAAAACAGGCTTAATGAAGTGTTTGCTAAAGTATGGGAGGAAAATCCGCATTATTGTTTCCATTGCGGAAAATGGCTGGGACTTGAAATGAAGCCTATTTTTTTCTCCCATATATTGAGCCGGGGAGCACACCCAGGTTTGCGCTGTGACCCGGAAAACATAGTTCTGGCATGTATGGAATGCCATCAGATATACGATTTCGGAGACAGAAAAAGTCTTAAGAATCAGATACCGGAAGAAAGGATAGAAAAACTTTTGGAGAAAGAGCATGGAAAAAGATGTTGATATATTGATAGGATGTGCGGAAGTGTTTAACGCTATAGGACTAAAAAGGGTATCCAGAATGATAGTGGATTATCTGGAGAACCCCAATAGTGATAAAGCGGAAATATTTCAGAAAGAGGTTGAGGTATGGAAAGAATACGAGGAACGTTCAAAAGGCAGAATGTTTGTGTTCAGTGACGGGGAACACGCCCTTATGAAGTATTTCATTATATCGTATGAAAAAGACTGGTATTCGGACGGGAACCCGGCTATAGTGATAAACAAGCTGGCAGATGAAAGTGCATCATTCAAGGACAACCCTATAAAGAATTTATGGGTTGTGTACAAGAGCGAGGAGGAAAGGGATAAGGATTTTGAAAGGTTGCTGATGATAAAATGATGAAGATATGAATTACGGATTATCCTATAAAGGTAGCAAATCGCGTATAGCTAAATGGATTGTTGAGGCACTTCCTTCTGCTGATGTATGGGTAGAGCCTTTTGCCGGGGGATGTGCAGTCACTCATGCAGCTATTTTATCGGGGAAATATAAAAGGTTTATCATAAATGATATAACGGACAGCGCAAAGTTTTTCGTTGATACAGTAAATGGGAAGTTCAAGGATGAAAACCGATGGATAAGTAGGGAGGACTTTTTCAGATTAAAGAAAGATGATGCGTATGTAAGACTATGTTTTTCTTTCGGCAACAATCAGAGAACCTATTGTTATAGTGAACAGGACGAACCATATAAAAAGGCTTTTCACTATGCGATATGTTTTGACGATTTTAGTCTGTTTGAAAATATGGGCGTATCAATTCTGGAAGATGTATTTAAAGGATGTTCTTCTACTAAAGACAGAAGACGTGCGATAAAGGATATTTTGGTAAGATACAAATACCCCGATAATTTGCAGAGATTGCAAAGTATGGAACGACTGGAAAGACTTTGGAGTTTGCAAAGTCTAAAGGGGATGGGTGATATTGAGGTTTTCCAAGGTGATTATAGGGAATTGGAAATACCTAAAAAAGAGAAATGCGTAATATATTGTGACCCACCCTATATTAATACCGAGGGGTATTTTACTAATTTTAGTCATGAAGAATTTTATGACTGGGCGAAACAGCAGAAAAATTGTTACATATCGGAATACTGGATGCCCGGTGATTTTGAATGTGTGGATTATATAAATAAAACAGTGTTATTTTGTGGTAATACGGGAGCCTCTCTTAAACAAGAGGGGATTTGGATTTCTAAAAACTAAAAAGTATGGGAAAATTTTTAATAGAAGATGTAAACGCGAAAGGATTGCTTATCTGGATGAACGACAATTTTCGGAAGCAGAACGGGAAACGGTTTACTCGTAATGATGTGCAGGCGTATATAATGAGAGGGCATTTACCCGAATACTTGGGAGGAAACGAAATTGTGGTAACCCCTAAAAAGCATTGTACAATTAAGATGTATAATGTATTGGAAAACGATAATAACCCGGTAGCGGAAGAGTAAATTTTTAGTAACGTGAAAACAAGTAGTAATTTCGTGATTGTCTATGACTTTGAAACCGGGGGATTGCCAAGCAAGGAGAAGCAAGCTTTTTTGGACGTTCCTTTGGTCGAAATGGCTATGTCGTGTATAGACATGAAAAAGTTGGAAATAATAGACCGTGTGGAAATGATATTCCCGTATAACTACAAGGAAGGACTTGCAGGATATTCGGAAGAAGCAACGGCAGTACATGGCATAACAAGAGAGGTCCAGGAAGAGAATGCGGTACCGTTGAAAGAGATATACAGTACATGCAAGAAATGGTTTGTCAAATACAAGAATCCGCGCCAGATGTGCACCCTTGCAGGACACAATATAGTGGGGTTCGATAACCCGTTTCTTAGAAATTTCTTCTCCTATATGAAGGACGATATAGACAATTACGTAAAATACTACATAGACACGATGCAGTTTGCACACATGGCGGCCTTGGAACAGATGGACTACAAGCTGGGCACGTGTTGCCAGGCTGCCGGGATTGACCTTGTGGAAGCGCACAGGGCGCAGCACGATGTGGATGCGAACGCAATGCTGTTCATCTCCTATGTGAAGAAGTTAAGGGGTGAAGACGTGGAAACGGTGGAGAAGAAAGAGAGGAGATATAGAGAGGACTTCCAGTTATGTTGACGGGTGACGGAAAAGGAATACTTACAAATAACCAGCTTACATATCTGTACAATGCGGTAGACAATATCATAGAGAGACTGCCGGAAAGGGCGCTTAACCAGTTGTTGGAAGGATATGGAAACGACGTTGATACCATGCTTAGGGAAATGGTGCATCAGTCGGAAAAGGCGCTGTATCTGGGTCGGACGCTGGATTCAGAAAGTTTATCCTATGTGGATAACGTGAAAGCCTCTATGGACAATACGCTTAAAATATTGTCCCTCAATTATTTCATAACAACCATGTTGCCTAAATTCCGGTTAGGGTGGCGTAATATAGAGTGGGGAAATCTCACTCAATTATACCCGTGGAGTTGTTATTTATGCGCCCGGGCGAGTGGCAAGTGCATGAGTGCTGATACATTGGTTGTAATGTATGATGGGGCTTTGAAGAAGATTCAAGATATAGAAGTTGGTGATAAAGTGATGGGTGTTGATTCAACACCGCGTACAGTGCTGCAATTACATAAAGGTGTTGCACCTATGTATAAAGTGAGACAGTCCAAAGGAATGACTTATGAAGTGAATGAAGGACACTTGCTTTGCTGTTATTATAACGGTTATTTCATTGATGTAGAAGTAGATGCTGTATGTAGACAACAGAAAGATATAAGAAAGTTGTTTCTGGGATATAAAGTCAAGAATATAGGGAAAGGAACACCAGAATTTGATTATTCTTCATTGAAGATTGAACCTATTGGAGAGGGGGAATATTATGGTTTTGCGTGCGATGGAGACCATAAGTTTTTATTGGAGGATGGGACGGTTGTACATAACAGTTATCAATGGTCTTATGCCTTTATTCTGTGGCGTTTATGGTCCTACACAAGACCGACTGCATATAGACAAGACACGGTAGACAATGCCAACCGGAAAGAAACATGCTATATTACCAATACTTTTACACTGGCAAAGGTGCAGATAGCGAAAGTGACGGAAGAGATAGAGGCGAACGACTTAATAAAGGAAAAACTGAACCCTTATAACAAGGCTTCAATCGGAGAAACAGCCATAAAGACGGAAACGGGGAGTACGCTGCATGTACGCGGTAAGGATTCAATGATTCGCGGTCTGCATGTGGGGGCTTGCTTGTGTGACGATATGCCGGATGAAAGTTCCCTATATTCGGACGAACAAAGAGAGAAATTGAAAGAACTTCTGAAAGGTACTATAGAACCGATTGTAGAGCCATACGGTTACTTTCTTGTAACTGGTACGCCTTATTCTTCTGCACCGAATGAATTGTACCAGATATTGAAGGCAGACAAGCGTTTCTATTGTTTTGAATATCCGATATTGTTTCCGGATGGCAGACCGTTGGCACCAGACAGATACACGTTTGAACAGATATTGGCGAAAAAGGAAGAACTTGGAACGATTGTGTTCAACCGTGAATACTTGGTGGTTCCTATCAGTGACACGTCAACGATATTTCCGTATGAATATCTGATGCGTAGCGTTATAGGAATGGAAACGATACGTTTTGCGTCAAGTATAGACGATTTTCCTTTCAAGCTTACAAGGGTACATATAGGTGTGGACTTTGCGGTTTCCGGTAATATTGGAGCGGACTATACAGTGTATTCGGTATGGGGCAAAGATGCGATGGATAACTACTATTTGTTGTACTATTACCGGAAGCGCGGTATGTCGCATAACGAACAGGTGGATAAGATTGTACAGCTTGACCGACTTTTCCACCCCAATAAGATACGGTGTGAGGCAAACGGTTTCCAGTCCATATTGTCCGGACTGGCAAAGGAAAGAGGGCTTAAGAATATAGAACCATTTACGACAACGGAAGGAAACAAGAAAGATTTGTATACTGGACTACCTTCTTTGTCCGCAATGTTTGAAAGAGGACAGATAAAATGCCCCTATGCGATAGGAGAAACGAGGCAGGCGGTTGACTTGATGTTCGGTGAATTTTCTTCTATTACATTTAGAAGTGATAACGGGAAATTGGAGGCGGCAAGCGGTCACGACGACATAGCACTCAGTTCGTTCCTCTCCATAAATAGCTTACGCGAAGATGATAAAGAAGTAAAAATAAGTGTAGATTTGATATAATATTATGAGAACAGCTAACAAAATGACAAACCGTAAATATAAGTTTATCTATAAAACAACTAATAATATAAACGGTAAAATTTATATCGGGCAACATATTACTGATAGACTGAATGATGGATATAAAGGCAGTGGTATTGTTATAGAACAAGCATTTAAAAAGTACGGCAAGCATAACTTTAAAATAGATATTTTAGAATTTTATGAAGGAGATTCTAAAGAAGAATTTAATAATCTTGAAAGAAGTTATATAGAAAAGTTTGATTCTATAAATCCGGAAGTAGGATATAATAGAACTTTGTGTTGTGGAGGAGGATTTTTAGGAGAAGAAGTTTATAAGAAAAGGTTTTATAGACATTCAGAAGAAGCAAAAAGAAAGATTGGACTTGCTCATAAGGGAAAGGTTATTTCAAAAGAATCAATAGAGAAAATGAGAAAAACCAAATTAGGTAAAATTAATAATAATCGTAAAAAGAAAACTATTGAGGAAAGAAAGAAAAGAGTTATTTCAAGAAAAAGAGAAAGACCTATTTTGCAATATGATTTGAACGGTAATTTTATAAGAGAATGGGAAAGTGTATGTGAAGCTGGTAAATTTTACGGGTTATGTTATGGAGCTTCGGGAATTAGAACAGCTTGTAACAATCCGAATCGTACTTGTAAAGGGTTTAAATGGAAATATAAAGAAACAAATGAAGAAAGAGAAAATATCGAAATTGCTTCTTCTAAAAGGTCGTATGAAGTAAAATATCCAAGAAAAGGCAATATGAGAATAGAACAATATGATAAAGATATGAATCTTATAAATACTTATGATTCTTTTAGTAATGCAGCAAGAAGCGTAAATCTTGTGAACGGAACCGCTATAAAAAGGGCTTGTGATAATTTCCCAGTTTTTACAGCGAGAGGTTATTATTGGAAGAGGATTTATTAAATGATGTTAAATAACTAACAATTTACACATAAGCACTTGCGTATGTCATAACATAATCTTATCTTTGTAATGTGAGAAAGAGATAAACGAAGTCAAACAAATAAAAAGATAAGAAAATGGAAAACGATGTTAAGGTTCTCAAAGAGTTATACAAGTTCATTTGTGTTAGTGAAGGTATTAAGGCAATTGCCTTGAAGTTCTGTAAAGTTGGAAAGGGTGGAGCTTGCTGTTCATATGTGGCTAACAAACCGAAATCAATCTCTATTGACTTGAATAGAATTAATGTCGGTTCCGCCTACGCTTTGTGCCACGAAGTAGCACACCAGATATGTATCGCTAATGAAGGCAATGCAACGCATAACGCAAAGTTTAAAAAGATGGAAAAGGAATTGGTTAAGAAGTACGCTAATTGCGCTATTGCAAGAAATTTGATTTGGTAACGAAGGGAGGACAAAGTTATGATTACTGATAGAAAGAAAGCACCGGCATGTTTAAGATACAATGTCAGTAACAATTCTGGTTCAATAAATAAGAATTTCGAGAAAAATCAGCAACAAGAAGCGTATGATTTTGCTTATTCAATGAATGAGACAGCAATAATACGAGGATATATTTTTGTAAAGCAAAAAGGGCAATGGGTGAGAAATACTATTTTTATGGACCATGTTTTTAGATAAGGAGGATAAGGTTATGAAAAAGGATTTGATAAGAACAGCTTTAGGATTTAGATGTTTTCTAATTATTGAGGAAATAGAGGTAACAGACCCTAAAGATAGAAAAGAATGTAAGATGTTCGAGGAATTTAACTATTTTACCACTATCAAGAAAATAGCGTTGAAGTATACCGATAACAAGCTGTTCCACGAGATAACAAACCGATTGATTGAACTTGACAAGGTGGATTTGACAGAAGAAGAACATGCAGAAAGACAATCACTAATTACTCTATCACAATATTTTAGGGTGAAGTTTTGATTTAACTAATTAATGATGTATATTTGTAACGTATATAACATTTTGTGATTATGGAGGATAAGATAATTAAAATTAAAGGGCATGAATATAAGATGTCCTTCCCTACAGTAGGACAATATTATGAGATAGAAACTCAGAAGCAGTTTTTAGGTCGCGGATATTACAACACCTTGTTGGGAAACAGAACGCAGGCTGCGGCTGACGCTTTGGATATGATAGACATTGAAGCGACGCTTACAGTGATGTTGCCGGACTTGCTGGCAGATATGAAGGTGACTTCTTTCAAGCAGCTTGGTATCAAGGACTATGTAGAAGTAAGGGACATTTACAACAAGGAGGTTTTGCCCTTTATTAAAGAAGTTGAAAAAATGATGAACCCCAACCGATAAGAGTATTCGAGCGAGAATTACTATAGTTTGAAAGTTTAGTTATTCAAGGAGTGTAGGGGTGTGGTCTGTTACGGGTTATACCCCTATTTTTGATTGATTTTGTATGATGGAGCGAAATAAAAAGGAAGATTTCAGAACGTTTGTAGTCAGATGGAATAACAAGTTTCCGCTTGACAGATGGTATAGAAAGAAACATAATATTGCTTTCATGTCCGAGGAACACAAGAAATGTTCTTTTTTTCAACAACTTTTCGAGTTTGAAGAAGACCGGATGTTCAAGCAGGCTTTGGAGGACGAGGAAAAGAAAGTTGAATACGTTCCGAATATCGGTGAATGGCTGAAAGATTCCTATGACGAAATGGTGGACCAGGAAACCGATACCAAGGAGATAACGCAAAGTCAGATTGAAGCCTTCCGCGAAGAAATGGCGCGGATGGCCGAATACGAGGAAAGCCAAAAGGATAAGGAATAATGGCAGAGGATAAGAGGATTAGGATAGCGGCCGATACCACACCGCTAAGACAGTTGAGAGAAGAAGCGGTTTCTTTGTACCGCGAGATAAATCAGACTTCCATGCAGAGCGCACAGGAAGCCGAGAAAAGCATTTCACAGCTACGGGAACAACTTGCATTGATGGAGGACCGTAACGAGCTGGAAAGGCTGTTGCTTGACCTTAAAAGACAGTCTGCCGCCATTGATGCAACCACAATGCAAAAACCGTCTCCTATGCCGGAAAGACCGATAAGGAGACAGCCGCCTACAGAAGAACTTCCAAGACCGGAACAACCTACTATAGACCCCGAAACAGGGTCTATTACATGGGACGTATCGCCAAGAAGAAAAGAGGAAACCGTACAGCCGGAACCAAGACTGGAAACGGATGTAGAAGAACCGGAAGAAAAACCAGCACCAAGAAGAAGGAGAAGGAAAGTCCAGGAACCTATACCGGACGTTGAACCCATCATAGACGAGGAAACGGGTTCTATGACATGGGACTTGACACGGAAACCGCAAAGGGAAAGAGTTACCCCTATAGAAAGAGGTGTAGAAAGAGAAGAACCGACAACAAAGGAAACGCAGAAGGAAATATTAAGGGAAATAAACAGACACGTCGAAAATATAGATGAATCCGTTACGAACGTTGACAACTCTAAGAACTTCCAGGACAACAGTGAAAACAGAACGGACAACTCACGGCATACGGAGAATATAACCGAGAATGTTGTAAATATTGAAAAGAATACCCAGACAATAACGGAGAATACAACCGCTATAAGGGAAAAGGGGAATTTGGAGGTCGTTTCAGAACAACCGAACAGACCTCTATTAAGGGAAGACGATAGAATACAGAGAAGACCGGAAATAACGGATAACGGACAGACGGAAATCAAGTTTTCCGACGAGGGGATAATACGTGCTATTACAAGACTGGGAGTGGTAACGGATAATATAGGACGTGATGTCATTTCCGCTTTAAGAGGACTTGAAAAAGGAACGGGTGAGGAAAACCAAAGAACCAGTATTACCCGTTACCTGGAAACTATTGCAAATTCCGTATCTGTTATAGAAGACAGTGCAGAAAACATATTAGAAGAAATACAGAAAGCCGTTTCCGGTTCGGGTTTCGGAGGTGGAACGGGGACACCTGGCGGCATTGTACCACCTACCGGAAGTACAGGCGGAATAGGAGGAGGACTAAATATATTCGGAGGAGGATTAAAAGGAATATTGGGCGGTTTGGGGGCTTTGACGGCATTCAATACCGCCAAGAACGTATTGTCAGAAAGATATTTCCGGCAGCAGGAATTTGAAGCGCGTTCCCAATACCAAGGAACCGTGGAAACGGCCGCAAATTATACACGGTTACAAGCCGCTAACCAGGCAGACGCTTATAGATGGATTCCTTTAGTTGGAGATGTGATTGCAAAAAGTATAGAATTGCCAGCACAGCTTGCAGCAGAAAAGATGATGGCAACTTTCGGGAAATATGCGGAAGGCGAAAGACGTGTTATCCCGTATGCACAGGTTATGGGTGTATCAGCCGGGGAAGCTTTCAGACAAGCTGGAAGGGAAGGAAGTTATGCAGCAGAATCACTTGGTATGGATTACGCTTCATACCTTGGAAGACGTGCCGAATTGATACGTGCAGGAGGAGGACGCTTTGTTGGTGGCAATGAATACGACCCGTATGCAGTAAGGGAAACGCAGTCCGTCATGGCTGCCGAAAGACTGTTCGGATTGTCACCTAATGCAGTCAACCGTTTGCAGGGAGCAATGAGGTTCGGAGACCAGAATTCGGGTACCGGGGCTTCTGCGATTATCAGAGAGTTCGAGCAGGCAATGAAAAATTTAGGCATTCCGTTCGAGCAGATAGCCTCTACAATGGAAGAAAGTTTAGATACTTTCATTACACAGTCGGACCAGATTCTTTCCAAACGTGGTGATTTTGATGCAAGACAGCTTGCAGCGATGTTTAGCGGAATACGCCAGGCAACCGGATTACAAGGAAGACAGCTTGAAAGGGTACAACAGGCATTTACCGGACAGGGGATGTCAAAAGATGAGGTGACAAATGCAATGCTTGTGCGGTCTATCCAGGAAGTAATGCCAGACAAGACTTCCTATTCGGAAATCCAGGAAGAACTGGAAAAGATACGTGCAGGAGCGGCAGACCCCGAAGTTATGGAAAATTTCTTGAATAGGGTTGTAGAACGTACTGGGGGAGGTTCTGAACAGTTACGTTTGGCAATGTCCGAAATATTTCCTAATTTGTCCTGGAATGACATTAATTCTACGATACAAAAGGATAGTGACCCGTCTAAGCTTGTAAGCAATTTGTTTGACTTGTATAGGCAGGCAAGTCAAAGGATTAAGGAAACGCCCGCAGAAGCTTATGACAGGGGCGCAGCACGGAGGACTGTAGGTGCCGGGGAAACCATTTTGGCAGGTAATATGAATCGCCAGATGTCGGAAGGTGCAAATCAGTTGAAAGAGATAAAAAAAGTTCTGGACAGTATTAAAGAAGATACCGCAATATTGGCAGGTGTGAAAGACAGAATAGATACTTATGCAGGAATGCCGAAACAAATAGTAGAAGACACAAAACTTGTTTCGGGTGCCTATAAAGAAGCAGGTAGTTCTGATTGGGATGCTTTATTGAAAGGTATTCAAATGTCTATATCTAAAGGATTTTTGGATATAATTACAGCAGGGAAAAGTCGTAATATTCCAGCAGAAAGATAAGAACGATGAAAGTAAATATATTTAACATACAGAGCTATAAGTACAACGTAGAACCCCAAACGTTTATAGACGATTGGCAAAAGGGGTTGGGACCAGATACACCGGAAGCAAAGAAATTGTCGGTTCCGGAATTTATGGACGTGGTAAACGAGATTTCTAAAATTTCAAACTTGGATGCCATTTGGGCTACATACGATGATTGGGAGAAAGAGAAGTACAAGAACGAGTATTCAAACAAGAATTTGCCGTATATCAAACCGAACACTCCGCTTTCCTTTCCTATAAAGGATTCTCCTTTGCTTATACAAAAAGCATCAAAGAGCGATATGTTCATGAAGCAACGCGATTTTTCGGCTTATTGGTCTGAAAATTTGACAAAGCTTCTACAAGATAAGGAAGGATATGTAGCTGACAATGTGGTTGCACTGGATGAAGAAATGTCAGTAAGGACAAAAGTACAGCCTATAAACATTAAGGTGTGGATATACTGTAAGGCTATAAACAAGGTTGTGGATGTAAGCCAGTTCGTCAATACATGTTCTACCGATAAGGGGTTCAAGAACGGCACGTTTTCGATTAACATAACACCCTTCAAGGATGCCAATATGTCGAACGTGTACGGTGCAGGATATTATGATATATTCCCGGTTGTAACACCGAAAGGATATGACTATAAATCCTATCTTGAAAAGGTAGTACAGATAAACGATATAGTGTTTATCCGGTTTGAGCGGTTGAGACTGGAAGGAAGTTCGGACAGTGAAAATGCCAATGATTTGTTTGTACCGTTGAACAAGCTTGCCAATAACGGTCCGGACTATAATGTTTGGGATATGATAGGTTTTGTGGACAGTGTAATGGAAACCTATTCTTCGGAAGACAATTCAAAGAGTACCTTCATAAGCGGACGCGATATTGCAAAAATGTTTGTGGAGGACGGAAGTTATTTCATACCTTTGGAAAATGTCAATGATACTGTACAGAACTGGCTGTTAAGGAAAACGGGCGGTATCTGGAACGGACGAAATATATTTGGTGGAGAGTATCAATTTGTATGGAATTTGGGGTACAAAACGATAAATGAATGTATTTGGTTTATTATTAATATAATGTCTTCTATCGGATTGTGTAGTGATGAAGTTTTTTCTTCATGGGGTGACAAGCGGATAACGGCATACAGTATTCCGGGACAGCAGGATTTGAAGGTGAGGGGAATATGGCAGATTGTTAAGCTGCAAGTGTCTGGGGATATAATGGAAAGGATTGTGACAGATACGGGGATGGGGAACCCGAACGGAACACTGATGCAGTACATGGAACGCATTTGCCAATATCCGTTGACAGAATTTTTCTTTGACACCTATATAAACACGATTGATGTCATTGTAAGACAGCCACCGTTTACGGAGAAGGCAATAAAAGACGCTTTCAAGTCGGAAAACTATATCACGATAACGCCGGACAATGTAATATCGTATAATTTGAGTTATGACCCACGGGTTTACACCTGGTTCCAGTTACACGCGCAGAATGCACAGGTAGGTGGACGTGACAAACCAGGATTGGCTTTTGTTCCTATTGTGTACCTGGAAGAATATGTGGAACGATGGGGTAACAGGAAAATGGATTTCGTGGACATGTACTGTATTCGCATGATACAGAACGGAGCGGAAAACCAGAAGATATTTTCTACTTACCAGGCAACAATGCTGAATGACTTGATTTATCTTGTCGAAAGCAACATGTATGTACCTTTTACCCGGTGCGGAACGATAGAGATAAACGGGGACAGACGCATAAAGGTGGGAACTTTCGTGCTGAACCAAAGTACGAACGAGTTTTTCTATGTGACGAACGTAACCAACACTATATCATTTAACCGTGATGGGGTGGACAGACGTACCGTTTTACAGGTGGAAAGAGGATTCTATGTACCTATACTTAAAGGAAATCTGATGGAAGCGGTAAAAAGAAACGACAATTCGGTTTCTGAAAAATCAGCGTCCGGATTTACACCCGATTATTTTAAGTTGGTGGATTTAAGCGGTTTGAGACAGAAGGCGAAGGAAGCGGAAAGCGGACAGATAACATCCTATGACAACCCGACGGTTGACAAGCAGCAGTTTGATTATTTTTTGAACAGGAAATATTTCGGAGGACTTGAATAATGGCAGGAGGAGCACCAAGAATAAGCAGTAACAATTTGCCGCCTATAATGAAGGGGTATATAATGATACCCACGGATGTAGGCAGGGAAGCGTATATAGATACGGTATTTAGGACGAATATAGTTGCCGTGATGATGGAAGGCGGTATATTCCGTAATGATGCACGTATTACCAACGAGGCTATCAATAACATATGGTTTCCCGAAAAACCGGGTGAGAAGGGATGCCAGGTAATGATAGCGAGCAGCGATTTTCTTAATCAGCCTACAGTTATAGGCACCTTTATAGGGAATGATGAGGTTCCGGCATGGAGCGAGGATGTTATACGGATGAAAAAACAGGTGGAAGGAGTAACTATGTCTATGACGATAGACCCACGCAACCAGGAATGGAACATGAACCTTACTTCTATAGAGAAGCCCGTAAATTTCAACGTTACATTAGGAGGTAACGAAAAACATAAGATAAGATTGCAGAGTTCGGGGGAAGCCGAGATAGTGGCTTCCAAGAAGGTGAAGGTAACCGGATATAACGAAGTCATTGCGGAAGTCGTTAATGTGGTCGAGGACGTGAAAGAAAAGGATAAGGAGATAAGGCGTTTCGCTATGAACATGGAAGAGGCTAATTTTACGTGGAAGACCCAGGACAAGACAACCGTAATAAAGGCCGACCCCAACACTGTAGACGTTAATTTCCACGACGGGAAAAGCCATATAACAATGGATGAAAGCGGTGTAGTGCTGGGCTATGACAATGATGCGGAAATGATTCAGTTAACGCAGAACCTAATAAAGCTTATGACCGGACAGAAAGTCAATATAAACAATGCGAAGGAACCTCTAACACTGGCGAACACTTTGATACAGCTATTGAATAATGTGGAGAACCAGATAATGACGCTAAAGAACGCATGGCAAACAGCGCTTGCAGGTTCGGGGGCGATGGATGGAGGTAAAGCCGGATTCGGTGCCGGGGTCGGTGCGGTAGCGGCAGTAAACCCGTTACAGTTTGATGGAATAAAAAGCACGGTAACTTTTTCGGATTGATAATAATTTTGTATTTTTGAAAACGATAAGAAAAGATTATGGCAAACGTCGCACAATCAGCAATACAGAAAGCAGGGTCTTTGATAGAGACAGCCGGAAGAGCTATACTTGCATCTCAATTTCCTAATGATTTTGAGGTGTATCTTTGTACGCTTGAACTGGCAGATTCAAAGAACAATACGATAGATTTTTTCACATTCCCTATTACCCCGAATGCGATAAGCAAGACGGAAGCAAAAAGGGAAAACATAAGGAATACGGCAGGGGGCGTTACGGTGTTGTCTTCTCCTACTTTTGTACCGCAGGATATAACGATAAGAGGAGATTTCGGACGTACTTTCAAGTTGTTGTTGTCGCTTGGCGGTGGTGCGTCAAGTTTGGCAGGAGCGGCCTATAGTCTGTCAGCCGGAAAATGGAGTTTAAGCGATGTTTCGGGGAAAAGTACGAATTCTTTAAAATCAGCTTCATTTGACCCATCTGTAAAAAATGGATATGGATGCACGAAGATATTGCAAGCTATCATATCAAAAAGTAACGGTGTGGATAAGGACGGCTTGCCATTCCGTCTTTACTTTTATAATATGGCTTTGGGTGAGAGTTATTTGGTAGTTGTACCTCCTACAGGGTTGGTATTGAATCAGAGTTTGCAGTGCAATATGATTTGGGAATATTCGCTTACAATGACAGCGATAGCGCCTTTGGAAGCTGTAGCAGGAGAACAGAAAGCAAAAACAGCACTCACTAAAATTTGTACGGCCGCAGCAATACAGAAAGGTGTGAACGATTTGGCGGCTTCTTTGGCAACGTTGTTATAAAAGGAGGATAAAGGATGGATGCAGTAATGGAAACGGCATACGCCAAATTCAAGAATATTACAGGGTACGACATAAAGAAGTTCTTCCAGGATTATGTTGATTTTTGTAATAATCATTACCCCTATATAGTGGACTATTACCAGGGAGGCGAGATAAACGCACAGTCATTCTACGAACTTGACAAGATGATTGCACAAATCAATATCGTAGAGCCTATGTTTCAACTTCATGAAAACAAGTTGGACGATATTTCTATGTGGGAAATACTGGATAACTTTTCGGAAGTGGAAACAAAGATATTGACAATAAAAAATTCTGACAGATGGTTAAGAAGTGCAACGCTTGGAAGACAGAACACTCTACAGCTTGACAAGCAGTTAAGGACAGGAGAGACGTTCGAGAATGTAGCGGAAGAAATCGCAATGACGGACCCAGAAGACGACTGGACTTCTATAACTACACCACAATACATTATAGAAGAGGATTATAAGGCAGGTCAAGGAAGTAATACTTTTGCTGTAAATCTTCGCAATATCGGTGTAAACTATGTGGATAATGTGGTAGATACACTGGTAGGCGAGAACGTGTTGGGTAAAGACATAGATACGGAGTTTGAGTTTAAGAATGATGATTTGAAGGTGAAGAAATTCGGTACATCTATGGAGCAGGCATTAAAAATCATATTGGAGGCTTTGAAAGGCTGTATTCCGGAATTCAAGGACTACGGACTTCCATCTGATTTTGTAGGTCAGACAACAAATGCAATACAATACCCGGTAATATTTAAGGCCCTTATGAACATGTTCCAAAGAGATAACCGATGGGCGAGTGCAGAGCTTCTTGATTTGGTAAAAAAAGAAGACGCAGTGTTTATGAAGGTAAAGGCTACAACCGTGACGAGAGAAGATTTTGTTATTAATGTTCCTATTTAAATATATTTACAATGATTACTAAAACAGCGAATACGATTGCAAATTTAAAGAATTTGTGGATTGAAATGTTTTTAAACAAGACCGACCGCGTTTCAAACATTGCGGACGGTTCTGTACTTAATGGCGTCGCTTATGGTACTGCAAAGGTGGCGCAAAAAGCGATAAAGGATATTGCCATAGTGGAGGCGCAGATTTTCCCAAAGTCGGCAACAGGCGAATATCTGGACAAATCAGCCGCGTTGTTCGGTGTAAGTCCGAGAAAAGAAGCGCTTGGTTCCTCTACTTATGTACGTGTTTTTGCCGAGCCTGGCACGCATTATGAGGTAGGGACAAAGTTTATTTCAAAGAATGGAGTGCAATTTACTGTAGACCAGCCTTTTACGGTTGATAAGTCGGGATATGGATATATCAGTGTAAGAAGCGTTATCACCGGGTCTGCTACCAATGTGGAGGCGAACAGTATTACCGAAGTATCACCAAGACCGTTGACACATATAGAGTGCACGAATGAATATGCAGCTATTGGTGGACGTGATTATGAGGACGATGAAACATTCAGAAACAGAATAATAAATTACAACAACAAGCTTTCCACCGACACTATGGAAGGCTGGACGCAAATATTCCAGGATTTGGACCCGCGCATTTTAAAGGTTATGAATGTCGGGCTGGGTGAGGACGGAAAGACGCACATCTACCTTGTAACCCAAAACGGGTCTTTCTTTACGGACGATGAATTGGAAGAATTGCTTACAAAAGCTACACCCTATTTCGGATTGACCGAACTTGATTTGCAGGGGAATACGCTTGGAATTGTGATTGAAAACGCAAAATGGATGTATGTAGGTGGTGAAGAGGGGGTAGATTTCCGTGTGGAATTGTCACCTAATGCAGTGATTGCGGATGTAAGAAAAAATATCCAGATTGCAATGACTAAGTATTTGGATTTCCGTTTCTGGGAAGCAGGCAAAAAGGTAGAATGGGATGATTTGCTGGAAGTTGTGAAGACTGCGGAAGGCGTGAAGTATGTACCGGACGAATACTTCTTCCCCTATTTTGACGAAGAAGTGCCTTTGAATATGTTGCCTCGTATTAAGGGATTCAGAATGCGAGACCTGGAAGGAAACATTCTGTATGATTCGGGTAGCAGCTTGTCTAATATTTTCTATCCGGCAGGAGAAAGCGATATATATAAAGGCTCTCAATCGGTTATAGCGTCACAGAAATACTTGTGTTCGTTTACCGTAACCAATACCAAGAATGTAGCCGTACCGGGTGCATACATAACAATAGGAAACAAGGTAATCATTACGGACAGTAACGGTACGGCCAACATTCTTTTGGAAAATGGGGAATACTCGTACATATTATCAAAAACGAACTGGACGCAAAAGACAGGGGAGTTTGTCGTTCTGAACAACCCTATTTATATAAACATAAATGATTTCATTGCAACACCCTATTCGGTTACGTTTACTGTATATGAAGGAGAAGCGCCTTTGCAGGGTGTCAAGGTGACGACAAGCGTGTACACGTCTGAAACGGACGATAAGGGACAGGCGGTCATTAATTTGGAGCCGGGAACCTATGAATACAAGCTTGAAAAATCGGGTTTCCAGACCATAGAAAGTGTATTTACGGTTGAAAATCAGCCAGTAGATATATTTCAAAGAATGTTCCTTACAAAAATGAATGTAAATTTTGCTGTAATTGACAGAAACAGAAGTATTTATATTCCGGAAGCAAACATCACAATAAATGACATAAAGGAAAAGACGGATAACGAAGGGCAGGCAAGCATGGGGCTGCAAACCGGGAAATATGAAATGAGGGTTGCAAAAGAAGATTATCAAGACCTTGTAAAGGAAATTGAGATTGTCGGAGAAGACCCTAATTGTATTCTCGTCGAAATGACGGCAATTCCGTATGCGATAAAGTTTACAGTGCTGGATTCTGCTACCCATATGGTTTTGGAAGGAGCAACGATAAAGATAAATGGTTCTACCTATCTAACAGACAAGGAAGGTATAGCGATTATAAGCTTGCCGAACGGGACCTATGAATATACGGCTTTCAAGTCCGGCTATATGTCTGTCAATGATTTTATAGTGGTGGAAGGTTCGGAAGTATCTAAGATTGTGGAACTGGAGCAAGCTTTCTATACATTTCGCTTGACTGTACGTGACATTGAGAACGGCAACTATATCCAGGGTGCGGAATTGCAGATAAACGGAGAGACGCGTGTCACGAACGTCAATGGTGTTGCAAGTGTGACACTTGGAAACGGTGATTATGAATATACGGTAACGCACAGAAACTATAAGAGATATACCGGAACGGTGACTATCAAGGACCAGGATGTACCGGAAACAATTTACCTGGAATTGAGAGACACGGTAATAACATATACCGCAACGGACGCGATAACGAAGGCTCCTATTTCCGGTGTATATATCGAATTGATAAACAAAGGGACCGGAATTAAGGTGGATTCTGGCTACACGAATGACATAGGTGTGTTGCAGCTTGGAGCGGAAGCAGGGGAATATACCTGGAATGCGACACACAGATATTATGACGCAGTAGAAAACCAGGCGATAACACTCGAAAAACTGAAGGATATAGACCTTCCTTTCACTATGACAAGAAGGGAAATCGAACCGGAAGTTGACGTAATAGAGAATATTCCCGGTGTGTCCGGTGATGCTACTACAGTAAGATTCAGTGGTGAAAATACAGCCGAGACGTTATCCAATGATAGTTATTATTACATAGTTCATACACCGGAAAACTTCGTTGTTCCTAACAAAGGAGTGACGTTCGATTTGATGGACCATGTAAAGACTTTCAGACGTGCAGAAATTGGTGGTGAGGATGAGCCATACGATTTTACAAGTGGAGGTGCTGAATTGAAATTCAATATATCGAATGACGAAATAGCTTCTTTGGAAGGTACGATGTTGACAGTGCAGCCGAATGTGACACGTGATGCAGAGCCAAGGGCTTTCTATGTGGACGTGACGATAACGACCCCGGTAAGCCAGGTGACTGTAAAGATAACTGCTGAACAGAAAGCTGCTCTGAACTTCAATCCGGTTAAGGCCGGAATTGTCGTTTCGGTAAAAAATATGTACAATGATAATGTACGGGAATATACGACGAATGCGGCAGGAAAGATATTTCCAGAAGTAATGCCGGGTATTGATTATCAGTTGACAATAAAGGAGAAAGGTTTCTATGAGAACAACGGCTTGCTGATTAAGAACTGGGGCTTCGGTGCGAGTGTACCTACACTGATGGAAATTACATGCTCGAAGAAGGCAGAATTACGGGTGAAGCAGCAGAACACGTTAAGACCGCTTGAAAATGCAATTATAACCGTGTCCGGAATGTCACTGCCTCAAACCGTTACGTCCGGAAGTGATGGTTCGGCAAGAGTGTACATTTCACCTATTGCAATGAGCTATGAGTGTACAGTAACAGGCCATACGAAAAAGACCGGAACATTCACACCCCCGTTGTCGGCTGATTATATGGATATAATCATGGGTTATGCTGCAATGACATTCAGTCTGACATTGACAGCAAGTAACCCCTATTCCAAGGCGGCAGAAAGTTGTCCGGTAACGGTTACGAGTGCATGGAGCGGAACATCTTCACAATCATATAGTTTTTCTGGAACAACGGATGCAAGCGGACAATTGACATCACAAGGAAATGGAAATTTCAATATACCGCCTGGAAATTATACGATAACCTATGGAGGTGGAAACAGTAATTTCGACGGTAAGACAGAAAATATCTATCTGCCTACGGACAAGACGCATTCAGCAGTATTAACAAGAAGAACGAAATCAGTCACATTCACGGTAAAAGAAATAATACCCTCTATTTCGACTACAGTATCCAATCCGGTAAAAACAGGTCTTGTGCTTGCATGCTATTACAACGACAATAGTACATCTTCGGGTGCGAATGTAACGACAAATGCAAGTGGACAATTTACGAAAACCGTATATGCAGGAATTGCAGAACGTTTCCAGGTGCAACCAATAGGATTCTATTCCGGAAACGGTGCAATAGCTATAGTCAATTATAAAGATGCAAACACAAAAGACCTTGTATATACATGTTCAAAGAGAATTCCGGTATATATCATATCCAATCTGTATGGTGAGTTAAGCGGTGCATCAGTAACATTCAGTGGGATGTCCGTCAATCAGACAGGAACGACGAATACAGATGGAATAGTGCAAATGTACATTTCTCCGGTAAATATGTCTTACAGTGTAAGCAAGCAGCATTACAATACCAAGACCGGGAATTTCAAGCCTACCGGAACAGAAACAAGAATGGATATTGAATTGGAGGCGAAGGAGTACCCGGTCACTTTCCATGTATCAACACAAGGAGTTTTGCCACCGGACGGAATTTTGGTACGTGTGACAAACAACGCATTGCCGGATATTGTGTTTGAGGGCGAGACGAACGCGGAAGGAACGATAGTCATGCCGAACGTTCCGATAGGTAATTACACCTATTCAGTTCTTGCAGGTGAAGTCACTACAGACACATTCTTCCATCCTCAAAGTGAAAGCGGTACAGTGTTGGATGTAGAAGTACAATATGAATTGATTAACGCAGGTATTCAAGTTTCGGAGGTGTATGGAACAGCCGGAAGAGCATATTTGTCAAATCAGACTATTACAATGACATCCAAGACAGGAACGATAAAGCTTACTTTGGATGAGAACGGTTATACTAATCAGTTATTGATAAAGGGACTGGAATACACGTTTACGACTGATTCATACCCGGCTTTTTATAGCAACCCGACACAATCCTATACATGGACCGAAGACGGTGTGATATGGCCGTTCGACTTGAATGTGACCTCAAAGATAACGGTCAATGTAAAGGATGTATATGCGAAAAACAATATCCAGGGAGTAACGGTAGCTTACAATGAACAGGTAGTGACAACGGATGCAAGCGGTAACGCTTCATTGTTCCGGTCAGCACTGACAAAGGACTATTCTTTGGATAAAGAGGATTACAGTACAGTAAATGGAACCATTGCACCTACTACAGCATCACCGCTCAATGTCACGATGTTGAGAAATAAACATGTGGTGACAATAAATCAGTATGAAGTAATACCAGGTGGAAGTAAATTAGGTATTACTTATACATTGACTTATACTTCGGCAGCAGGAAACGGAACGATACCGAATGATAGTCGAACATTTGAGGCATATTTAGGTATTCCAATTACATTTATTCTAACGGCAGCGGACAGAAGACCGTTTTATACAAATTACCAACAAACACATACATTTACATCAACAGGCGAAGCATGGGATTTGAATCTCACTTGTGCAAAACAGATAACAATCAATGTAAAGGATAATGTACCTGGAACGAATGTGCAAGGAGCTACGATAAACTATTTTGCACAGACAAAAACAACAGATGCAAGCGGTAATGCAGTTTTCTATTGGAGTGGCGGTGGTAGAAGCATATCGGTAAGTGCATCAAATCTCGAATCTTATACCGGACAGATAGCTCACAATTCTGCGAATCCGTTCAATATTGTAATGACACGTGCAGCCAATCCAGTTACACTTGTAGTAAGAGAAGTAACGCCAGCACAAACAACTTATTATCAGAACTTGCAGATAAAATACACGGCAGGAAGTGCAACCGGAACACTTACAACAGATGCGAACGGTGCAGTGACATTCAATGGATATATAGGTACGGAAATGTCGTTTACGGTAGTGGGACATCCGGAATTTTACAACAACCCGACACAGAAACACACCTATACAGCCGCCAATCAGTCGTGGACTATGGATTTGACGGTAACGGCAAAGATAACTATAAACGTCAAATCAAACGTGCCAAGCGGAACAAATTTGAGTGGTGCTACCGTATCATATTTTCATCAGACAGGCACGACAGATAGTAGCGGAAATGTATCACTGTATAGGAGTTCTGTAACGAGAAACGTAGATATTACAGCGACATATCACGGTAATTACAGAGGCAGTATAACGTCAGACACCGCGTCTCCGTTCAATGCGGTAATGACACGTTCAACTGCCACAGTAAGTCTTGGAGTGAGTGAAGAAGTGTTATTCAAATCACAGTATGTTTTGGAAATAAAGACTTCTACCGGAGCAACAAGTCCGGGATTAGGAGGTTTTACATTTAGCACACCGACATCAGCAAATAAGGAGTTTGTAGTGTTTTTTCATGCAAAAATTCCTACTGGATATAGTCTGGCGTTTCAGAGCAATGCAACCGGAATAGGTGGTAGTGCAACAAGAAAATGGCTTACAAACAATGAAGGAACAGGTGTATGGACTTGGTATGCTCATTATATAAGATGTGGTTCTTCCGGTGATTTTTCAACAACCAATTTCTTTAATCTGAACGGAGGAAGTAAGCCCGTTACATGGCAGATAGATACAGCATCAGTATTTGATATCAGTGGAAGTAATTCGCAGAATAAATCGTATGCAGAAATAACCCAAATATGTACTGTAGACAAAATGGTTTCTGCAAATAGAGATTTCTTATTTAGTAATGGAAGTAATAATATTAACGTATATAATAATAAATCGACTGATGCTGTTACAATAACAAGAAAAGCATTTACGTCTAATACGTTTGGATGGACTGTAGCTCTTTATTCATCCATGAAGATGAATTTCAGTCCGGCAGCTTCTACAAGCCCATTAACGTTAGATACGAACGGCAATGTATCGTTTGTATGTTATTTAGGTACACCAGTAACATTCACACCAGTAACAAGACCTAATTATTACAGTAATCCAAATAATGCGTTGACTTATACGGCAGCAGGACAAGTGCGGACAATACAATTGATTTGTAACCAAAAGATAACCATTAATACAGTAGCGAATATCTACAATACAAGCAATGCGCTTGCAGGAACGATAACCTATTTCGGACAGACACTTGCATCCGGCGGAAGCTTCTACAGAAGCGGACTTGACAGACAAATGACCGCCACGGCACAGTATTTCAACAACTATGTAGGAACAGTGACCGCCACACAGACATCACCCTATACAGTGACAATGAACAGAACGACAAGGACGGTGACACTGACGGTTGTAGAGAAAATTCCAAACATCACCACTACCTATGCTTTAAGGGGTGCGGTGATGGTTAGAAGCGTACCTACTGGTTCTAATGCCCCGGCAGGAGAAATAACGTTGGATGCAAGCGGAAAGAAAACAAATACGGTATATGCAGGTATAAATTACACCTACACACCGAAAAACAACGCAAGTTATTACAGCAATGCAAGCCAGGAATGGACGTGGGTATCTGAAAATCAATCCTGGACTATGACATTGAATGTGACGGCACGTCTTACATTTAACATAAAGAGTTCTAATTATGGGACAAATATAAGTGGTGTGGCTGCGGAATGTTTCTATCAGACCGGAACAACGGACAGTAGCGGTAACTTCACCATTTACAGAAGTGGTATAAGTAGAAGCTACTCATTCTCCAAAACGAACTATAATGCGTTATCCGGTACGTTATCATCTACACAAGCAAGTCCTCTTAATCTGAAAATGAGTGAGACAAGTTCTTCTATTACAATAACGATGAAGGACTATTATCAGAGTGCGGTAAAAGGGAATGCGAACGGATGTCCGGTAACGTTGACGAACAAGAGCCTTTCTTCTGTTACATTTTCCGGAACGACGAACAGCAGCGGTCAAGTGTCATTCGGTCCAATGATAGCAGGTTCATATACATTGTCATGGGGTGGTGGTACGAGTTATTGGGTAAATGGAAGCACGACGATAACAATGCCTACAGCAACGACTACACAGAATGCGGTAAGATTGACGAAGGGTATAACAACAGCTTTTAGATTAAGAGTGCCACTTTCTCCTCCAGTAACGGGCTGGTGGAGAGTTAATACACTGGTGAAGCCTATATTTACAACGGCAGGAACAGCAACGGCAGTTACGCTTACCTTAAACGGCGGTGTATATAGAGATGCAACATATACGTGGATTGCAGGTATTACAACAACAATAACGGTAAAATTGGCGAATTATTTTGTGACTGGTACAACAACAACCGAAACTCCATATTCTATTACCCCTACTTATAATTTTAATAATATAGGACATTACAATGACGCTACAGCATTTTATTCTACTGCAATAAAGAGTATAACAGTGACAGTGCAAAATAGTTATACGAATGCGGCTGTAAGTGGTGCAACGATGAAAGTACGTGGTATTAATGGAGATAGTAGTGCTTCTGGTGGTTATGCCACGCAGACCGTAACTACAAACTCGTCCGGACAGGCAACTGTATACGTGTCCGGTACTACAATGAGATACATAGTAAGTGCGACAAGATACGTGACATTAAACACCACCAACACGAACACCTCTAACTTTACAATCAAGCTGGTACCAAGTGAGGTGATGATAACGATAACGGTAAAGGACGCGAATACAGGAACAAGCGTAGGAAGTGGTGTAATAGTGAAGCTGTCAAGTAACAACAGCAGTACAGCATATAGCGGCACTACAAACACGAGTGGACAGGTGGTACTCACAATAAAGCCGGGTAACTATTGGTGGGAAGCAGGAGGTACGACAACATGGGGAGCGAGCGGAACAGGAACATGGAATTATCCGAACCGTTCCACCACCTCAATCTCTCTCATCAAAGACCAGTCCATAACAATAGAGGCTCTAAAGGTAGGGGTGTGGGTAACGAACAGAAGAGTAGAACAATATTCTTCGTATATAAATGATTATTACAAACCATATAAAGGGGCTTATACGGGTGTCATAAATTTAAATAGTGATGAAAATAAATTATATGCTATCAGCAACTCTTTTGGCATTGTATATCCGGTATATTATGGAATAAATATGGATATATTTGGGAAGACTGTTTATTTATATAATTTTGTAGGGAGCAGTTCCCCTTACGGTGCTGCTGAATTATATAAAACAGATACTACCAATCATCTTCCAAGTGATTATCCGGTTTTTTTAGGAAGAGTACAAGTAGGTATATCAATATCTTCCCCTACATATTATATTAATAATGAAAGTAGTTCAACTGCATTTATATTTTATATTATTGGGAATAGCATATATTGGATGATAAATACTATTTTTAGAATAGGTGATAAATGGGGTAAAAAAACAGCGGGTCATTATACCACCAGTAATGCAATAAGCGACCATTATAAATATTTTAATAATTATTCTATAAGAAAATATGCTTCTGTTATTAAAACTGTTTCATCAACCCGTATACGTTTTTTCATTATTGGGAATGAAGGTAGTTCTAATTTTTACATAATAATAATGGAAGAAACGAATACAACAGAATACAGAATTAGTTACTTGGATGTTAAGGGTTATCCTTATTCAAATGAAGGTAGAGTAGAACACATGGGATGGTTAGTATTAAGAAGTAATGATAAAAAAGTAATTATCTTGGTAAAGTCACAAGATAGGTCATATGGAGATACTCATGCTAAATTTTATTACGGATTGTGGACGGGAAATGTAAAAAATAATGAAGGAGGTTTAATATTAACGAGTGATTGGGAATGTTTTTATAACATCCCTTCTGCAATTACTTCTGTAATAGGTGGTGATTATTGGGTATCTCCGGATTTGAAATGGTTATTCTATATATCATTAAGCGGAGCTAATTATCAAGGGTTTTCCAAAGGGTTGCATACTATAAAAGGGTCGTCAGCTCTTTTTGGAGAAAATGGTTGGACCGGAGTTTCTTACGAAATGGAAGGAGGAGGTACAGATATTTTGAATGCTTGTCAGAATTATTATATATTAGATGTTCAATTCAATAGCAAATCTAATAAAATAATGATTTTTGGAAATTCTTCTAAAGGTGCGTTTACAAACGATTCTGATTATAGTTATACAGAAGGTATTCAGCCAGATATAATACTTTATTTTATTTGGGTGGAAAATCAGAAAAAATTTGTCAGATTAAATAGTTCTTATATAGGAGGTGACACACTTTGGAATGATTATAGCAACTCTGCATCTGGAGGTAAAGGTAATATTTACAAACCTTTAATCAATTTTGTAAACGGAGAAATTAACTTCATGTATCCTGGAGGAAATGAACCGTTTAATGCGTATAGATATCATTTGAGTTTCGGAGACTAAATAAAGCGGCAACCATATAATTAAAGGTAACTATATACCCAAGCTTTTTTAGTGCAAAGTGCTATATAGTTACCTAATTAAAAATATGGTTGCCTTCTTTTATATAAATCAATCTCCGAAAGTTAATTCTCCTTGGTATGCAGTGTAAAGACCGCTTTCTTGATAAGAAGGATAAATATAGCTAATTTTTAATTTATCTTCATAATTAGGAAATATATTAAATGGCGGCATGTAAGAAATATCATTTCCAGATTTTGAATTTTGATAAGTATTCCATATTTCGGTTAACCCTATCAAAGATTGATTCATCTGAACCCATTTTCTACCATTGTATGTGAATGCAAATATACTTGTAGGGTTGACGGCTTGAATATAACCAGAAATTTCGCTGGTTCCCATTATTCCTTTTGTATCATTACACAAAACAATCATTTTATTACTGTTCTTGTTAAATATAATTTCGAGAACATATTTATTTGCAACAGCATTCCTTAAATCAAGGGTCGAATCGTCGTTTTTATAATAAGTATTTGAAATCCAGCCAGTTTTATCCACTATATTAGTCGTGCTTTTTATAGTATTAAGACCTTTAACACCGTTTCCGGAACTATCGCCAGTCATTTTTGGTAAAAAGAATACCCATTTTAGATTAGAAGGAATCCATACATTACACCCTATATCTTCGCTGATTGTTGTAGGAACATTTTCTCTCATAAACCAATTACTTGAATCCAGATAATTAGTGCCTCCATCATAAACCAAGAATGATAAAGTCCATATACCAGAAGTATTCTTACTATCTCTTAAAGAATTGACTGCAATAACTATTTCTGCTTTTTTATTGGTTCCATCATATTTTCCATATATTTTTTTAAAAAATGGTATATGATATTTTTTGTCACATTCAATAGTTATACTTTCATTATCATTATTTATATCAAATATATTGGACATTGAATTAATCAGAAAATAAAATCGAGATGGATCAAAATATCTACCTTGATTTATATAATATGAATAATCTAATCCAAATATTTCTGATTCAGAAAAATCAGAAAATTGACACATATATCTATGTACATTAAACATATTGCAAAATCTAATATCTACATAATCACTGGTTAAACTGCTATATGACCATCTTTTACTTAGACTGGAATTTTGTGTATTTCTAATACTTAAAGAGTTCAATGTAAAAAAAGGTACACTATAATCTCCTCTTACAAATATTCCATAAAAAATAGTGCACATTCTGTTATCATATACACCATATTCCAAAGGTCTACTTGCTATAAACAAAAAACTTTCATATGGTTCTTCGCTTGTATTTAATATATTCCCTGACATATCACTTGGACCAGCTTGTTCATTAGGGAATGATACTCTAAACTTCATTACATCATCTGTACCTAAAGAACTGTGTCCGTAAAATAAACCTACTTTATTTCTTGTTCCATTAACAGAATATTCCGGCATAACATCCATAATAAAAGATTGGTTATTATTCGGCTTATCATAATCGATATCACCTCTTCCTAATCCGACATAAGCTAATTGAGGATAAGCACCAGCCACATTCATATTTGTATATGTAGCAAAATTTGTTACCCACACCCCTACCTTTAGAGCCTCTATTGTTATGGACTGGTCTTTGATGAGAGAGATTGAGGTGGTGGAACGGTTCTACAGTATTTTTCGTCGTGTTTGTTTTCGTAATATCCAAAATTAATCGTATTTTTACCGTGCAATTAATTGTAGTTCAACATGGAAGTAAAACAGAAGAAAGAAAACCCGTGTGGGGGATTATTTTTACCCCAGTCCACACCTATATATGATAACTTGCCTTTCAGTCGTTTTTTTGAAGAAAACGACAAGGAAGTAATACGGTGGGCAGAAAACGTACTTGAAAAACTGGAAGGAAGGGGGATTTTGCCCACATTCCTAAAGAAGAAAGAGAACGAGGATTTCCGTGCCTTTTGGGGAACCATAACTCATATATTCGCTTTGATAGTTCTGTATGCAAGACAATACAAAAAGATAGACACGAATCAGATTTTGTTCGAGATGTTTATTCAGAACAGAGGTCTTGTTACTAATATGGTGGACAGCCAGGAACAGATGAAATACCTATTCTATAATTACCTGGAAGAATATTCAAAGCGTGGAAGACTTGACATCATAAGCAAGGAAGGCGAGATATTGGGAGAATTATTACGACTGATAAGATACAATTCGTTGGACGAATTCATTTTTGCATTGTTGAGACCGGAAGCTACGGGATGGGCGATGGGACATAGTTCACCTACATGTGACCGGACGAATACAGTAATGAATGTATCAAAAGCGTATGAATATACAAAAGGAGTACAGGATTTGAATAATTATCCTCTATTGATACCGGAAAGTATAAGTATAACGCAGGACGAAAACGGGGATGATGACGAGATATTCAATGCTATGACATTTTTTGGTAATCAAGCCGTGGGCATAGACGGAAGGGTTGACCTGGACAAGCTTATAATCATAGACCCGAACCTATCCTACGAAATATCATTGCAAGTAAAAGTGTCGGCTACGGACAATGAAAACCTAAAGTTTGGAGTAGCTGGGTACGAGACGGTAGACGGAGAGCCGTTGTCTATGGGAATATTGGAAAACGGACAGATAACCGGAAGTTCCCTTTGGTTCCATGAAAACGAATATTTGGACATAAAGAATGACGGCATGTATTACTATATAAAAGGAATACTGCTGTCAACGAACGAGAAGTTTTTGAACGCGCCTACGCTTAATTTCCCGTCTGGACGTGCTTTGTCTATAATGCCGGGAATGAAGTATATCGCACCTATATTTATCCAGGAAAGAACGGTCGGAAATCATCCGTATGTATATATATACGATTTTCATGTGAAACCCTTATATTTGCCGTTTTCACAAGGATATTTGGGTGAACGTGACATTATAGCTGCTTACTATAAAAACAACGCATATCAGAGACAATTTACTGTAGAGACTTTTTTAAAAAATTACCTTGTTGGATATAAGAACATATTCGGCAGTGAATTGATACGCCCTTATGTAGGAGAGGAAGAATATCAGATATTGTTCAAGGTGTTTTCAAACCGAAACAAGTACATACCCAATGCAAGGATTACGATAAACAGGGAAGAGCTTGTAACGGACGTGAACGGTGAAGCAAAGATAACGTTACCGCGCGGACAATGGTATTATGAGGTGGAAGCCGAAAACTTTGAAAACGTGGAAAACTCCTTATTAGTGGACAAGGATGCTGTAGAATATGTACAGTTAATGGGTGCCGCCTATGAACGGGTGGTTACGTTCTTTGTGCGCGACAAGGAGACAAAAGACTGGATGCAGAATGTGAAAGTGTCCTTTGCAGGAAAGGTGCAATATACCGGAAGCAACGGTATAGTGACATTTGAGGTATTTCCCGGTATATATGAATATGTGGCAGAATATGAAGACTATTATACGGTGAGAAGAAATGCTGAAATAGTGGATTCTACCAATATCGAAATAGAGATGGAAAAGATACCTTACTATAACGTGACTTTCCGTATAAGGGACGGTGTGGAGCCAGTATCGGGTGCATCTGTATTAGTGACGGGTGAAGATATTCCTAACCAGACTGGAAGCTCGAATGCGCAGGGACTTGCAACCGGGTTTATATATCCGGCAGGAACGTATCATTATAAGGTCGTGAAAGAAGGATATATAACCGTGGAAAAGGATTTTACCATATACGGAAACGCGGTTATAGACATACAGTTCAACCCCATACCGAAATATAACATAAACTTTGTCGTGAGAAGCAACGGGTTGCCCGTAGCGAAAGCGGATGTTACTTTCAACGGCACAACCCTACAGACAGAAAGAAACGGGATTGTGACATTTGTAGAGGTGGCAGGTTCCTATGCTTGGAAGGTGTCAAAGACGGAATTCAACGGGCAGGAAGGAACGGTGGAAGTCGTGGATAAGGACGTGACGGTAGAAGTCGACTTGGTGCAGATAGGCTATCTGATTGATTTTTATGTTACGGACGATAACAATACACCGCTTGACGATGCTTTGGTTACTGTAGGTACGGAATCAATAAGTACGAGTGGAGGGCAGGCGCAATTTGTCCGTATATCGGGCGGTTATAACTGGACCGTACAGAAGGAAGGATATTATACGAAACAAGGTGTTGTGACGGTGAACGGAGAGAACAAGAGAGTGGACGTGCAATTGAAGCTCGTTACCTACGACATCATATTTACCGTGAGAATGAGCGGACAGCCCGTCAAGAACCAGCCCGTAGTGCTTGGCGTAGGAGAGGACGAACAAACGGTCAATACGGACGCGAGCGGAAACGCGGTCTTTAACCGTGTGCCGGGCAGTTATCCGTGGAATGTGACAAAGACGGGGTATGAGCCGAGAACAGGAACGGCAGTATTGATAAACCAGCCTTTAGCCATAACGGTAGACCTTGTTAAGCAGACCGGAAAACTGACGGTAACGGTATTGGATGTGGAAACGAACGACCTTATTAGTAATGCGGTAGTGACGATAAACGGGGAAACGAGATATTCCAACAACAACGGTATCGCGGCAAGCTGGACGCTTGAACTTGGTGTGTGGGAGTGGAGCGCGTCTCACCAGGACTATAACCCGGCAAAGGGGAACGTGAACATAACGGCAGGAGACAATGCCTATACTATAAAGATGGCAGAAAAGGCATCCGTGCCGTTCAACGTGACGTTCCAGGCGACTATAGGAAGTGCGCAGGCTTCTGGGGCGACAATCGAGATTGTAGGACAAAGCGAAAAATTGACGACGAACGAATTAGGGTTGGTATCTACGCAATTGTTTTCGGGTACATACGATTATGTGGCAAAATATCCTTATTGTTATGACGTGGTGAATTCGTTTACCGTGTACAATTCGGACACCCGTGTTCCTATCAATTTTACCGTAAAGAGGGTGAATGTGAGAATACAGGTTGTCAATGGCAGCAATATAGGCATAAGTGGGGCACAGGTGACGTTTAACGGAATGATGCAATATTCTGACGAACGAGGATATACGACCTTCAATGTGGAGGCAGGAAGTTCCGGTACGGCCACGGCAAGTAAGCTACCTCAATATAATGAAAATAGCACATTCGTATCAGTAGGAGAATACGATACAAGTGCGACGATAGTTCTTGGCGTAAATACTTATAAAGTTATTTTCGACGTGGTGGACGAGAAAGGGATATCCATAAGAGGAGTGCGTATTGTATGCGGAGGTACGGTAAAGAACACGGATGGAGCCGGGCGTGCGGTATTCGGAACATACGTGCCGCCCCAGACATTAAGCTGGCAGGCGTCAAAAGCCGGATATCAGAGCCAGAACGGTTCTGTAAGCATAAGCAATAGCGACGAATATGTTAACGTCGTAATGACGCGCAACAAATGCCAGGTTACATATAACGTACGTACAAAGAGCGGTTCTCCTATTTCGGGTGTGACAGTGGAAGACAATATAAGTTCGGGTGTGACAAGCTCGAACGGTACCGTATCATGGATGGTACCATGTAACGATACCTATGCGTGGGTGGCGACGAGCCAGAATTACTTTACGGAGAGCGGAAGTTACACAGTAGGACCGGAAGAGTTCAGCAAGACGATTGACATAATAATGGAAGACGGTGCGGTACTGGAAGTAAGGGTGTCAAACGGTACGAACATAGCGCTGCCCGTACTTAACACTTCCTCTACTGGACTTAACAATTTGCGTGTGAAATGGGGAGACGGAGACCAGACATTAGGAACAAGTTCGCACACCTACAGTTCCGGAGGAACAAAGATAATATTGTTTGACTTTAACGGAATGTCGGCCAATTTATCGTGGAGTGCAGACGGATTTTCAAGTTTTCAGAATTGTTTGACAAAAGTAATCAAGTGGTTTACTGAGGATGTGAGAACGTCATGGGGAAAGGGAGCTTTCCAGGATTGCAGTAGTCTTGAATCGGTTGTAAGTTGGACCACAAGCCTTATGAGCGGTTCGGCAGATTCGTTCTTTTATGGATGCAGCAGTTTGAGAAGCGTTCCAGCAGGATTGTTTGATTTTATAACAAGCGGTACATTTGTTAGCACATATAGAGATAGTGGGCTGAGTGGTTCAGTGAACTTGTCGAGTGTGCTTGCAGGGAACTTGATAAATAATTACTCCAGTTGTTTTTATGGATGTAAAAATATTTCTTCCGTAAGCGGACAGTTAAGGACGTCAAGTAATGGAACGTCTTTGAATTATATGTTTGCCGGATGTAGCAGTATGTCAAGTATAAGTAATGATATTGGAGCGACGAATATAAAAACATGTATATATATGTTTTCCGATTGTTCTAATTTGCAATCACCATGCAGAATAACGTTCAGATATGTTTCGGGAGAGACAATAAACGCATACGGTTTTTGTAATGCTTCGGGCGTATCGTCATTACCGAGCAACATGTTTTCCGGGACCGTGGGTGAATTGTTTTTGGGACAGGCGTTTTATAAATGTACCAATCTGTCAAGCATAAGCTCTGGTGCATTCAATTACACGACGAATGGAGGTACACAATGTAACGAAATGTTTTACGGCTGTACAAGCTTGCTGAATGTAAGTGGTGTGACAATCCCCGATATTAGAAATGCGTCCGGTATGTTTCGGAATAGTGGTTTGACTACTATAACATCATCCTTGTTTTCTGATTCTTCGCAATGTAGTTCTTACACATATTGCTTCAGTGGTTGCAGGAATCTGAGGACGGCAGGTTCGCAGGGCAATCCTATCACACCGCCCGAACATTCGGTGACGGTAAATATTAATAGTATGTTTGAGAATTGTTCTAATTTGTCGACAACCGAATATGCTTTCGGTGATGTGACTGTAAATAAACCTGGACCTACCGGAACAGATAATAGTTATATAGAATCGGGGGTACTAAAACATATGAATAGTTGCACAGACGCATTCAGCGGTTGCTCAAATATGACGTCTCAACCGAGATGGGAATGTATAGTGGCCGGAGTAAAATTACCAGCAGCTTATATGCCTTTGTTCTTCTATTTTGAAAAACTATTCCAACCGTATCAATTCGGTTTTCCGGATGTTGACAGTCTCCCTAAAAGCGGATGTTTCAGAGGATGTACAAGGATGTATAATTACGCAGATTTCAACAGAAATTATCCAGAATGGTTCTAATTTTGTAAATAAAAATTTATAAATATATGGCGCAGATAAATGTTAACAGAAACACTTTTTTAGAAAAAGAAGAAGTGTTGAATATGCAGTCTTTCCTACAGAACTCTTTGCTTGGAAAGATTCTTATTGCCGGAAGTTATACATTCGGCATAGTGACAAACAACCCTACAAAATTCAAGTCCGACTTTGAGACTGTGGACACCTTTATAGACAACAAGGCGTTCGAGGTGCAGCAGGGAACACAGGGAGGAACGGTAAGGATATTGCCGGGTATGGCGGTAAACTCATTGGGGCAAGTAATAAACATTGTCAACATATACGATAACTTTGCCATCCCGGCAGACAGCGTGTATTACTGGCTAAAAATCGGGTATTCGACAAAGAATTACGAAAACGGATATGTGAGTATCAACCAGAAGGGTGTAGTGACCGGAACCGTGGATTTTTCCGGTAAGGTGAGAGGACAGGCAGGGAAAACCCCGGTAGCGATAAAGTTTTTGAAGGACGACGGTTCACAGCCCCTAAATAATGGTGTATATGAGATAGTCAATATAATAGATAACAAGAATATTGTATTAACGTCCGAATCCGATTTTGTTGCGGAAACAAATTTGCAAGTCGTGATACTGGGAACGGTACCTCTTGGAAAGGTATTCACGGACGCACAAATGGAAGGGCTTTACACCTATGATTGGTTTACGTTGGGGCTGACACAGGAAGTGACCTTGGAACAGCCGCCTACCAAGTCGGTAAACGAGTTTTACATAGCAAGAGTGAGAAACAACGGTGGTACGGTCACGATTGACAATACGGCAAAAACGGAATATTGGTCTTTGGCAGGCATGCCGAAACCGAAAGAATAAGAAAGGAGGAGAAAATGAAATTATTATATACAGTAAGTTCCGGATATATGGCAGAACAGCAGAATGTTTCCTACTCGATAGGGGGATTTGCGTCTTCCACGACAATACCTAATGACATGTTCGGTAATTTGTTTGACGAATTGAGCGTCAACACTATAAGAAATGCAAGAAACGAATACAGGGCTATAGTGCTGCACAATGACAGCCAGGAGGTGGCAAAGGGTGTAAAGATATGGTTCGAGAACCCGGAAACAAATGTGTGTTCGTTCAAGGTGGGTGCCGTGGGAATGATGGAAAGTGAAGACGGAAGCCGATATATGGGGAGTACACCTAATATATACAGTAGACCCTATACAGTCCAGTTTTACGAGGCTACAGAAGAAAACCCGGTGTCTATCGGGGATATGCAGCCGGACCAGATGATAGGTATTTGGGTGGAAAGGAGTATAGACAAGGAAAAGGCTTTGGAAGAGTATAACAAAGTGGCAGAGAGGGATTTAGCTACGGAAACGAGATATAAGCCTATTCAGAAGGAAACACAAGAAATGTTAAATATGCAATTTTATTGGGAATAAGCTATTGCGTATGTCATAAACAAATATTATCTTTGTGGTGTGATTGATAAGGGAGTGTTAAGCCTCCCTTTCTTAATCGGGTTAGACATAAACAAATATTATCTCGAATATGAACAATATTGTAGAACTTAACGGATTGCAGGGTGTAAAGAGTGAAAAGGTTTACGCCTATTTTTCAACCGAACCGAAAGAGGTGCAGAATGCCCTGGAGCTTGGAATAGCATGTACCGGGGCTGATGATAACGGGGCGTACAACATTTATTTTGACGATGAAGAAAACATATGCTGTGAATACATGCAGCGTTGTGTCACGAAGGAGTTCAAGAAGGTGGAAACGATAGAGGAAGCCGTGTTGTGGATGGAGGGTTATTTTAGATGAAGACGCTAATTTTTGATGTAATGCTGAATGAGCAATACATTCACACGTTCAAGTACAAGTACAATCCTTTGTTTCCTATTGAGGAGGAAGAACTGAGGAAGTTTGTAGAAGAGAGACTACCGACATTGAAAGGGAAGAAATTTAAGATTTTGTTTTAGGGTATGAATCTGAATGCTATCATAAAGAAATGGTTCTGCCGCCATGAATGGGAACTGATGTATGAGAGAAAGGTTACGGCATGGGATGAGTTAGGATGTAATAAATATAGGTAACTATATAGAACTTTGCACTAAAAATTATATAAATAAATAGGAAATTTAAAATATTCTATTTATATTTGCGATATGTATTTAACGGAGCAACATATAATAACAGTCAATGACAAGAGGTACAAGGATTTAGACCGGATTTGTTTCTTATCTAAGAACTTGTATAACGCGGCTTTGTATATCATAAAGCAAGAATTTCTTGTTTCCGGGAAATGGATAAGGTCTGTGGAGCTTAACAAAAAGATGGTTGCAGAAAACAATGTTGATTTTAGGGCTATGAGCGGTTCTTCTTCCCAGCAAATACTTATGGCTTTGGATAGAAATTTGAAATCTTATTTTTCAGCCATTAAAGCATGGAAAAGGGATAACAAGAAATTTACTGGATGTCCTAAATTCCCGAAATACAAGCATAAAACAAAAGGAAGAAATATATTTTCTTATTCTTATGCACAATTTAAGCATAGAGGAGAATATATTTACTTTCCAAAGAAAGAAGGTTTGCAACCATTGAAAACCAGATGTAAGGAAGGAACGGTTAAGCAAGTCAGATTTGTTCCGAAAGCAGACTGTTATGTAATAGAATTGGTGTATGAATCGGAGGTAAAGGAACAGTTACCAGATAACAATAGATATATGTCTATTGATTTGGGGGTTAACAACTTTGCTTCTATTGTAACGAATACGAGCAATAAGGCTGTTTTGATAGATGGAAAGAAATTAAAGTCTGTCAATCAGTATTATAACAAGAAAAAAGCTAAAGTTCAATCACAATTAAAGAAAACAAATGGAAAGGAAAATTCGAGACGGTTAATGAACCTTACAAGAAAGAGAAACAATAAGGTCAAGGATTATTTGCATAAGGCAAGCAAGGAAATTGTAGGCATGTGCCTGGAAGACAACATAACGACATTGATAGTGGGACATAATGACGGATGGAAACAGGAAGTGAATATGAGTAAAAGAAACAATCAGAATTTTGTTTCAATTCCGTTTGAGACGTTCATATCAATGTTAAGGTATAAATCTGAAAGACAAGGACTAAGATTTGTTGAAATAAACGAATCTCACACGTCGAAATGCAGTTCTTTAGATTTAGAGGAGATAAAACATCATGATAGTTATGTTGGAAAGAGAGTAAAAAGAGGTCTTTTCAGAACAAAGAACGGGATTTTACTCAATGCAGATATAAACGGAGCCTACAACATCATGAGAAAAGTAAAAGGGGATGCAGCAATGCCACCCTATAGAGGGTTTGGGTATAACCCAGTTAAGAAATTTATTAACAAATAGATACAAGTGTAAACATGTATATAATTACCATATATTGCCAGATATTACGTCTGCAAGAAATGCGGTAGATATAAGAAAACAAAAAGTTATTGATTATGAAATCAATAAGGAACAAAGAAGACATTGAAAATCTAAAGACAGATGAAGAATTGATTGAGTTCTGTTTGAATGGTAATGTAAATTATTACAGGTTCTTATGTTTCCATCCACGAAACAAGAATTATGTAATTCTACTGAATCATTGTGAAGAGCCAGAAAGGTTTTACGTTAAGAGTATTATAGACCGATTTTATACGGACTGTACAACACGCGACATAATCACCTATAGGAGGGATTATGCTTTGAAAAAACTCGAAGAGTACGAGCAGGCATTATCCGAATTTAATAAGGAGGAGAAAGAATGAAACAGACAGTAGAAAAGGCGTCAATAGAATATGCTGAATCGGTTATTCGTTCATTTGGAATATGTGGGGTACCGAATGGAATTTCTGACATCAAGGAAATGATTGCTAATGGTTTTAATAGTGGTGCTGAATGGCAGAAGGAGAAAGCTATTGAAGCTTTGTCTTCTGTACTGGAGGACTGGGTACATGGCGGTGATGCAGATTGTATAATTGCTGAACTTGAAGAAAAATTGAAATAAAATGGATGAAAGGAAAGTTCTTTTGTTTAAGAAGGTGTGTTATGATGTCGGAACACGTTTTTCTTTTATTGTAAACGGTAAGATTATCGAAACGGTTATAAGTGATGTAATGATTGATTATCATAAAAACATCAATTATGAAAAACAATCTGTAAGGTATCATTTCTGTACTATGGATAAACATACATTCGATGAGTTTTCCGAAAGAGAGTTGGAAGATATGATACGCAGGGGAATTGTTTTATGTATTGAGTGATAGAAAGGAGATTGAAAATGATAAAGAAATGGTATGAAGTTTCGTGTGATTTGTGCGGAAATGGTTTAAATCACTATGCAGAATTAAAACCTACTTGCACTGATTTAAGGAGAGATGGTTTTAAAGTTAAAATCAAAAACGGAAAGGTGTTTGTTTTTTGTAAAGAGTGCTATGAAAAGATAAAGAAGGAGACAAAGAAATGAAAGGAAATGTATTTGACAAAATAAGAAAAGCATCTAATAAATACATAGAGTATATGATTGCTTGTGATAATGTAGCTAAAGAAGCACAAAAGCATATAGATTGGAACAATGATGTTTCGTGTGAATATTATCCCGGTGATGGAATATGTATAATGATAGAAGAACATGTTTGTTATGCTAATACATTCTTTGACTTGGTAGAAGAATCAGAAAACGGTATGATTGACAAGAAAACTTTTATGATAAATTGTATCTGACATGGAAAGATATAGGATTGTGAAAGAAATAAGGTATAACGGCTGTATTCCGATAGTCGTGTATTGCGTACAAGTCAGAAAAGACAAACGTCTTTCATCTGAATGGGTGAACGTAAAAGGTTTTGATACCTATAGGAAAGCAAGAGAGTTGTTGTTTGTTTTAAACGGTGATTGATATGGAAATAGTTCCCGATTTGATAAAAAGTAATCTATCTAAAAACCAGGTAGAATATATTCAAAAGAAACAGCATGAATATAAATTGACGAACAAGAAGAGGAGGGTTCCGGGACATATTTTATTTTCATTCAATCTGAAAACGAAAGAGATAAAGAGAGCTTCTATTACCAAAGAAGTTTCAATTGGATTAAACGGGAAACCTATAATGAAAACTAAAATAGCTATTGAGCCGGATTGCTATTACGAACAAGCTTTGAATGAAAAGAATTTTAGAAAAAGATTAAAGAGGATTGGGTTAATATGAAAACAATTAAGATTTCAAATTTGCAAGAAGGAGATTTGTTCATATATAAAGACGTAATGTATGAAATTATACATAAGGACAAATGGGAAACCTATTGTAAATATGTCAATGATAAAAGCCATTTAGGAGGATGGCTTTCAAGTGAATATCTTTATTGTAAATTTAGTAATTATACAAAAGTAGAGATTTAGATGCTATGAGTAAATATATATACAGGGAAGTAAAGAACTATATCCACAACGAATTAAAGTTGACTAAAGAGGATATAAAGGAAATTATGATTCCAATCGTGAAAGAAGAAGTCAAACGTATCTTTCATAACACCTACGGAAACGACGTTGATATAGAGAGGTGGGTTCGTTGTATGGTTTCCAACGAGATACAAAGACATGGTGATTACTCTATGATAAGGAATTTGTGCAGGGAGATAATTAAGGAAGAAATTGCCGATAGGTTGTCAATTGATATAAGTCTTAAAAAGAAAGAGGGGTAAAATATGCAGGACGAAATTTCTTGGAATGAAAATACTTGTTATAATATTTATAATCCGTATGGTGATACTTCTCCTTTAGAACCATGTGATACACCTAAAATGAGAAAATATCGTCCAAAAGATGATAGATGTACAAACAAGCAGATTGCGAAACGCAGGAAGAGAAACAAGAACCGTAAAACACATAGGAAATGAGTAGGTTTGAGAAAGAAATTCTTCCTTTTATAGAAGAGGAAATTATGCGAAAACTCCGTACATACAATGTGTACAGTACAAAGGAGTATGAAGACATACGAAAGGCAGTGAGGTATTCAATCAGATTTTGCAAGAAACATAAAATTGTTCGATATGAAGATAAAAATTTAAACAAAGAAAGGAACAAGAAATGAAAGAGTACAAGGTTTTATTTTGTGATTATGAGATATGTGCCAATTTTCAGATGTATTGTCACGCATTGAAAAGACGCATAACGGCAAGAAAGCAGGCGAAGAACTGTAAGTATTTTGAATATAGATGGAGGAATAAATAATGCATCAGTGTAATTATTGCTGTTGGTATAACGAAAGATACGGGAATTGCGATTGTCCGTATGTAATGAAGAAGTCAGCTTGTGATAAAGCTAAAAAGGAGAAAGAAAGGAGTGAGAAATGAAATTAAAACATCCATTAGATTGGTATAACGAAAACACACCATCGGAAGATGAAGAATACGAAAAGGGATGTCTATCTATTGCCTTGATAGTAGTAATCATTTTCATTGCATTAACGGTTGTAATTTTATCTTATGAATTATGAAATCAAAACAAGTATTATCAATAGAACAAATGAAGCACTTGCAGGAGCTTGGATTAGATACAAGTGATGCAAGTATATATTGGGCAAGAGTGTCGCATGGAAGCCGTATTGACGACAAATCAAAAGGTGTATGGTTTTTGAGTTTACATAAAGAATTTCAGACTTGTGGATTTATGTCATATGAAATCCTTCCTACTTATACTTTGCAGGATATTCTGGATAAGTTGCCAGAATCAGTACAGGTATATGATTTGTACATATTTAAGAAAGTGGGTTTGTGGTGGCTCAAATATGTAGACGTAACGAATAATGGAACCGTTCGTTTAGAAAAAATGCCGAGGTTGATAGATGCAGCCTATTATATGTTATGTTGGTGCATTCAAAAGGGGTTTGTTAAAACTAATAAGGAGGTTAAAGATGGAAGAAAAGAAAATTGATTGGGAACAGAGGCGTTATGAAATAGCGAAAGCTGCAATGCAAGGATTTTGTAGCAATTCACAGAAACAATTTATAAATGTTGATTCAAGTATAATGGCAAAATTGAGTATTTGTTTTGCTGATGCACTGATAAAGAAATTGAAAGGAGAATAACTATGGAAGCACATGTAATGAAACTTGAAAACAACTGTGTGATTGTTGACGAGGAATATTTTAACGAGATAAAGAAGCAGTCAGAATTTAACCAGGAAAGGATAAATGAGATTGCAGAGGAAAAGTTTTTGGAATACGTCAAAGAAAGCGGTATCAAACTTTCCTACGAAGTGAACGGAATACCTTATATATTTCATCATGACTTGTTGAGTGAATTGAACTATGAGGAAAGAGGATATCCGGAATCCGTGTCAGAAAGGGTGAAGCATGTTATTGCAGATGATATAACCGAGGCTTTGAATGATAAGTTTAAAGGACTGAAAGACGAGGCTTTGAATTATGCCTTAAGTGAGTTTGACAAGCGGAAACACGGTTTGGAGGCTACTGCAAAAATATGGAAACATTTCGCATTAATCTTTATCATTACAACTATTGTTCTAACAATTAGACTATTTTTATTGTGAAATGATGTTAAACAACCTACATTTTACACATAAGCACTTGCGTATGTCATAACATAATCTTATCTTTGCAATGTGAGATTAAGAGATGATAAGTCAAACAAATAAAAAAGATAAGGTTATGAAAGAAAGATTTTTAGAAAAGTTCATTATGATGGAGTTTGTGAAAGGCAATTTGGATTCACAGGAACAAGTCAATGATATGGTTTCTTTGATACAGAGAAAGTTGGGTGTATCAGTAGAGAACGCAGGAGAATTTTTAAGAAAAGCGGTTGGATTGATTTAACAATAACAATTTGTTTTCTTCATATTATAGGGCTATGTTTGTAGCCCTAATTTTTTAAATCTAAAGAAAATGGCACAAAAATTGTCTGCCGGATTCATGGCAGAATTATTCAAGCTTGTGTATATGGATTTGAATATCACCAGGATGGTGGTAAATAATCTGACTTATCAGTTAATACCCAAAGAGTGGCCCGGGTTCAAATTCTTGCTAAAAGAGGCAACAGAAGTATTAAAGGAAAAAGATAAGATTCCTTCTTTGGGTGTGGTGTCTCAAAAATACGCTGACAGCGATTTTGTGATTGAGGCAATAGATGCCGTGCAGTCTGCCGCCAAAGTAGACAAGGAAATTATTATAGACCAGCTGGAAGCGTACATTAAAGATGTGGAATTCCAGCTACTTTCTAAAAAAGTACATGATTTGTACGAAGAAGGAAAGAAAGAAGACGCTATACGGGTAAATGCGGAAGAGAGTCAAAGAATATTGTCCCTATCATTAAGGCATGAAGCAGGTGGTTTCCAAAAGGTTTTTGCCGATTTTGACAAGAGAATGAGAGGAAGACGGGAAGAGGAAGACGGGGAAATTCCGTCACGTGTAATGTTCGGACTTGATAAGATAGATGATATTTCAGAAGGTGGTGCCACGATAGAAGATACCGTATTATGGATTATGAGGTCGGGTGTGGGTAAATCAACTGCATTAAGATATCATGGGATGCAGGCAGCCTTTGATGGACACCCGGTCTTGCATATACAGTTGGAGGGTGGTGCGCGTGCGTGCCTGGAAAGATACGACCAGTTCTGGACGGGACAAAAATACGGGAATATCCGAAAGGGTGTCATAGATGATAAGCTGGCAGAAAAGCTTGACAAGGCGTTTGAAAACATAAAATCCTATTCTAAGGACATAGATGTATATTCGTTTGAAAAATTCGGGCAGGCTACAATGGTGGATGTCCGTAATGTGATTGTATCTTATTACAAGAAAAACGGTTATTATCCGCATGTATTGATATTGGATTCTTTGGACCTTGTGGCAACCGGGACAAATAGAGTTGTAGACAACAACCCTACATTCAAAAAAGAAAAATTACAGACATGTGCACAACTTTTGAAAAACTTATGTGTAGAGTTTAAAATGGTGGGATTTACGGCAGCACAAGCTGGGAATGTGCCGTTGGAAATATGGGACAATTCGGACAAGGTAATAGATAGAAGTTATACGGAAGGGGATAGGACATTGGTAAAGCCGTTTTCTTTTGTGTTTACTGGGAACCGGACAAGAGAGGAGAAGAAACAGAACATAATGCGTATTTATATGGATAAAGTACGTGATTATGATACGGTAAAAGATACCTTCCCTATTGTGACGGATTACGGCAGGGGACGTTTTTGTGACAAGGCGCTGACAGCCGAATATTACGGAGGTGACAAGGGTTTCACATCCTCTACTCCTAATAAAAAGACAAGAAAGAAAAAGGATGAAGACGGTGAAAAGCAAAATGATGTTAAAACAGAGATGATTTAGACATACTCACTTGCTTATGTCATAACATAATCTTATCTTTGTAGTGTCTTCTTAAGGGAGACAAGAAAAAGAAGTCAAACAAATAAAGATAAGGTTATGTATAAGACAACTTTCATTTCAGCAGAAAAATTTAACACAAGATGTTTAGGGTTGATAAAAACGAGGTAATATCCGAACTGAATCTATCTTTGTTCGGGGCAAAGGGGTTCATGCAAGACCGGAACAAGGAATGCCCTTTTTGTAATAAAAGGGGGAAATGGGGGATAAAGTTTAATGATGCTGGAAATAACGGTGCGTTCCATTGTTTCAAATGCGGCATGAAGACCACCTTAAAAAAGTTCCTGGAGAAGATAGGAAGGAAGGACCTTATAAAGCAGGATTACGAAAACACCGTAAAAATGCAGAAATTAACACCTCTAATAGATGATGAAGAAGAGAAAACAACAGAGGAAATTAAGGAATGCACCCTTCCTAAAAAACTGGAATATATAGAAAAGGACGAATATTTGGATAAGAGGGGCTTTGTAAAAAGATATTATGAAGAATTCCGTCCGGCAGAAACAAAATTCTTTCTCGAAAGAAAGCTGCATGATAAGTTCATATTCCAGTTTACCATGAACGGCAAATTAGTCGCATGGCTGGCACGTTCAAAGAAAAGTAAGGATTGGCACGAAGAAAACCTTCAAAGGTTTAAGGAGGGTAAAGAAAAGCTTGTATTGAGGTATGAAAATTCACGTGACGGATTTTCCCATGTGATAGGAGGGTATGACAATATAACGGACGAGACGGACACGGTTATAATCGTGGAAGGGATGTTTGACTATATATCGGTTGACACGAAATTGCATCTTTATGAATCACCGGATATAAAGTGCGTGTTTACATTCGGTAACAATATGGGGCTAAGCCAGATAAGGCTATTGAGGGACAAACCGGGCATAAGGAACGTGATTTTGATGTACGACCCCGACAAGCCGGAAATGATTAAGACAGTATCAATGACCTTACAAAGATATTTCAATGTACAGATTGCCGAACTGGAAGACAAGAAGAAAGACCCTGGAGACGCGACACAAGAAGAGCTTCTAAGGGCGCTTGACAATATGACGGAACCGATTAATTATTATACAAGACATTTATAGTGTTGATTTTTTGCCATTTATCCTAATTTTTGTTAGATTTGAAGTCAAAAATAAGGATATGGAAAAATCACGGAAAATCAGTCTGGAGCAGTTTGTAATTAACTTGCAATTGGAGTATTTGAGTTGTAGATTACGCTCGATAGTTTACAATCGTATAGAAAGTGTCGAGCTTGTGAAGATATATAAGGACATAGCGGAGAAGAAGAAAGCAAAAATTCTGAACTTGAAACAAAGGTTCCGTCTTGGTACGATGTTCGATAGTGACAAGGCGTTTTCTGATTTTTATTTGAAGGAATTTTTGCAGGAATACGGGTTGCCGAACTTGCAATATTCGGAGAAAACGAAAAAGTCGGTTATGTTTTGGGACAGGTTCCACCTATTGAAACCAGGCACTATAGTGATATACAAGGGAAAGGAATATAAGGTGAAAATAAACCATCCAAATGACGATAATGTGGTAATATGGGTTAATGACATACCGGAACAGATTCCTTATACCTACTTCAAAATGAGATGGTTAGAAAAAATAGATATGAAAGACTTAAAATAATGGAGATAACATTTGTTTATCTCAAAATTTAATTCTTACTTTGTATCACAATTAAAAACAAAAGATATGAATTATTTCGAGTATGAAGAAAAGGCGGCTACTACGGCTTGCTATAATGAAAAAGTGGCTTTGTCTTATGTAACACTTGGTTTGTGTTCGGAGATGGGAGAAACCTACGAGAAAATCAATAACGAGGCAGAAACGGAAGAAATCTCTAAAGAAATCGGGGATATGTTCTGGTATCTTGCCATGATTCGTAAAGAATGCAATCTTGACATTGAAGGTTGGGATTGGAAAGAAGCTTTGACAAATGCGGAAGGTGCAGGCGTGTTTGATTTGCCCGTGGAAGTCGGAAAGATTGCAGACCAGGTTAAAAAGTGGTTGCGTGACGATTGGAAAGAAGCCGAGCAGAATGTATTCCCGGAAGCAAGAAAGAAAGCTGTTTTGGAAGCCTGGAAAAACGCCTGGAAGGTAATAAACAGCATGGTTAACCGCGTAGGGCTTGATACGGAAAAGATTGCCGAGCAGAATATAGAAAAACTGTTTTCGCGTAAACAACGTGACAAAATTCATGGAGCAGGAGACAACAGATGAGAAATTATGATAAAATATTAATGACCGGGGCGCAGGGTACGGGGAAAACAACCCTATTGAAAGCCTTACAGAATGAACCGGAATTCGACAACTGGAAGTTTTACACGAATGTTGTCAGAACGATGGTTGAGGAGGAAGAAATAACCATCAATAAGGAGGGTACTTCTGAATCACAAAAGAAAATATTCGACAAATACACCCAAATAATGGAAGATGCTATGAAACAACCTTCCATTAGTGACAGATGTATTATTGATGTGAATGCCTACACTTCATGGCTTTTTGATAATTGCAGCCCGAAAGACCCGGAATATAATAACCTGGCAGAAGAAGACTTTAAGGAGAAACGACAGATTGTAAAGCGAAAATATGAATTCCCTTTACTTGTCTATCTTCCTATCACATTCAGATTGCAAGGTGATGAGGTCCGTTCGGAAGATGAAGAATACCAGAAAGAAATAGACCGGAAAATAAAGCAGATTGTCGATAATTACGGAATACCCTACATTTCTGTTTCCGGTTCAACGGAAGAACGAGTACAGCAGATTAAAGATGCCGTATTCGGGAAAAAGGAGGACTGATGTATGGAATTTTCTTTGTTGACTTTAAGAAATGTTGGTCGGAAGCTTGGAATACAGAATGTTTCCGGATTCAGAAAGGAAGACCTTTTGCAACAAGTTGTTGAAAGACTGGAAGCAAAGGGAAAGACGCTTGAAGAATATGCAAAGGAGGTATCTGTAAACACCCAAAAAGGGCATGTAAAGAAAAAGTTCAATCTTTCACCTAAAGGAGAAAACCCGTACAAGAAAGGGAGTATATCATATAAGGTATGGGAAGAACTTGCAAAGAATGACGGTCGGTCATTCAGCCGGATTGCAAAAGAGCTGGGAACGCATTACAACGTTGTTTCCGTTTGCTGTAGAAACCATTTTGACAAATCATAAACTTGCCGTTTTTATTTAGATTTGATTTTTCACGGGGAGTGTAAGTAAATACACTTCACTCCCCTTTACACCCTAAAAATATGGATGAACTGTATAAAGATTTAATCAAATATTTGGAGGATAACTTTCTGTCTTTCAATGCTTTGGATAATTATATTATAGAGATTGACGGGCAAACATTCGAGTTGTTTGAACCTTTCCAATGGGACAAAGAGGATAACGGAATTTTCTTTGACGATTCGTTCCAGTGGGTAGGAGACAGAACGGAATGCGACAACTATGTCTTCCGGTTCGGTGATGTATGGTATTACCTTAAAAAGGGAGACGAGAATAAAGTAAAACTTAACCGATTGCAGTATATCGGAAAGGCAAATTTGTTTGACGAAAGCTTGAGATTTGACACCTATATAGGTGTGCACGGCAATTTTGAATTGATGAACGGAATGCACTCTTATTCCGATTGGGTAGAAAAAGCGAAATTTTTAGGAATAAAAGCGCTTGGTATATGCGAAAAGAATACGCTTGCATCAGCGTTCAAGTTTCAGAATGCGTGTCTAAAAAGTGATATAAGACCTATATTCGGTATGGAAGTTACTGTATATAACGAGCAGAAGGACGTGCGATATACAGTAAAGCTGATAGTCAAGGACAAGGAGGGATGGAATAACCTACTGAAAATAAATAAGATTCTGAATGTCGACGAAAAAGGCTTTATCACGGAAAAGGAATTGCAAGAAATGAAAGACGGGTGTTTCTTGTTGTTTGACCCGAAAACATGTATGTTTGAAAATCTCCCCATATTGTCAAGAAAATGGAACGATACCTATTACCAGCTTGATACTGTGGAATACAAGAAGAATGACCGGGATAAAAAATATCTTGACAATCTGAAAAAATTCGTGGGTGTATATAAACCCGTGGCGGTATGTGACGCCTGGTATCTTGAAAGGCGGTATGCCCCTATAAGGGAAAAGCTTAACAGGCTGGCAAAGGTTGCGAATTATGAGAGTGACAACCAGTATATGAAGAATTACCAGGAATATTACGAAGAATTGTCAAAACTGATATTGAATGAAGACAAGTTTTTCGGACTGTTTGAAGAAGCTTTGGTAAATCTTAATTACATATCGGTAAACTGTAATTATTTGCTGGAAACACAGGTAAGACACGCACCTAAATATGTAATGACGGAAGAGGAGAAAAAGAAATATGCTTCCAATACAGAAATGTTTGAATCGCTTGTCTTTGACGGACTGGCAGAACATCCAGAAATACTGGACAGATACAGCGAAGAGGAACTGACAGAAAGACTTAACACGGAAATATCCATCATAGAGGAAGGTGACGTAGTGGACTATTTTTTGATGTTGAGGGATATTATTAGATGGGGAAGAGACAATAACATTTTGGTCGGATTGGGCCGCGGAAGCAGCGCTGGAAGCCTCGTTTCTTATCTCCTTGGTATTGTCAATGTAAACCCGTTGGAATACGAACTCCTATTCAGTCGATTTTTGACAAAGGGTCGTTTAATTCGGCATGAAGAGGAAGAGATAATAACGATAAATGGAGAAAAGGAAATATCCGGGAATACCTTTATAAAGATTGTCCGGAATGACGAGGAAATGATAATTAGAGCCAAAGAGTTAAAAGAAGGTGACGAACTGATAAACGAGTAATGGTATGATAGTAAAAAATATTGAAATAAAGCGTCGGGCAAAGACCGTATTAGGGTCAATGCCCGATATAGATACCGACTTTCCCGGCAGAAGACGGGACGAGATAAAAGCTTACATGGAAGAACGGTTCGGCAAGGAGCAGGTTTGTTCGCTTGGCACCTATACTACCTTCCAATTAAAAGAGGCAATATCCGATATGGCGCGTGCAGACGGTATACCAGTACAGTTATACAGATGGTTTACCGCTTGTATTGGAGATGATAAAGAAAAGACGATAGAAGAGTTTTTCAAGACTGTATGTGGGAAAGAGGACCTAAAGAAGTTTGTCAAGGAACATACAGAAACGTTTAATGATATGATGGTTATTCTTGGTTCGCCTAAAAGCCAGTCAGTGCATGCGTGCGGAACCGTAGTGTTGCCGGACGGAAAAACGTCTTATGAATGGATGCCCGTACATACACAAAAAGGACTTGTGGTTACGGACTGGGAAGGTTCGGAAGTGGAAGAGGCAGGCTTCTTAAAGGAAGATGTTTTGGGGATTATCCAGTTGGACAAGTTCGAGGAAATGTTACGCTTGATAAAGGAAAATCACGGAATAGACGTTGACATATACAGCTTGCCTTTGGACGATAAACAAGTATTCGAGTATGCAGGCAAAGGATGGTTGGGCGATGTTTTTCAGCTTGGTTCAGCCGGATTATCTGGATATTGTGTAAAGATGAAACCGGAAAACATAAACGAACTGTCTGCATGTGTAGCCCTCTATAGACCCGGACCTATGGAAAACAATTTTCACAATGAATATATTTTGCGGAAGAACGGGGAAAAGGACTGGACGGAAGAAATGCCTATAGGTGGGGAAGAAGTGGTGGAGAACACTTATGGGCTGATGTTGTTCCAGGAACAAATTATGTTATTTTGTCAAAAATTAGCAGATTTTAACTTAGAGAAGTGTGATTCAGTTCGGAAAGTTTTAGGTAAAAAACTATTACAGAAAGCAAAGGAGTACGGGGATGATTTCGTGAACGGGTATGTAAAGAAGTACGGTTCTAAAGGAGTTACAAAAGAATATGCGGAAAATCTTTGGAAACAGATGGAGGAGTTTGCGAAATATTCGTTTAATAAGTGCTTGCATGGAGACGAGAAGATTTACCCTAATGAATTAACAATCAAAGAACTGTATGAAAAAGGAGTTGAGGACATTCCAGCAGTAACGATGGGAAAGTACGGTGAATTTATTCCTACCAAAGTAAGGGGAATAAGATATGCAGGGAAACGCTTCATCTATAAGATACAAACGAGCGACGGGGCAACAGTGAGATGTTCCGGAAACCATAAATTCCCTACACCGGAAGGATATAAATACGCTTTCCTTTTAAGAAAGGGAGATGTGTTGTATACCTATAAACACGGAATGAGGGTAAATGTGGAAGTCGTTTTTGCTTATGTGATGGATGTGGAACCGACCTATGATGTTGAGATAGACCACCCGGAACATAACTTTGTCACTGGGGAAGGTGTCGTAACATGTAACAGTCACTCCGTATGTTATGGTATGACCGCTTATATATGCCTATGGCTTAAAGTACATTATCCTATTGAGTATTGGAGTGCTACATTCTCGTTTGCGAAGGACGAAAAGATACCCTATTATGTAAACGAAATACAGCAGTCCGGTGAGATAAAGATACATCCGGTAGACATCAACAAGTCAGATGTAAATATCGTGTCCGATTACCGGACAAGCAGCATGTACTGGGCATTCAATGCAGTAAAGCAATGCGGAGAAAGGGCGCAGGAATATATATCGGAAGAGAAAAAGAAGAATGGTCCGTTTTTCTCCTTGGAGGAATTTATAGACCGATGTGTGATTAAAGGCAGTCCGGTAAATAAATCTGTCATTGAGAACTTGATATTTGCAGGCGCATTTGACGAATTAGAGAATATCCAGGAACCGAAAGACCGTTTGGCGCTTATTGAGATGTATCGTGAGAATAAACGGGTCAAAGTATTGGAGGATAAGGATTTACTTACCAATATTATGAAAGTTCGTAAAGAACGCAATAACTGGTGGTGGTTGTTACAACAAAAAAGAACGTCCGGTTTTGCATTTTTTGATTATTATGATTTGGTGAATGAATATCATATGCCTAAATTAGACGACGAAACGGAGTTCCAGGACGTGTCTCAGATAAAATTTTGGGACATAAATTCCAAGAAAACCCGTCGTGCCGTGATAGGCGGTTATGTAATTGAGATAATAGAGAGAAAAAGCAAGAAGGGTATATTTGCCACTATAGTATTGGAAAGTAATTATGAGTTTATAAATGTAACTATTTTTCCAGAGTTGTTTGAAGAATACGGAGAGTTTTTAAGGGGTAGTAAAAAGAACATTTTGTTGGTTAATGGCGTGATTGTGTGGGATAAGTTCAGAGGAGAATATATTTTGCAGGCGAATGTTAATTCATTGTTTACAGTATTGACGTAAAATATTTTTGATATGAAAATTATGGTAGAAATCGGTACCAAGACCGTTGTTTTGGTATCACCGGACAAGGACGAGGAGATAGAACTCGATGATGTTACGACAATCAATTACTCGAATCTTTATGGAGAGGCGGTAACGGTATCTGGATTGCTTAACAAGGTCGGTTTGATGAAAGTTGAATACGAAAAGAAAGCGAAGGAAGAGAAACTGTTTTGCGATGTGTTTGCAGCTAATTTAAGGAAGAAATTAAGACGAGAAGCGGCTACGAATGGAGGAAGAATAACGATTGATGGAGAATCTTTTAAGCTGACTGAAAAAGGGTTGGAGGATGCTATATTACTCAATGAACAGTATCAGAAAAATTTGATGAATCTTATTGAGATAGAATCGAAGAGAGACAAGTTAGACACCCTATTTTGGGCAGTACAAAGCAAGGACAAGAAACTTAACAATTTGTTACCAAAGATTGTACCGCAAGACTTTGAAAAAGAGCTTATTGAAGGAAAGATAAATACTTTTAAGATAGTAAAAACTGATTATTAATTTTTAAAAAATTTGTGTTATGGCTTTTGATAGAAGTAAGTACAAAAAAGCGAGTGTAGAATCAATTGATGAAACAGTAGGAAAAGCAGCCGCAACAATGGGCGGTGGTTTTGGACAAGGCGGCAGAGCCTCATTTTTTAATCTGAGCGAAGACGGAAGATATGTATTGCGCGTATTGCCGTCGTTGACAGGAAAACCCTATATGCCGAGAAAGACGGTTAAACTGCCTATTGAGTGTGCGGTATATGACAAGGACGGAAAAGATACCGGGAAGAAGGAAATCAGACAAAAAGATGTCTTTACTTCTGACATCCACAGCAACCGGATGAATGGCGAGGATGCAGTGTTGACCTATATCAGTCATGTGTATAACCTGGCAAACGATATCCAGGACAAGGACGAGCGCGCAAAATTCCTTTATCCCATCAGTGGTTATCGCAACAAGCAGAAACAGTGGGTATGGGGCATGAAAGCCATGCTTAACTATGTGGCTTATGTATGGGCAGAAAACGACGTGTACCGTCTTGATTTGCGCCCGGATTGGTGGAAGAAAATGAAGAACATTTCTATGGAACGTGCAGGCGGTTCTGACGATGGTATTATTAATCTCGACATCTTTTCTGACCCGGACGAAGGTTATCCGTTGATTGTCAATGTCACCACGGACGAAAACAAAAAGAAAAATTTTGACATTACTTGTGGTATGCCGGATGCTAATAAGCGCCAGACTTGGGACGATTTCTTTGCTAAAAACCGTGTATCAGACGAAGTGTTCGGTATCATGGAAGAATTGCCTACCCTGGATGATATGTATGTAGATGTCTTTTCACGTAAAGACTGGGATATGCAGTTGGAAGGATTGGAAAGAATCGACGAGGAACAATCATACGGTATTTTCCAAGACGACGTATTCTTGAACAAACTCGAAGAACTTGACAAATTGGTTCCGGAAGAGGATGAAATCAAGGAAAAGAAAGCTCCTAAGAAAGCCCCTGAGACAAAGAAGGTGAAAACGGAGGAACCGAAAGAAGAACCAACAAAGACGGAAAAGAAAGCAGGCGGTTATCCTACATTGACGAACCTCAAAAAAGAACTCCGTGCCTACATTGCCGATAACTACGAAGACAAGGAATTACCGGAAGAGTTGACCGTAGCCGAACTCCGTAAATGGTACGACATTGCACAGGAAGGTGGCGAACTGCCTTTTGAGGATTACGAAGAGCCGGAAGACGAAGAAAAAGGAACAGAAGAGACGAAACCGGAAGATACGGCAGTTGAAGAAAGGGAAGCATCAGCAAGCGTTCCTAACTCTATTGCATCACGGTTGAGAAACTTGAAAGCAAGAACTTCAAAATAAATCATACAAGGAAGGGTAATTTCTACCCTTCCATTATTCCTATTATTATGAAAAATCTTTACAGAATAATTCTCATTTCGGGAATGATAATATTACTCGTATTGTTATTTCTATCTATCAAGAAGGCAAGGGAAAACGAAAGGTTGATATATGAAGTAGAATTCTATACTGATTCTTTGAACCGATACACAAAAATTTATAATTCTGAAAGCTTTTCTAAACTGAAGAAAGAAAACAAAGAATTGTACAATCAATTGAAGGAAAAGGAAGCACTTGTAGAGGCAGTGGAATTTGAATGGAAATACAAGTATGAAGGATTGGAAAGAGAGGTTTCCGAATTGAGGAAAACGGACACCCTCTACACATTCAAGGAAGAAACCGATACGGTGGGATATGACTTGCAAGTATGGGCTACACACCTGGCAAAGTATAAGATTAACTTTAATATAACCAACAAGTTTTTATTGACAAATCAGCGTATAGGGGACAGTAACCGTATGGAGATAACTTCCCAATTGCCCGGAAAGATAGGCGATGTCACAATGTGGACGAAACCGGAGAAAAAGAAAAGATTCGGTTTAGGGTTGTCCGTAGGTGCCGGATATGGAGTATTCAATAAAGATTTTGATGTGTTTGTAGGATTAAGTGGAACATATTTAATTTGGTAATTATGTTTGTACAGATAAATAACAAGAGGATAAAGATTACTTCTATCAGTAGATACAATGACGAGGGGTATTCACAGTCAACCAAGAAGTTCAGAATAGCTTTAAAAATTTCCAATGTCTGGGAGAGCTTCTATTTTGACAAGGAAGTAGAGAAAGATAATGTTTTGAAAAATCTTGACAATACATTAAAGGTAACTGCGTTATAAGCGAATAATTGAAATTTCTGACAATAAGATTGATTGAGAAATGAGACTGGTTGAGAGACATATTATCAAGGATAACCGATTTGAGGAAGTTTGCCACAAGTCCGGATTATTGTACAATTATGTTTTGTATAATGTCCGTCAAGGCATCTTCTCAAATAGTTATTTGAAAGAATATGAATTTTCAACTAAATTAAACAGAGAAAATCAGTTTGATTTCAGAAATTTGCCTTCTTCTATTTCTCAACAAGTGATAGCACAAGTATTTTCAATTATAAAAGGATGGATGAGGAGTGTTAAGGAATTTGAGAAAAGTCCTTCAAAGTTTCACTCAAAACCCAAATTACCGAAATACAAAAGCAGCAAGAAACAAAACATGATTGTTTTCACTACTGCTTCTTGTAGAGTAAAACAAGATGGATATATTCATTTTATTAAAAACATTATACAACCAATTAAAACAAATGTAAAGAAAGAAGAACTTAAACAAGTAAGAATTGTGCCGCAAGCAACATGCTATGTTGTGGAAGTGATTTATGAAAGAAAGGAACAAAATCTTGATTTACAGAAAGATAATTTCCTTTCGATTGATTTAGGATTGAACAATTTATGTGCATGTACCAACAATGTAAACCAAAGGTTTTTCATTGTAAACGGGAAAGTTGTCAAATCTTTTAATCAATGGTTCAACAAAACAAAAGCAAGACAAATGTCTTTTATGGGAGATAAAGGTACTTCAAAAAGATTAAAGAGGTTAGTTTGTTACCGTAACTTATGGATTAATGACAAGATGCATAAAATCAGCAAGTTTATCATTGATTTTTGCAAGAAAAACGATATAGGTACGATAGTAATAGGTCTTAATAAGAATTGGAAGAACAATATCAATCTTGGAAAGAAGAACAATCAGAATTTTGTTGAAATTCCTTTTTCAAGTCTTGTTGACAAAATCTCCTACAAGGCAAAGTTAGTCGGCATTGATGTAAAGATAACGGAAGAAAGTTATACATCCAAAGTAGACCATTTGGCTTTTGAAACTCTCGAAAAACATGATATTTACCTTGGAAACAGAAAGAAACGCGGATTGTTCCAATCATCTGTAAATCAACTGATTAATGCAGATATAAACGGTTCAATAGGAATAGCAAGAAAAGTATTCGGTGATTCTGCCGTACGGCAGATAATCGGTAGTGGGTTGGCGTTTAACCCTATCAGAGTAAATATTTTGTGATATAAATACGAATTTGATGAATAAACTTAAAAATTTTAATAACGTGACCGGGAAGATGATAATAAGTACGGATTGGCAGTTGAAGCCTTCCAATATTGAAGAGATAATGGAATTACAAAGGCAGGAATTAAATGTAGCGGAAGATAACGGTATAACCAGCCATGTGTGGCTTGGCGATATATTCGATTCCCGTATATCACAGAGACAGGATGTCTTGAATGCCTTTTCCTCTATTCTTGACATGTACGCGAGGATGGAACATACGATATACTGTATTCCAGGGAACCACGATAAGAGCGACTATAGTTCGGAAAGGTCGTTTCTGGATGCGTTCAAGTATCATAAAGGGTTCAAGTTAATAACTGATTTGGATGCTTTCGAGATTGGCGGTGTAATATGTTATTTTATGCCGTTTTTCGACAATGCGATATGGCTAAAAGGGGTGTCGGACGTATTAAAGGAAAAGAATCATAAAACACATGTACTTTTTACGCATATCGCGTTCCAGGGAAGTAGGAACAATGACGGTAGCGAGGTGGAAAGTGATATAAAACCCTCTTTGTTTAAAAACTTTGGTATGGTGTTTTCCGGACATTATCACGATTTCCAGGAAATAGGAAAGAATATTGTACACCTTGGAAGCATCACCCAGAACAATTTCGGGGAAGATGATAAAAAGGGGTTTTGGTTATTGGATGATGATTTGACATACGCGTTTATTCCGTCAAAAGGAAAACGGTACAGAAAAGTCACCGTGAACCTGGAAAACACGACTTTCAAGCAAGCGGATAAGATTGTAAAAGATTTTCAGAAGAAAAACAAGGAAGATTTTATTCGTGTTGAATTCGTGGGCACAAAAGATGCAATTTCCTCTATCGACAAGGAAGAATATAGAAAACTTGGTGTGGACGTGAAAGTTAAGTCCGTAGAACTGGAAACGGAAGAGGTGGAGACAGCAGAAGAAATCAAAGCTTTGTCAGGTTCCGATATTGCAGACAAATTCAAGGAATTTTGTAAACAAAATGATTACTCCTATAATGAAGGAATGGAAATTTTAAAGGAGGTATTATAATGGGATTGGAAGAATTATTTGGAAGAATAGAAAAGCGCTTCGGAAAGGAAGCGGTAGTAGGCAACGATATAAAGGTAGACACTGTGTCTTCCGGCAGCATGGCATTAGATGAAATATTGGGAGGCGGTTTTGCGCTTGGAAGAATACACGAAATATACGGAGGATTTTCGAGCGGCAAAAGCTCTGCGGCATTGCATCTAAGTGCATCCGTACAGAAAACGCTTGGGAAAGCGGTAGGGTATGTAGATACGGAACAAGCACTTGACCTGGAATACGCAAAAGCGCTTGGAGTTGATTTAAGCCGCGACAAGTGGATAATGTCGCAGCCGGATAGTGCGGAACAGGCGCTTGAAATCGTGCGTGAGATGCTGGAGGTGCCGGAAATCGGATTGGTAGTGCTTGATTCGGTTGCTGGATTGGTGCCGGAAGCTGTTTTGCAGGGTGAGGCAGGAGATGCAAAGATAGCGCTTGTTGCACGCCTTATGTCACAGCAGTTAAGCATCCTAAAAAATGTATGTAAGAAAAACGGAAACATCCTCCTATGTATCAATCAGACGAGGCAGAAAATCGGGGGTATGGGATTCGGTCCTACAACAACTACACCAGGAGGTGAAGCCCTTAAGTTTTACGCTACACAGAGAGCCGAATTTGCCCGTATAGGTACAGAAAAGACAGATGGGGTAGCAACAGCCAACAAGACACAGATTAAGATTGTAAAAAACAAGATTGCACCCCCTTTCCGTGTATGCCAGGTAATGTTAGAGTATGGTGTAGGATTTGACACGATACAGGAGCTTATAGATATGTCTATAAGAGAGGGGATTTGCTCTAAAAAGGGCGCCTGGTTTTACTATGGCGAGACACGTTTAGGACAGGGAATGGATAACGCTAAAAAAGCGTTATCGGATAAGGATTTGTTTAATGAAATTAAAAATAAATTGATAGATACGTTATGTACCCAGAAAGATTGATATTAAGAAATTTTTTGTCATTTGAAGAACTTGATTACACCTTTACAAAAGAAACTTTGGGTGTGACTGGGGAGAACCGGACAGAGGAAGACCAGCTAACGAACGGAGTGGGGAAGAGCACTATCGCACAAGGCTTGTTCTACGCGATATATGGCGTTAATCTAAGAGGAAAGGAAGACAAGAAACTGATACGTAAAGGAACGAAAGAAGCTTATACCAAAGTTGAAATATTTTGTCAAAAACGTAAAGAAACGCTGATAATTGAGCGTACAATTCCGTTGAAAAGTTCTTCCAAAGTATCACTGACCCTAAAGAAAGATGATGTGGAGACATCCGTAACGGTAGCTACTGTGTTGGACGCGAATAAATACGTGATTAACTGGATTGAGATTACACCGGAAGACGCCAAGTCCTATTATATCGTAACCAAGGGTAATTATTCGTCTTTTTTTCGTTCGTCCAATACGGAGAAACTTGCCTTGATAAGTCGCTTTGTCAATTTCTCCAATATTGACAAGACAAAAGGCGTGATTTCCGAAAAAGTCGGAATATTGGAACAAGAATTGCACAAAGAAGAATGCTTGAAAAATGTTGCGGAAGGCAAGAAACAAGCCTATGAGGAACAGATACAGCAAGTGTTGAACGAAGACCCGGAAGAAAAGAAAAAGGGTATTATAGGTGAGATTCGGTCAGAAATATATTCTTTACAAATTCTTATTGAAGACCTTGTAAGGATGCGTATTCCCAAAGCGGAAAAGGATATCGAAGGCGTAGACAAGGATATCGAAGGGCTTATAAAGCTGAAAGAAGAAGTAAGTAAAGAACTTGAAAGCTTTGATATGGATGCTTACAAGGACACCTATAAAGAGATAGACACGGAAATAGCCGGACTAAAGAAAGACAAGTCAAACAAGGAAGAAAGGCGCAAGGATTATGCGCTGAAATTAGCTGATTATGAGAAGAAATTACAGAAGGTCGAAGTATTGCTTTCTGGTGTCATTGTGTGCCCTAACTGCAATCATAAGTTTTTTATGGATGCTGACAAGGATTTTGAAGAACTGGAGGCTGACAAAGAGGCTTATAAAACAGCCATTGATAAGAATACGGTAAAGAAAAACGAATATGAGACCTCTATAAACGAACTGGAAGACCTTATCTCCCAATACCAAGATGTAAGGAAAGAAACGGAAGAGGAAGAACGTAAACTGCGTGTCCGTCGTGGAAAGGTGGTTGATAAGATGATGGAGGTGGAAGACCGTATAAGGGAGTTTGAACGCGAGAAAAAGGGATATGAAAACTCCATTGTAAAGATGCGTTCAGAAGTTGAAACAAACCGTTCTCTTATTGATTCCAAGACTGGGTATATAGAGGAGTTGAAAAAGCAGAAAGCGGAAAGACCCTCTATCAAAGACCAGGAAAAGGCGGTAGAAAAACTTTCCAAGGACATAGAGGAAGGTAACAAAAAAATTCTTGACATAAAGAACGGTATTTTTAAGGTACAGCAATGGGATAGCCGATTCAAGGACTTTAAGATGTATTTGGCAATGGAGCAGATAAAGAATATCCAAAGCGCGGCCAATGATGTACTAAAGAAAATGAAAAGCGATTTGCGTCTGATGATTGAAGGTTTCAAACGGAACGCGAACGGAACATTGAAAGAGGAGATAACGCCCTATGTTTTCCGTGACGAAATGGAAAGCTTTTTCTTCTATTCGGGCGGTGAACAGGCACGTGTGGAAGTGGCTCTTATCATTGCAATACAAAGCATGATTAATGCCACAAAACAATATGGAGGCATGGATTTTTTATTGCTGGATGAAGTGTTGGAAAGCAGCGATTCTTTGGGTATAGAAAATATAATAGCTTCTACGGAGTTTTTGAAACAATCAATATTGATTGTTACGCATGTACCAAAGCTTAATGACGAGATAAAGCAACTTAAAGTAATAAAAGAAAACGGAATATCAAGACTGGAGGTGTAACATGAAAGTATTTATGGGATTTGACCCCGGAACAAAGGGGTTTGTATCAATGATTGCGGAAGATGGAACCTTTGTCAAGGCTGAACCCATCTTTAAGGATATTAAGGTAGTGGATATGATAGAGACGGCAAATAGGATGCTTGCTTTTGTCGAAGGTTACGAGGTCCGGCATGTTGTGATAGAGGATGTGCATGCACTGTATGGTTCTTCGGCAAAAGGAACGTTTACGTTCGGTTATAATTCGTGCGTACCGGAATTCTTTTGTGCAATTGCCGGATTACCCTATACAAAGATACCGCCTAAAAAATGGCAGTCGGACATGCACAAGGGTATAAAGATGGTAACAAAAAACGATGGTACCAAGACAGTAAAGGACGTAAAGAAAATGAGTATCGTGGCTGCACACCGTATTTTCCCGGATGTGAGTTTAAAACGGTCCAGCAGGAGCCTAAAGGACGATGATAACTTTGCCGATTCTTTATTGATGGCTGAATATGGACGTAGACATTTTAAATAATAATATTATGGAAGAATATATAAGAAAAAGTTTTGTGGTGCCTAACGCAGCAATAAAGGTTGCTTGTTTTAAGGCAGGAATGACGGAAGAAGATTATTATAATACATTGGGAGAATGCCGAATGTATGGTGATAATAAAGAGAAGAACAAAGAATATCAAAGGGAATTGTGCCGGAAGATATTCAGACCGACACCGGGAGAAGAGGAAGAAGATATCAACAGGTGGAAAGAAGACGGTGCAAAAGTTATGAGCTTCGAGGATTGTGTAACCTTGGTATTGGAAGGATTGCCAATTAAAACAAAGAAAGATGATATATTGGAAATGTGAAAACAAAGAATGCACGGAGTTCGGGAAGGAAATTATAGAGACGCGCCCGATGTTTAAGTACACCGACAAAGGAACCGTGCCTATTAATGTGCCTTATTGTAAGGTATGCGGAAAACAGATGGGGTACCGCGAGGAATTGCCGGAAAGTGAAGGTGATATAAACGTGGCGTTCGCTTCTTTCGGTTCCCAGTCCAACGAAAATAAAGCCTCTATCCTCAAAGACAGATACAAGAAAGGTCTTGAAAAAGACGGTATTAGCGAGGTTATAAAGGCTAAAAGGGATAAAATGACTAAGGACTTTTTCGGTGGGTGATATGTTAATTATATGTTAAAATGACATAAGCAGTTGCGTATCTCATAACATAATCTTATCTTTGCAATGTGAGATTAAGAGATGATAAGTCAAACAAATAAAAAAGATAAGATTATGAAATCACTTGAAGAACTTAAGAACAGTATTTACGAAAAGATAAACGAAATTAGAGATTTCAATAATGATGATTCTAAAATGTTTAATGAAGATGGTAGTTACAACTACGATGAACTGGATGCTTTTCTTAAGAGACACAAGAAAAAGAACTATATGAAAGCCGCTTGCATGAGAATGATTAAAAATTATCTTGACAGATTGTATGACGGCTGGAAATTCTACGAGAAAGATTATTTGGTTTATGTAAATGACTTTAAAAGATTTGGATAATGAACGAATTAATAGAAAATATATGGACGCTTGTAGCTCTCACGGGCTACAAGTTTATAACAGTGAATTTTTTAGGAACATACAAAGTGTTCCTGGTGGAGAATTTTGCTACGAAGACAAGGGATAATCCGTTTAACGAGGCGCGCGGAGCGGTGGATATAACAGAGGATGTCAAACATCTTACTTTCCAATTATCCGAAATGAATCCCGTTGGAATAGATACCCGGTTGCAGGGAAGACCGAGAAAGGATTTCAAGTTTGGAAGTGACGATTACATCTACTTTATTGCTAACAAGAAAAACGAGTTTTAGTTATGGCAAGCGAAAGATTAACGATTAGTGAAAAAGATAGGATTGCAAAAAGTATAATCAATCCTATTATAGAGCAGTCAAGAAAAGAATTTGAAGATTTTGGAAGATTTGCCGACGAATTTTTCAAGAAAAATTTACCAAAAGATGTTATTGAATTTATGGATAAATACCCTAATGTAGTAAAAACCAAAGAGTGTATTTATCTGTCAAGTTTTACACGCGAACGAATATACAATATAGTGAGTTATGTTGAAGTTAATTATTTTGTATATTCGTTTATAACTGATACAGAATTTGATGAATTGAAGAGTTCAACGGAAGCAAAACTTTTTGTCAATAGAATGATTGAGTTAGATAGGAAAGCATCTAATATCAAAAACCGGACAAAATGCGCACTTGAAAATATCAATACAACAAAACAATTGAAAGATAATTTTCCAGAAGCGTATGTTATTCTCACGGAAACTTCTAAAGAAGATGTTAAGAGGAATGAATGTGACAATATAGAAAAATTGCGTGCAGAACTTTCAAAATTATAATAATATGGTTAAGTCTAATTTAGACCCTAAAGTATTGGAGGGTAAAATAAAAGAATATAACAACGCCTATCGTAGAGGCGAACCGGAAATAACGGATGCGGAATTTGACGCGCTTGTAGAACAATTGCATGAGGTCAACCCAGATGCGGATTGGTTCAAGAAAGGGGTTAATGACGAGGTTTCGGGAAGAAAAGAAACCCTTCCTATCCCCATGTACAGCCTGGAAAAGGTAAAAACTTATGACGAGATTGTAAGGTGGGTAAAGTCATGTGGACTGAAAAATGAAGACCGACTGATTATCACTCCTAAATTTGATGGAATTTCCTTATGCGTGGACGAATATAACAAGAAGGCGTGGACGCGCGGAAATGGCGAGGTAGGACAGAATTGTACTTCTCATTTTGAACAGATGATTAACCACGGATTTAAGGACGTGAAAAGGACAGAAGGATATTATACTTTCGGAGAAGCCATTTTCCGTAATTCCACTTTCTTGACATTAAAGAAGCGGACAAATTACAAGTCAGCGAGAAATGCGGTAGCAGGTCTTGTCAATTCTCCTACTGTATCTCCGAATATGAGGGATGTGCAGTATGTAAGGTATGGATATTCTAACGAGGACTGGGACAAGGTAAGCATGATTGCCTTTATGAATGACAATTCATCTGTAAAAGTTCGTTATGTAGAAACATTCGTAGAAACAATCATTCATAGCGAAAAGATGTTTAATGAATATATGGACAATATTTTCAAGGGCATAACGAATGATTACAAGTGCGACGGTCTTGTTATAGACGTGGATAGCGCAAAAATAAGAAAAGAGCTTGGAAGATTGCCGAACGGCAACCCACGTTATGCAATTGCCTACAAAAATCCGGATTGGTCGGAAAGAGAGGAAACGGAGGTAGAAAATGTAAGATGGCAGATTTCCAAGGATGGCAGATTATCCCCGGTAATTGACATTATCCCCGTTGAATTGTGCGGAGCCACGGTTTCTAAGTGTACGGCATATAATGCCCGTTATGTAAAGGAAAACTTTATCATACCCGGTTCGCGTGTCATTATTTGCCGTTCCGGTGACGTGATACCGAAACATATATTTACAGTGTCTTGGCCATCTTTGGTAAGTTGTTTGCCCGATAAATGCCCTATTTGCGGCAAACCTTTGGAAATGGACAAAAACGGTGTGGACTTGATTTGTGTAAACAAAAAATGTGACGGGGTGATGCTTGCCAAATGTGTATATTTTTTCAACACTTTAGGTTTTGAAGAGTTCGGAGAACCGACAATAAAGAAACTGTTTAACGCTGGCTACAAGACACCGGACAGCATTCTCCTATTATCGGAAGAAGACCTTAAGAAGATTGAAGGCATAGGAAATGTAGGTGCAAAGGTACTGTCAAGACAGTTTGAAAACTTAAAAAAGAAAGGTACGAACTTTGCAAAATTATTGACAGCCTATAATAAATTTGGGGGTGTAATAGCCGAAAAGACATGCCAAAAAATTCTTGACGGATTAAAGTTATATACTTGTAAAGATGTAGCCGATTTTGCAAAAGAATGTGATGAAAGTTGGGCGGCTGACATTGAAGACAAAGTTGAAGGTGTCGGATTTAATACAGCTTTAGCATTTGTTTTAGGTATTGAAGATTGGTGGGTGAACGATGATGATTCTGCACATATCCCTATAACTTATTACGGACTGGAAGAAAAGACCTTTGAAGGACAAATGACGGTTGTATTTACCGGATTTCGTTCGCCCGATACGGAAAAGAAATTAACGGACATGGGGCATAAGATAGGTTCTTCTGTAAGCAAGAAAACAACATGTCTGGTGGTGAAGGAAAAAGGATTGGGAACCATCAAGGAAAAGAAAGCGGAGCAATACGGAATACCCGTTTTCACGTTTGAGGAATTTAAGGAAAAATTCAATGTTTGATTGAGTTTCTTTTGTTTGTTTGACATAGTGGGAGAGGCTGGTTTGAGAAAATAAGCCTCTTATTTTTGTAAATCTTTTGGTAATGAGATATTGGTATAGAGATAAGGACTACGTTTATATTGGCTTTAATTATAACGCCAATTTTGTAAATAAAATGAAACGTGATTTCGGAGCCAAATATAACCCGGCTTTGAAAGAGTGGTATTTTGAACCTTCTTTAGAAAAATCTCAAATGTTAAAATATTTCTTGGAGGGTAACGGATTCAAGAACGAAAAACCGGAAAGACAGATAGAAATACCCCTAAAGGAAATCAAGCCCCTTGTAAATGAAAAGGAGTTGAAAGAAATGTTCGATTACCTGGGATTGCCGCTACATCTAAGGGATTATCAGATAGAGGGCGTGTCCTATATGGTTAATCATGGCAATTGCCTTAACGGTTGCGGTCCGGGTGTAGGGAAAACGAGGCAGTCTATAGCACTGGCAGAATTGCTTAACCTATTCCCCTGCATTGTGGTTTGTCCGGCAACGGTAAAACAAAGCTGGGTCAACGAATGGAAGCTGTGCAACCCTAACAGAACGGTACATGTGATTGATTCAAAGGACGAGACCAACACGGACTGGAAAGCGGATGTTACGGTAATAAATTATGACTATCTTTTCAAACGTAGTGCAAAGGAAGAAGGTAAGAAAGAAGTAAAACTTCGTTACAGTCGTTCGCTTACCAAGAAATGGGGATTGGCGGTAATCGACGAAATACATCTATGCAAAAACCCGAAATCTATACGTTCTAAATGCGTGCAAAAAATCGTGGAGAATGCAGAAAAAACCATAGGATTAAGTGGTACGGCAATTATGAACAGACCCCAGGAGCTTATCAATATATTACGAATTCTTGGAAGATTTAAAGAGATATTCCCGGATTCGTTATATTATCTCTACAGATATTGCGCTGCAAAGAAAACGCGGTTCGGACTTGTATGTACTGGGGCTTCGTGTACGATGGAGCTAAATAAAATAATAAGACATTATTGTTATTTCCGGAAGGAATTGCGAGACGTGGTGAACGAATTGCCGCCTATAATCAAACAGACAGTGAATGTACCGATAACCAATAAAAAGGAATATAGGAAAGCAGAAAAGGATTTTATCGAATGGCTGGCTAATATTGACATAGAGGCGGCAGAACGTGCCATACGTGCGGAGCAGCTTGTAAGGTTGTCCGGATTGAAAAAGCTGTCTATAAACGGAAAGATAAAGTTCATTGTCCAGTTTTTGAAGGAGTGGAGCGAGGCGAACGAGGATGAAAAAATGATAGTGTTCGGTATCACAACCGACATACTGGAAAGGCTTGGAAAGGAGTTCAAGAACAGTGAGGTTGTGACCGGGAAATACGGTACGGAAGAGAAGATGCGGAAGGTTGAGACATGGAAGAAAGAAAAGACTTTCCTTTTTGCCAACATTGCATCATTATCCACGGGTATAGACGGATTACAGAAATATTGTTACAATATGGCGTTTATCGAATTGCCGCAACGCCCGGCAGAACTGGAGCAGGCAACCGGGCGTATAGACCGCATGGGGCAGACGCAGACAATGAACGTCTATTTTTTGTTGTCCAGTGACACAATAGATATGCAGATACGCGAATTGCTGGACGGAAAGATAAAGGTAACGGATGCGGTCAACAAGGGCATTGACGTACAGGTAAGCCGTGACGATTCAATGGATATTGCACTGATAAAGAAGTTGAAAGAATGGAAAGAAAAGAAATAACGATATTTACTGACGGCAGTTGTGAATGGAAGTCACGTCTTGGCGGTTGCGGTGTGTATATCCAGGAAGAAGGAAAGGAATACTTTATTTCCAAGGGCTACAGCGACACCACCATAAGCAGATGCGAATTAAGGGCGATATTGCATGCAGTGCAGAGCATGAAAAAGGAGGTACCTCTAAAGGTTACGATATGGAGCGACAGCCAGTATGCGGTTAGCTGTATGACAGACCCGGAATTAAGACCGACGGTAAACAAGGATATTATAGAAAAGATAAAACAAGAGCTGGGCGAGCGTAGACGGATGGTCGTGCGTTTCATGAAAGTACGGGGACACGAAAAAGATGTAAACAACCCTATAATATACGGGAACCATGTAGCCGATATGCTGGCAGATTATAAGAATTTTGATAATTACGAACTTGATAAAATAATAGAATTATGAATGAGGATTTTGTTTTTACTAAAGAAGAGAAAGTTAACAAATTGTTTAAAGTTTTGAACGTATTAAAGAACAGTTTGCAGTGTAAACGTATGGTTGTTGGTGGAAGCATGGCTATGTATGTACATGGTTTCAATGTGGAACCGCACGACCTGGATATAGAGATAGAAGGGATAAGTGGCGATTCTCTGCGTGCTCTAAGTACGATGGCAAGGATAAACAAGGACATGAAAAGCGACATCCTTTCCGAATATGTAGAAACATCCCCTCTATATCGTATAAGAATAGAAGATGTGGATGTAGACATATGGGTGGTAAACAAAATAGACTACAACAGGACTGTTTTCTACAATAACATAGAATTCGGTGATGTTCTGAGCGTAATTAAAAAGAAAATGGACATGAAACGCGAAAAGGACTATAAATCATTAGTTGATTATATCAACCAGTTAACCTACTTTACAAAATGAAATGGAGTGACAGACAGTTAGCCATTTTCGACGCATACGAGAACACACGAAAGAATATTGCCATAGAAGCAACGGCAGGCAGCAGCAAGACAACTTGTATAGTGGAGTGTTGCAGACGGACACCACCTAATAAAAAGGTTCTGTTTATGGCATTCAACAAAAGCATTGCGGAAGAATTGAGGGAACGTTTGCCGTCTCATATAGATGTAAACACTTTTCACTCTAAAGGTTTGCGTGTATTGCTTTCCAATTTCCGTATAAAGCCGAAAATCAACGAGAATAAATGCTTTGTTATCGGGAAGAAAATTCTTGAAACAAAGGATATGGACGTGAAGCAACAGATTCGATACCTATTCGAGATACAGATAATATGGAATTACATAAGGGTAAATCTCATTACGGATTACGAGAAGGAAATACCGGGTATCTGTATTGAAAAGAATATCGAATTCCAGGAACGTATGGTAGGGGACATGGAACAAATTAGAAATGCCTGGCACAAGGAAATGAAGAAGATAAATTCAGTAAAAGAAATTAACATTGATTTTACTGATATGCTTTATTTCCCTTACCAACTACTTGATAGTGAGGATTTCCCTAAATATGATGTAGTGGTGACCGATGAATGTTTTCCAGGAGACCAAAGAATTTTAGTTGAGGGAGGAAAAGATAAAATATTAAGAATTTATAAAAGGTTTTGCAAAGGTGAATCTATAAAAGCTAAAAGTTTTAATATAGAAAAAGGTGTTTTTGAATACAAAAATATTCTGAACATGTGGAATAGAGGTGTACGCGATTTAGTAAGAATCACGGTTGCCGGAAAGCGAAAAATAAAATGTACTCCTAATCATCCGTTTTTAACTGATTACGGATGGATTCAAGCCAAAGATTTGAAAAAGGGTTATGTTTTATTGTCTGACAGTAATACGCAGCCTTACCATCCAATACCCAATATGGAACAATTGGAAGTGTTTCAAGCTTCTATTATTGGAGATGGAAGTTTAGATAAACTTATGTATAATATAAATAGATGTGGTTTTGTTCAAGGAGAAGCACAAAAAGACTATCTGTATTGGAAAGCATGGTTATTCCAGCAGACAAATGTTGTAAAAAGAATAGAAGAAAATGGATTTGCAAAAACCCCAGCTTATATATTTACAACAAAAGGTTTATGTATAGATGAAGGATGTATAGACAAATTTAAAATTGCAGAAAATTTGACAATTAAACAGCTTGCAATTCTTTATATGGATGATGGAAGTTTTAGTAAATTGTCAAAATTGTATAGTGGAAGTGCTTGTAAAGAATTGTGTTATAAATTATGCGAACGAATAAATAAACTTGGATTTGCTTGTAAAGTAAGAGAATCAAAATCTTCATCAACTGATAAACCATATTGGTTTATAGAGTTTAGTATGAAATGTAATGATTCGTTACATGAAAAATTAGCTCCATATATACATCCATGTTTAAAATATAAAATATTAGAGAAATACCATCATCTTGTAGGTACGTATAAATGGAATAATGAATATTTCCCTTTGGGTGGTATTATAGTGGATAAAGTAGAAGAAATTGAAGACAAAGAAGAGGTGTATGATATTGAGGTAGAGGATAACCATAACTTTCTAATATGCGGTTCTTCACATAAAGGATTGAATAGAGATGCAGGAATAATAGTACATAATTGTCAAGATTTTTCAACAATTCAAAAAGAATTGTCAATGAGATATATAAAAAAGTCCGGAAGATTTGTTACGGTCGGTGATTCCAGGCAATGTATATACGGTTTCCAGGGGAGTTCTTTAGAGGTTTTCAAGTCCTTGCAATCTTATCCCAACACCATAGTATTACCGTTGGATATTACATACAGATGCGGCAAGAACATAGTCGAAGAAGCTCGAAAAGTTTTTAACAACGGGATTGTTGCTGCACCTAATGCGATAGACGGTATTGTAAGAAAAGGAGAGTTTGACGAAGCGGAAAACGGGGATTTTATTCTATGCCGGAACAACCTACCTTTGGCAACTGTCTTTCTCTATTTGTTAGAAATGGGAAAGAAAGCGACAATAAAAGGTAAGGATTACGGTGATGCACTTGTGGCGTTGGTGGATAAGATAAAACATATAGAGGACCTGGACGCGATGTGTGAAAGGAAAATTTCGGAACTCAAAGAACGGGGTTTTACTGATATCCAGGCAAAAAATAACCCTTCCTATGTAACCCTTCTTGAAAAGTGTACTATATTGAAAATGCTTTACAAGAACTGGGGAGATATGAAGAAGTTGGAAGACAATATAAAGGAGATATATAAGGACGATACGGAAGGTATCGTATTATCCACTATCCACAAGTCTAAAGGACTGGAGGCAGACCGTGTTTTCTTGCTGAACAGGAGTTTGATTCCCAGCAAGTATGCGAACACGGAAGAAGCATTATATAATGAAAAATGTTTATTGTTTGTGGCTATAACCAGAGCAAGAAAGGAGCTTGTATATTGCAATGTTTGACGATGAACCAAAGAAAACCGTATATACGGAAATAGACCGCGAATTTAAGCGGATGAAACCAGGAACCGAATTTTGTCGGATTGAATTAATCACCAAGATAAAGGATTTCCACCCTGGTTCCGTTAGAAATGGAATAGACCACTTCCTATTAAAGAAAATGAGTAAAGGAGAAGTAAAAAGAATTGACAAAGGTAAATATATGAAGTTATGAAAAAGCCGAAAATGTATATTCCCGTAATAGAACCGGGAAAGAGTGTATCACTTGTGTGTGCAAACAAAGTAACGGGATTGGAGGACCATTTGCCGACCCAGGAAATGCTGAATATCCACATGGAACAGCAGAAGATAATGATACAGAAGGATAAGGATTATAAGGTACATCCTTTATATCTTTTCGTGGAAAAAGAAGAATTCAATGATTTGATACGAAGGATAAGAGGGAAGAACAGAAACGCGGAAACGGCTTGTATTCCGCTTGTATGCCAATATCCGGCAGTCCCTATATGCGTGCTTTGTCTCAAACAGGAAGAGGAGGGGAAAGAATGATATTTGAATGTACGTTTACCTATATGGCACCGGACCCGAATTCGACAAACGGTAATTATAAAAAGTTTGTCGATGTCATAGCCGTACAAGCGGAAAATTACATGGACGCTGAAACAATGGCAACTGGGTACGGGATATTCAATATAGATGCGGACTTTGCCATATCTCCTATTAAGGAGGTGATTATAGATTCGGTAAAACGTAATGAGGAACACGGGGGAAGATGGTACAAATGCACGGGCGTATATAGCGAGGTAACCGTTTCTGGAAAGATAAAGCAGTACAAGATGATTATATTGCAACAAGAAGAAGACTTCGTGAAAGCCTCTACTAAAGCGCTGGAATACATGCAGGATTGTGTAGGCACATGCAGACTGACAAAGATAGAGGAAACTCCTATAATCGAATATGTGGAGAAGGAGTAATATGTTAAAACAGTGTTAAAAGCACATAAGCACTTGCGTATGTTATAACATAATCTTATCTTTGTGGTGTGATAAGGAAAACGATAAGTCAAACAAGTAAAAAGATAAGATTATGAATTCAGTATTTAAAGCCAAGAAACAAATGTTAGAAAACACTCTTTCAAAGGTTGCAAAAGTTAGTGTTGAAATAACTTTTGCCCGTGCTAACATGATAACGATAGCTTGGGATGAAGAAAACAAAAGCGCGTTTGAAAGATTGCAGAACTACTTCAAAGGAAAACTTTTTGGCTACGAATACGACAAGGAATGCGATATGTCTGTTTGTTGTTTGAATTTCTAACAAGAAGGGCTTTTAAAAGTCCTTCACAATTACAATACTATGATAAGAATAACCAACCCCAAAGGAGAAACCCAGGTGCATACGGAAGAAAGCTATGAAAAGCTTCTGTGGCAGTTTGCAGAATCTAAGATGATGGATATGTGGTGCCGGAAACACCATCTTATCCCTATTTATACGCACCAGGAAGAAACCATACTCAACAAAATGGTAGTAGAGGCATTTTTGGAAGCGTTTAATTATAAAATTGACAAGAATTATGAAAACTAAAAAGTTCGGAGTAGGCGACAAGGTGAAGATACTCCATTGCTCTAACATGATGCTAATAGGACAGATTACGGAAGTAGCAAGTATATGCGGAACGGAGAGTAACCGCTATTATCACTTGAAGATAGACGGTGAACAACGCGCGTTCATTCCCCAAAATTTGGAATTGGTAGAAAAGTATAAGGAGGATAAAGAATGACCTATACGGAAGAAAGAACCTACTGGCTGGAATGTATGATAAAGGCTGCCAGATATGGGATGGAAGCGGAAGTAGCTGTTACAGCGCTTGAACACCTAAAGGAAGACCCGAAATTAAGTATAAGCCAATGCCTGGAAATGGCGCTAAAAGATTGGGATATATGATACAGAAGATAATCGCTTACCTCTATCAAAAGAAGGTTACGAAGACTTATAACGATAGCAACGACGGCTTCATCTGCAATTTCGTCCTGGAATACAAGGATAAGGAAGACTTTGTGCATAAGATGGCGTGCTATGCTGTCAACTTTGAACCTATAGTCATAGGAAGCGAGAACCGCTATTTTGTCGAAGTGGACGTGCATGCGGTCCAGAATGTCAGATACAATAATGACAGGGTATGGATGCCGCAATGTAGAGTTATGAAAATGGATTTATTGTTACAGCCGTGGGAAATTACATCAGCAGAAAAAGAAATAGAAAGATATTACGATGAACAAAGAAAAATTTATGGAACCGGATATGACAGCGAAACCGGAAGAAATTGTATGGTTTGAATCAACAATCAGTGAAAATGTGGAACCGGAGGTTTCATTTGTTGAACAGGAAAAGGAAGAAGTTTTGGTTTCGTGTACATGGTATTAATTTGGCAAATAAACTATTGCTTATTTCCCTATTAAAACTTACCTTTGTGGGTAAAACTTCTATATATGGCAAAAAAGATAGAATATACTAAAGAGGACATTCTAAAAGATGCGCCCGATTTCGTGCTGATTGCATCTCCCTACATGCAGGATAAATATGTAGCCTATGAGATGGTAAGAAGGGAGCTTGACGAACACCCGGACCGTTTTATGCAGTATGAGGGGAACGAAGGTTATACCTATGTGATAGACCTTAAGCTTGTCAATATAAAGGGTATCATGGCGAAACGCGGAGCATCCCAGGAAGCAATAGACGATGCTACAGAAATACGTACAAGCGTGATGCTACCCCTTCTTGCCAAGTTCCACAGAGTAAAGAGCGAGTATTTCCATGCTTTCGATTTGCACAATGACAAGGCAAAGGCGCTTGCAAAGCTCACTCCTATGCTTCTGGACTTGTTTGGTTCCATGCACAACCCCAAGGATATTATTAAGATTATCCGGAAAAAGGAAGGTTATTCGCTGGGAGAAGAAGATTTGGTAAAATTCTTCAACAACCACAAATCACTCATAGAGGCAAGGCAAAGCAAGTACGTGATGCGTTCTGACCGCTATAAGGTGGCAACGGAAGCCGGAAGACTAGAAATCATAAATGACTGTATGACAGACTTGCAGCTAAAATATGAAGAGTTCTGGAGCAAAGGAAACGTGGGGAGTGCACTCAATATCCTAAAGGAAATACGCGCTTTGTTGGAAGCCGCACGGAAGGAAGTAAAAGGTAATGAAATTAAACTTACAGTTGACGGGAAAATAGACATAAACGCAACCCTGCATGGTGAGGAAAACATAAGTCGTGTAATGCGTGACATCCCCGTAAACAGTCTGATAGTTGGTATGGTAGCCGCAAAATCGGGAATAAGACCCGAAATACTGATGCACCAGCTTTGTACCTCCTATTACAAGGACTTTAACGGCTTTGCAAGTAACCCGGTATTAGGTTCCGAAAAGGTGATGCTGCCAGGAGCACTCATAAAAACCTATGACTGGAAAGAAATAGAAACGGAAAACAAGAAGTTTGTGGAAGAAATGATACCCGAAGTGGTCGAGGCCGAGATAATAGAAGAACCTTCCAAATCAAAGACGAGGGAAAGACTTCTAAACCGTCTAAGACAGATGAAGGGTGTTGAAATCGGGAAGAAATAATGACATTTTGTTTTGACTTTTAGTTAAATTATGATTTTCAAAATTCATGCGGTGCATGGTCTGCGACAGATAGTGTACCTATTTATAAACAATTAAAAAACAAGTAGTTATGGTAAAGATATATGTTGAGGAAGTAATGAAATGCGTAATGGAAAGACTTACAAAAGAATACGGTATGACCGAACAACAGGCATTGAAAGAAATTGACATGTGCATGGAAAAACTGTATGTGAAATGGATGCAGAACGAACCGATACCGGAAGAAAACAACGATTAATTAATCCTATAATAATAAATAGTATGATAGTAGCAATCGCAACAATGAGAATGGACGAGGACACAACGGTACAGGTACATGTGCCTATGGATGTGGAAATAATGCAGGTTCCTCCTACAGACAAGGAAGTAGAGAAAATAAAATCAGTCCTGGAAGAGGAAACCGGGTATAAATTCGTATCTTTGGATTCGATAACATGGGATGTGGACTACGAGATTTAAAATCAAACGAAAAACTTTATGTTCATTTTTTGAGTATTAGTAGTTAATATCTAATTGACAGCCAGCAGTTTGTGATAAATAGCTGGCTTTTATTATATCCTTTTATATGTTAATTATATGTTAAAAGCACATAAGCACTTGCTTATGTCTAAATAAGGTCTTATATTTGCAATGTGATAAGAAAACGAAGTCAAACAAATAAAAACAAAAGATTATGGCAAGCCCCAAAGTAAGACTGGAAGGAAAGAAAATCGCAGAAAAGGTGATGGATTTTATAGACATGAAATCATTTGACCCTATCTATGAAGAAATAGAAAAAAGCGAAGATTACCACGTGTATATCAGAGAGATAATGAAATGTATTCCTACATACAGAATAATCGACGATTTGGATGAAAGAGGAGAGCTTTATGAAGCATACAAGGAATATGTAGACTCGAACGGACCAAGTCTCATAAAGGATATGGCAAAGAGAATGACAAACAAGGAAAAGCTCGAACTCGTATCGGAACTTTTCAAGATACCTTACCTGGCAAGTCCGGAAGAATACGGGGAAGCGATAGCGAAGGCAGCAAGGGAACAATATTACAGATAATCAATAACCTCTAAAAATCAAAACAAAATGAAGACCTATACAGTATATTTCAGTGAACCCGTGACAATGAAGTACAAGGGTGACAGATTCAACAAGGAATTGAAAAAGTGGGAATATGATGTAGACTGCGAGAAAACAAGTGTAATGTTCACCTTCCATTCCCTGGCACCTGCAAAGAAGCTTATCAAGGAGAATATGGACAAGTACATAGATTCCATCATAACGAAAACATGGGCAAACGGTGACTGGGAGAACCTGGGTCCGATAAAGCTGTCCGGAAACAACAAGACTTTTGTTGCCAATACCAGACAGAAGGTTGCGAATTATTAAGTACACGGAAAGAAGGGGTGAAAATTGAAGTAGCCCCTATTTTCTTGACAATCAGTATAGATATTTTACAAAACTTAAAAATAAAAAGATTATGGATAGAGAAGAATTCCAGAAAAAGTACGATAACAGTATTCTGGTGTGCTGTACAGAAAACAGTATCAAGAAAGTATTCAATATTTGCGATTTAATGGACTTAACAGTCTCTAAATCAAAACAGATTACTGCTATATTGATAGGAGAACAAACAGAAAAAAGTCCATTGTTCCACGTGGAACAATTCCTCAGTGATTTCTACAAGGGGATAGAAGAAGGAGAAAGGAAAGAGACAAAGATGTTTGAACAGAGGATGAACAATGCCATATACAAGCTAAAGCAGAAGTACGGATGCACGCATATAATCAAGGGAACCGATATGGGTACGGTAATACAGTTCATACAAGAATTAAACATGGAAGTGGTCCAGGAAGAAATGGACGATGTGATGTACATAAAAGGGGAAGAGTACGACAAACCATATATAAAGAATTCGACAAGACAGTTCATTGCCGACTTGATGTCTAATATGATTGACGTATTAGACTCCTTCATAAACAAGGAAACGAAGATTGAGATTAAGGAGAGCTGCAATGCAGAATATCTGATAAACGAGGCGGAGTTCTACATAACCAGCACATTCACAACGCCCCTACATAAGGAATATGACATGCAGAGAAAGGTCCTCTCAATCGGATTCGGAAACAAGAAAATGGTAATGGTAGACGAGGAAGATTTCCATGTGTTCTTGAAAGCCCTCTATTACTTATATAAGTGCAACGAGTGGATAAAGAAAGACGATGAGAAGAACAAGGAACAGCCAAAAGAACCCGTATTCAACAAAGGAAACAAAATAATATACACCATCAAGGACAGCAACGGCAACACATACCCAGTAAACAGGCTATCGGAAAGGGTGTACGAATCAAAGGAACACAAGACCCTATTCATAACAAATGAAGAAGGGACAGTGACCGGGATATACCAGGAGAAATAAAAAGAGAAATACCCTCCAAGATACCCTACAGACCATATTTTTATTACTAACCCGTTATACATTTGTTACAATGGTAATAGGGATATCAAAGAGGAAAAGCAGTGATATGAATAACCGGGAAGGGAAAGACCCTTTGGCATAAAGAAGGGAATGCCCAGCCCCGATAACATGATTATAAACCGTCAACCTATAATTGTTAATTTGCAAAGAAGGGGAAAGAGGCATATGACGGACAATATGACGCAGGGAACAGTCCTGGAACGGTTCTTGTATCATTGTAAAACGTGGAACAATCATATTAAAATATAATCGATTATGGAAAAGGATTTGAGAAACAACGTGAAGTACATTTTGTTCTGCATAGAGTGCTTGCAGGCAGGCGTGGTAATGACACCGAAAGAATATGAAGTGGCATTCATGGCGGCAGAAAAGTTCGAGGGATTTGATGACAAGAGCTTCGAGAACATGAAGCCCGAACAATTAGCGCCCCGTATGAATGCTATGTTGCAGGCTATGTCAAAGAGAAAACAAATCATTGAAGGACTGACATTCAACCTGCTTACAAAGAAAAGCCTGGGTGAACTGATAGAAAGCAACCTTGTGGAAGAGGTAATGAAGGCAAAGCACATAGCCGCAGCAATGGCAGATGAACTGCTGGAACCGGACGAGAAACTGGAAAAGGTTGTGACTGACGGAAGACGTGTAATAGAGCACTTCATAGACCAGTGGAAGAACGCCCCTATCCAGGAAGAAGGAAAGAAGGAATACGAGCCGGAAAGTGATGCGGAAATTGTAGAATAAATCTTTCGGTATACTTATTATTTTCACAAAAGCCCCGAAATGGGGCTTTATTATCAATCAGTTATGGACAAGTCGAAATTAAAAGAAGCAAATAGGTTGCACAATAAAATCGAATATTTGAAAGACCAATTAGAACGAATTTCCAGGTTTGAGATGGAGGGAAAGATACAAATAACGAACTCCTACGATTCCTATTTCTACATTGACGAGGATATAGTGAAAACCTATTTCCCGATGATAAAAGAAAGCATGGAGAAGAAATTGGAGGAGTACGAGCGATTATTTTCAGAACTTTAGCTCATTTTTGAGATAAAAACACTATCTTTGTTGACGTGATAGATAACTGATAAGGTTGTATCGCAGTTGTATTTAAAGGTTAACAAAGGCGGTAGGGGTTGCAAGTCTGTTATGACTGGGGGTGAAAGCTTGGTTGAATGACTGCAACCCCTATTTTATTATCTAATTTATTTTGTATTATGGAAAGAAAAGAGATTATTGGAAGACTGGGAAGGTATTTCACGCTTCCCGAACTTGTATGCCCCCACGTGTATAGAAAGTATGCAGAATCGCAGATATGGAGCTTTTTCACGACCGAAGCACTGGAAACGCTCCTTGTATTGAGGGAGGAAATCCTATGCAAACCCTTCATTATCAACAACTGGAAGAACGGAGGCAGCTATTCCCAGCGTGGTTTGCGGTGTAATGTATGCGTTCTGTGTAAGGAAAAGACAATGCTTGAAAAGCCGTATCTTTCGGCTCATTGTTTGGGTCGCGCATTCGATATTACTGTGTCCGGTATGGAAGCGGAAGCGGCACGGAAAATCATTGTGGACGATTCCGACAAGCTTCCTTATCCTATCAGACTGGAGGACGGTGTTAGCTGGCTGCATGTGGACACTATGGACCTATGCAACGGGCAGAAGGTGACACTATTTAATGCGTAAATATATTTTACTATATACAGAAAGTATTCTCCCTTATAGGGCAATCGATACTACAGTATACTGTAGCCGCGATTTTGCAAATTTCGTATTTTTATCATTTGTAAATTTAAATTGAAATAATTATGTATCCTACTAAAGTAAGCATAGCAAATAACAAGGGTTTTGAGAGCATAACAGCGATTTCACGCGCTTTCGAGGTCGGCACACCAGCCGAAGATGTGGTACTGTCAAAGTACACCTTGGTTCCCGATGATAAAAGGGCGTTTCTTATTATTCCGTTGGCTGCTGGTACTGTCAAAGTACACCTTATCGGTGAGACTGGTCCAGATACATACACCATTTCCGAGACCGAGGTTTCCGCTTATATGGGTTCTCCTATGCCTTATCTTATTGATAAGGTGTTTGTTGACGGTACTACTGCACAATTCAATATAGGGTTATGATTGGGGTCGGTACAAGTCTTTTGTTTGACAAGAGGGCTGGCAAGGCTGGTCCTCCTATTCCACCCTTCAATAAGGCTATGGTGGACGCATGGTTTATGTCCGGCTTGTCCAATGCAGACAAGCCTGGTAGTATTACTGGTGTGATGGGTAATGAGATGGCTCTCAAGAACTTCACTTATTCTCTTTCTTCCGGGTTCGGTAAGTATGAGATAGATTTCAATTCCTATACAAAGAATGCAAATGCAGCCAATTTCACAAACTCCGATTCTGTTATTCATCTGACGGAAATATTGGTTGCAAACAGTAAGTTTTTACAGACATCTGTAGACGCAACAATATCTTCATACCAAGTAAAGGTGGAAGGCATAACGGATGATATCAAGTTAAGATATGTATCTTATGCCGAAGACGGTACCGGAACATACACCTATCTTAAGAATGGTATCAATAACCTGCCAATATCCTACAAGAAATATACCGGGTTTGCTGCATCTGTAATTGGTACTTGTAATATCACCATTACCCAACTGCCATCTGCCTATGAAGGCGCGCTGGTATTCGACGGAGTGGATGATTACGGTATGTGTACCGGACTCCCTATTATGGATGATTTTACACTTATATGTAAAAGGGAAATTTTAAATACATCTCCAGGGTATGTGGCTAACAAAGGACTGGGTAATGCAGGTGCGTTCCATTTCGAAAGTTCTATTCTAACCAGTGATTCTAATAGTACTACTGGAGTATGGAGTTATGGAACTGGTAACCGTGTAAAACTTGAGGAAAGTGAAGTATCGTGGATGACTAAGAATAGTTATAATGGTATAGAACTTAAAACTGGAAATTTAAGTGATGTGGGCCAATTATATTTATGTAGGTTTTCTTCTTCATATACTAAAGCTGCTATCTACTACTTTGCCCTCTATAACAAGTCTTTGACCATTGAAGAGATAGAGACCGAGAAGGAAAGACTTAATGAAGAATGGTTGAAACGTAAAAACTGAATAATATGAAATGGTTAGTTGTACCCATAGAAGAACTGAAACAGTTCGATAAGGACTGGGAGACAAGAAGAATGAGTAACGACGGCACGAAGGCGCTGCTGCATGAAGAGACGTACAACATGCTTGTACCTCCTATCATGATGCTTTCAGAAAATGAAGAAGTTGTGGAAGATATCGTTTATCCCTATCCTTTGATGGATGAAAACGAGATAGCGAATTCTGGTGATTGGGTCAGTGACGAGGTGATTTGATTGTTTTCGGGATGCCGGGAATTCGGGTGTTTTGCCTGGTTCCCGGTTTTTCATTTTCTTTATTTTATTTGTACACCGAAAAACAATGCAATTTTCAGAGTTAGGGTTAACTGTCTGATAATCACATACCATTTTCTCCTATTTCTGAAAAATAAAATATCACTGAAAGGAATGATATGTTAATCTTATGTTAAAATGACATAAGCACTTGCGTATGTCTGATTAAGTGCTTATATTTGCAATGTGATAAGGAAACAAAGTCAAACAAATTAAAAGAAATAAGGTTATGAAAGCAGAATTTTACAAGGTGAGAGGTACGGAAATGGAAGAGATGATGAAGAGAGGTAATAACAACGAAATCTCCTCTATGATTTCCAAGAAACAACAAGCACTTGCCGAGGCACTTGAAAACGTAGCTTTCTACAAATCTATCGGTAATATGGAATTTGCAGCCAACGAACAGAACCGCGCTAAACTCCTTCAAAGGCAGCTCAAAATGTTGAACAAATAAAAATATACAAATCATGAAAGCAATCGTAGAAAACCCGTTAAATGTTAATCATTCACCAGTAGCAATTTCTCTTTACGTCAATATGCTTAACAGAATAACCTGGTGTAAAAACGAAAATGAACTTAGAGATACTATGAAGTTCTCTTCAATCGAATACCCGGTTACATTCAATTCTATTTTTGATTACGGCTTCGATTCCAACCATATGTGGGTCAGTGAGAAGGAAAGCGGCAAACGTCTTATTCTTGTCGAATTCTAAAAATTTTACATTATGAAAAAGCAGCTTATAAATTTCTTTCACGGTCGTTTCAGTAATAAAGTATTGAAAGCCAAATATCGTGAATGGTGGGTGCGTTTCTGGTACGGAGTAGGTGCACTCACTTGTACCCTTCTTTTCTTCGGAATGATACAGTTCTTGTCCTGGCTTTCTGATTTGATTAATTATGTTTTCTAATAAAAATATTTTACAATTATGAAAAAGGTTTTATGTAACAAGGACGGCAAATTTTTGTCTATCCATGATGGGGATTGTACTCTTACAGAACTCAATGACGGTGACTGTCTGACACATGAAGACGGTACGATAGTGATATACAAAGAGGGTGATTCGGAACCGTTGCTTGAAAATATGTACTTTCATGCTTATTATAAAAATGGCAGCCTTCATCTTCCGAAAAAGACTTCTTCTTTTTATGATTATGTCAGTTGTGGATACAAATTCTCTACAAAAGAAGAAAAGAAACGTATGAACGAAGTTCTTTCCGAAAATAACCTATACTATGACGAAAAAGAAAAATGTACTAAAAAGCTTCATTGGCGTGCCAAAATGGGTGATTCCTATTACTATATCGATTGGAACCGCTTTACAATATGCAAGACTGTGGAAGCAGACAGCGAATCGGACAATATCCGATACAAAAACCTTAACTATTTTCAAACGAAGGAAGAGGCTGAAAATAAACTGGCTTCAATTAAAAGCATTCTCAATGATTAGGAAGGAATGCTACATCTGGGTCGGACAGATTGCCGAATACCGGGGAATGACATTGCGGAAAGTCCGACCGGGCAAATATGTTGTCATTTCTCCTTGTTCCCTTGTTTCAAGACCCGTATATATTGACAAGAACGAAAATTTGACCGTTCTTTAGTATTAATTATTTGTTTTATTTTTATATATTTGCAGCTATGGTAACAGCGATATTTATATGTCTCGTTCTTCTTACAGTAGTCCTTATCACCCTTCTTTTGTGGTGTATAGGGGCAGTTACAGGAATTCAGAAAAGAATGGACGCTCTTCTTTATGTGGTCTCCTATATAGACCTTATTCAGAGAAAGCGGTTTATCCGGTATCTGGACCAGCTTTCCAGGAAGATGAGCTGTAACGAGGACGAGATGGAAGACAACCAGAAACAGTTCCTATTCCATTTAAGCCAGGAATTGACGAACGAGATAAAAAGAATGGAAGACGATTATAAAGATTTGATATAATGGCAAAGAAAAACGAATTTACATACAAAAAAGGGTGCCAATATATAAACTGGCTCTGTATTTCCAATAAACTTTTCTTGCTTCGTGATGATGACAATATAAGCGACGAAGACAAAGCATCCATTTCACGCGCCCTAAAATGCAAGACAGGCGATATCCTTTGTCTTGTACTGGGTCGCAACATCAGCTATTTCGGATATAGTAAGCTTATCGAAGACATGGGAGGACGGACGACAGAAAGTATAGTGCAGTCCAAGAACCCGGTTTTTTCTTCCATCTACTGGACTGGTGACAAGAAAGCGGCTATCGAATCTCACACCATTTTCATTCCCTGGAAGGAGCTTAAGGAGCTTATCAAGGAATGGGACTATCCGACATACTTTCAGCCGGAAATCGTTTAGAACCTTCTTTCTCTAATTTAAATATTTGTTTGACTGACACCCGGTTACGCTCTTCGTGAAAGAATGTTTCCGGGTGTTTTCTTTGTAGTTATATGTTAATCTTATGTTAAAATAACATACGCACTTGCTTATGTCTAAATAAGGTTTTATATTTGCAATGTCTTCTTAAAGGAGACAGCTAATTAGGTCAAACAAATAAAAAGATAAGGTTATGGAAAATGAAATTAAAGTTATCAGAGGTTTTGCGGTTAGCATGGGAAATGATTATGTAGAGTTTTTCAAGAACATCGAAGATGCAAAGAATAATTACGAAATGATGAAAGAACGTTTTGTCGGTGTCCGTCTCTATTATGCCAAGAAATCCTATAACACTAAAGGTTATCCAAACGTAAATATTTCTTTGGTAGAAGTTTACCGTAACAATTATGGTCTTCCTTATTAATTGATAATTGTCAAACAAATAAAATCTTTACAATCATGGCAAATATAGACTTTTTCAAGAACCCCGATTCATACGAGGTATATGTAACAGTCAAGTTCGGAATATGGAAAGTGGCAGAAATAAGCCGTTTTCCGTCCCCTGCGGACATTCTTCACGGCAACATCATAGAATATACCGAAAACAGACACATGTGCTCCGAAAAGGACATAAAAGAGATTGAAGAATTTACTATTAACAACGTTATAAACACTATTTTAAAATGAGAACATTAAGCAAAAGAAACTACCGGGTTGTGTATGACCCGGCAAAAGAAGAAAGCATGAGCATGATTGCCGTCTACAAGAAGAACCTGGACGGCACATTATCCCTAATCAGTAAGGAGATGGGAGAAGAAAAGGATAACGAGGTTCTGAGAGAACAAGCAATGAGAATCATTAATGAACTTAAATAAAAGGAGGATTAAATTATGAATGCAGGTATCGTATTTTTGACTATCATTATTTTTATCGTTCATCTTATGTTGAGTGCCGAAGTAGGCTCTACGGCAGAAAGGATGAACAGGAGTTTCGGTGTATGGATGCTTCTGGCACTTATCATTTCCCCGTTTATCACAGCCATCTTTGTTCACTGCCTGGGACCTATTCCGGTTCTTGAAAAGAAGGAGAAAGAAGACGATGAAGCCGAGAAGTAACAGGTATATCTATTATTATGACAAGCGGTCCAAAAACAAGCCGTACCGGGTTATAATAGAACTGGAGAAGAAGAAGTACAATATAGGTTATTTCCGTACTGTAGAAGAAGCGAGGTCGGCCCGTGATGAGTTTATTAAAAATCATTTTTCCGTCTCCATAAGCTGGCAACGGTTACAGGAAATGAATGTGATTGTGGATAAGATTGCCGAACTTTCGGAAATTCTTCTCTCCTATAGGGATATTTCCACAAATGAGGTTATTCGGAAAATCGGGAATATCAAGCAGAACGCGATTTCCATAAAGAAAATTATTGCATAAATATACATTCAATTTGTATAATTATGCAATTTTGTTTTGTAGTATGAGAACCTGGGTTTAGCGAAACCCGACAGACTGGGACGTTTCACAACGTCCCTTTTCTTTTCTAAATCTTGACAACCGAGTTAATAATACTTGAAGAATGATAAAAAACCATAATCTACCAGTCCTTTTTCTACTGCATTGGCTTCTTGTTCAAACACGATTGCATGGTAACAGTCATGGTTTATAGCCTTGATTCTCTTAATCCATTTCTTTATACCGCCACTGAAACCAGGGTGATACTTGATTAAGGCTCCTATTACACGTACAAGCCATTCCAGGGCGTAATACAGATAGAACGTCAACGGGATAAGGAGAAGTAGCCAGGGGCACGAGAAAACGCCTGCAAGACCGCTAAAAAGCACGGTGCCCGGTATCATTAATGATTTCCATTGATAGGAATGCGTTTCTTCATGTTTTAGGAATTCTTCGTCATAATACTCTTTCATTTTCTTGCATAACAGCCAGCAAAAAATTAGGATTGCGGAAAAATTCGGGATGATAATTTTCGCAATTTTCGATTCATAAATTACCTTCATGATTTTACAATTTTTAAGATTAAACATGTGTAAAGGTAGGCTTTTTCGAGGAAATTTCTGTCAATATTTATTACTATTTATAACTATCTGGAAATCAACACTTTGACATTTTACCATAAGGGTATTATCTAACCCCTAAAGGGGTACGTAGTTCCCTTTCTTCTTTTACCCTTACGGGTATATTAATAGGAGGAAGAACTGCAATATAGCAATAGGGGGTTTGGGGGAGGAAGGGGAAAGAGTGAAAAATGGGGAAGGGGGATAAAGTGAGATATGGAAAGTGTTAACGGAAGTAAAAACAGAAAGGGGAGACGAAGCGAAAGAAAGAAGACGAAAACAAGAAGGGATTTTGGGAAAAAGGCGCGCCCGGCAAAAATTTTCTCGAAAAAATTTTGTGGATTGAAAATTTATCCCTATGTTTGCAGTGCTTAAACAAATGGCGGCTCAGTTCTGAAAAGAGCTGGGAACCGCAAAAGAAAAGGGGTTATCTGTAGATTACGCTTTTACAAATACCGCTTTTAAAAATTTCCCCTTTTCTTTTTGTTTTGTAAGCAGGTGTTTGTAGGCGTTAATATCCTTGAGCAAGGTATTTGTAAAAATGGAAATTTTGTAAAAGAAGCGTAATCTATAGAAAATGAAAAAAGATACAGAAAAATCGGCATCACGCCAGGACATTCCAGAAAAGATTAAATCTCCTATTAAGGATTTTAAGAATATACAGACTATCCAGGATTATGAGTATTGCTGCGTATTGTGCGCTATTAGATTGATAAACAACAAGTATTGCAAGAGAAATCAGAAGAAGTATCAGTATAAGACGTTTTGGAAAAGAAGTTTTACTACACAAGAACTGTCATTGAAGATTGCGGAAGAAGTGGGTATTTCCTACAGAAAAGCGAAGGATTATATCAAGTTTTTAAGACTGAATGACTACATTAAATTTCCCGAAAAGGATGTATGCACAATCATAAACAAGGATTTCAAGGATGTAACGGAAGAGATGTATTTACCGGATTATTTGCGTTATGTGATTAAGGAGAAGGGGGTGAAATGGTCTCCTATTTTTACAAGGATATTGAATTACATTTCAAAGCAGATAAAGCATTATAAGCACTGTAAGGAGATTGCAGAGTATAATTTGGAAGTATGGAATGACGAGGAATCAAAGAAAGACGAGATTTTAAAGATAGTTGAATGGCTGTACAATAACGAGGACTGGAAAGAATCGGATTATGACAAGGTTTATGAAAAGGCTGTAAAGATGGCGCATAAGCACGCATTAGAGGCAATAAAATGGAACAATTGCGAAGTATCATTCTATGAAAGCCCTAAACGTATTGCAAGCCGTATGAAATGCAGTGTAGATACGGTACGGAAGTTTATAAAGGCATTGAAAGAGATTTTTGGAGAAAGAGTATACATGAAGCCGGAAAAGGCGACTAAATCAATGAGATACAACCCTAATTTGAATAACTATACGATAGCATTGCCGGACAGGGAAGAATGGAAGAATATGTTTGCAAGAAGATTCGAGAAGATTAAAGAAGGTGTTTCAAGGGTAAAGGATTCTGTTTATTATCTCAAAAGAGTTTGGTTCAGAAAAGAAAAGGGTTATTTGTGGGAAGACAAGGAGTTCAATAGAATAGCAAAAAGAAGTGCTACTGTAACGTGTGGAGAAAAGGAATTGCCGTGCAAAAAGAGGTTGAGTTTTTATTACACCCTAAAAAAGAACTTGGAATACTGGGAGGACAATTTCAAGAAGGAAAAGGAAATAGAAGAAGAAAAGGAACGTTTTTATAAGTCTGAAATACAAAGGGAGGTTGAAGAAAACAGCAGAATTGATTTGGTGGCGAAATATCGCTGTCACGAGGCACCCGAATACGAAAATTACAACCCTAATGAATTTGAAGCATATAGAGTATGGAAACGGTAAGCAGCTACATATACAGTGACTATGAGACCGAGGACGTAGAACTGTACGCAGAACAGATGATACGGGAACGCATAGCGCGTGACGAGAAGCGACGCGAACAGATAGAAAAGGCTTTGGCGAAAGCCGAAAGGACCAGGAAACGGGTAGAAAACAGAAGACGGAAGTATATAAAGACAAACCCTATCCGCGCGAAGTACAAATACCCGGTATTGGATAAATATTCAAGTTAAAAGCTTGGTTATTTGACTGATAATGCCTATTTTTACCGTTGTAATTGCAATTTCGTTATAACTTTAAAAGGCATTATTCATGAATATTAATAAAAAAGAAGAGAAAGTGTTCGGACGTGCACAATTTGAACAGTTTCTCATTGACAAAGACTATGAGGCATTCACCGCAAAGCAGGTAGCGGCTTTTGCTACTGATGTTTTGAACAAGTCAGAAAAGGACGAAATGGACGAGTTCGAGAAAGCATGTGCGGCTGCGGACTGGAAATCACTGGAAACGGTTAAAGTGCTGAATGACATTTACGAGGAAGAACCTATGTTCATAAGACCCTCACAAGTGGAAGTGATACCGGGAAAGGAAGGAATTTTCAAATCAATGTCCGAGAACCGGGACATGTTGCGATACAAGGAAACCCCTCTAAACATTTTCAAGGGCATAGCCGGAATGTGCGTATCTGACGATATAGAGAAGGCACGGAAGGGTGAACCTATCGGAACCGTAAAAAGCTGGGGAGGGAAAGAATATGTGAAGACCGCTAACGGATGGGTACGACGCCAGGGAATCAAGACAAAGGAGACCGCGAAGGAAGACAAGCAGAAAGGAAAAGATGGCTTTCCTACAATTGAAAAACTTGTGGCTGCGGCCGCAAAGTCGGGGCACAACCCTAAAGAGGCAGAGAACGTTATCAGAGAACGCTATGACTATCTGAAAAAGAAATATCCGGAAGCCTCACCAAGTAAACTTGTACACATTGCATATACAATTTCCTAAAATTCCGTCGCATATGATTATGGCAAACCTACATAAAATAAGGGAATACGTAATGAGTTTATATTTTCCCGTGTTGCTGAGCATACCTATCTCTTTTTCCAACACGGCATCCTTCATTGAGAAATATGTGTTTCGGGACTGGGAGTTCTTGAAATACCTAATGATTCTTATAGTGATAGATACACTTGTAAGCTGGGTATACCATATCAAGAACAAGGACTTTTCAAGCAAGGGATTTTCAAAGATTATTACGAAGCTTTTCATTTATTCCGCTATTCTGATTGTTTCGCATGTGATGGGGAACTTTACGGTGGAAGGCGGTAATGTGGAGATATACACATGGTTCCGTGCCGTGGTGTGTAATGCGCTTATAATACGAGAATCAATCTCAATCGTGGAGAACGCGGCAAAGGTAAGCCCCACTTTGGTACCTCAGAGAGTTAGAAAATATCTGTCTGATTTCGACGAATTCGGGGATAAGAAACCGGAGACGATAAAGGAAATGAAAGGAGAATGACTATGGCATAAGGCGATTATTTGCCCGGAACCTATTCAAGGGTCGGAACGGAAGAAAACCCGGGCACATACCTTGGAGGAGATTCGGGCGGTACTTCACAGACAATGCCGCCAAAGGTGAAGAAGGTATGGGTGCTGGAGCACGACAGATGGAACATGCGCAATTATTGGATTTCTGGAGGGAAGTTCAGTATTCCGGCAGTATGGGTACTTACCAAAGGAGTTTGGGACAACTTCGGCAAATGGATGAAAGACGGAGTTTGGAGAATGGGACAACTCATTTTCTCTACAGACAATATTTGGCATGATAATTTCGTATGGTATAACGATTTAAAGTTTAAATTTTAGAGATTATGAAAAAAGCAGCGTTTTATCAAATACAGGACGGTGATACCGGGGCACAGGTTGCACAGGGATTGCAAGGCAATTTCGAGGCTTTGCAGCAGGAGATAGAGGCAATCCCCACCTATTCTTTGCCTATTAAGATGGACCCTAATAGTGGAATTATCAACAGTGAGGAGGACTATAACAGTATTCTCCCCGAATCCTATCTGACGGAATATCCGTGGCAGGCTGAATATGCAGGTGGTCTTCCTTGGTTATGGATGAACTTCAAGGCGAAGGTATCGGAAGGTACTCAGATTTGCATTAAGCATAACAACAAGTTCTGCGAGTTCACCAACATTCCAGAAACTATCGGCACCGTATCTGTCAACAAGAAGATTCTGACAATGAAGGAGAAGAACGAATATCTGGGTTTCGAGTGTCAGAAGGATTTGGGCGTACAGAAAGTGGACTTGAAAGGCATTTACCAGGTTTACGTACTGGATGCTGACGGTTCCGTGGAACAGGAAATTGTATTTGAATGTAAGTAATTAACAATTAAAAATAGAAAAGATTATGAGACTGTATAGATTTTTGGACGAAGACAAGAATATTGATGTGACATTGGTAACGGACGGAAGTTGCGACCAGAAGAAAGTATTCATTACCGAATCACCGCGTGGAATTACCCCTAAAGGAAACGTGACGGACCCGGAAGGCGGTGCAGAGCTTTTGAAGCTTGGTTTCAAATGGAATGTAGGTGAAGCCGTGATGCACGAGGAACTTGTAGCATTTGCAGAAGAAAAGGGTTTGGAATTAATTATCGACCCCCAGGGATTGAATGAAATCGTTGCGGTAACGGCAGAATGGAACGATGCAGATGCGTGTGTAATCACCATTAAAACAAGTGTTCCGGCAAAGAAGGATGTCGACATTTATTTCCCTAATAGCGTGAATCTGAATGAGAGCGCAGAAAGATTCGGTGTAATCAGAGGAGACCGCAAAACCCTCTCTACAAAAGTTATGTCCGGTAAACCTATGGCGTTCACGTTGACTGACCTTGGTCTGGATGCAAAGGAGGATTTGAATGTAGTTGTAATGACCGACAACAATACGTGGCGCGAAGAACTTGTGGCACAAAACGCATAAGGATATGTTACGGTTATTGTTTACAACAGAGGACAATGTTCACCAAATGACCGTCGTAACCGACGGAATCGACGGTCAGATGAAGGTTTTCGTTACAGAAAGCCTCTATGGTGACGTGGAATATTATAAGGGGCTGGGTATCGTGATTGAACCCGGACACACCTATAATATCGGACAGTTCAAGGAATGGGCGTTTAAGGCGCTTGTTAAGCTTATCTCATATCCGGAAGGATTCGGAGAAGAAGGCGCGGTATTGTCGGACGTGCAGGAAGTTGTGGAATACGTATTGGAGACTAAAGAACCTACACTCAATTTCCCTGCAAAGGGAGGTGATGATATGTGCGTAGTGACGTCTTCAAAGCAGACTTTCAAGAATGGACAACCAGTAGGACATCCGGAAGGCGTCCCGGTTACATTCTCAATATCTGGGGCAGGATTCAAGGTTGACGGTGGAGGACAAGTAACGGTTGACGAGAACCCAAACAACACGGCAAGAAAAGCGGTAGTGACGGTTAAACAGAATGAAAGCGGAAAGACATTGCAGATTACATGCAACCAGGCTGCATCTACTGTAACCTACGAATATGCGCTTACAGTAGACCCGACAGCGGTAACGTTCGACGGTGCAGGAGGTGAAAAGCTGGTTACCGTGACTTCTACAAGAACAAAAGTTCTGAACGGGGTAAAACAGCAGGCAGAAAGCTATCCTACGGACATAGAGCTTGCAGGTGAGGGATTCAGCTATGAAGTGAGCGGAAACAATTACAATCTGAAAGCCGAGGAGAATACCGGGACCTCACAGAGAACGGGAAAGGCGACCATTTCACAGGAAGGCGGAAAGACCGTACAAATGAACTTGACACAGAATGCGGCTACGGTGACGTATGACTATGCGCTTACAGCCAATTCACAGACCATACAGTTTGTAGCGCTTGGAGAAACGAAGAGTTTACAAGTTGTTTCAACAAGACAGAAAAAAGTTAACGGTAAACCGTCTGGTGATGTCGAGAAGGTAGATACGACTGCACAGATTACCGGAACCGGATTCAGCCAGACTTCATCCGAAACATCTAATGGAGAGAATTATAGTATAGTGGCGGCTGAAAACAAGGCAGAAGCAGCCAATAACGGTTCTATTACCATTACACAGACTGGAAGTAACAAGACGGTAAAGGTTACGTTAACACAGCTTGCAGCGACAGTTACCTATGAATATACATTGACTACAGACCCGACAACACTTTCATTTGCAGCAGCAGGAGAAACAAAGATATTCGGTGTTTCAAGCAAGAAGCAGAAGAAAGTGAACGGGAAGAATGACGGTTCACCTATGACGGTTGACTACACTACTGTAGTGAGTGGTACGGGATTTACCAAGGGTTCTACTGAATATTCTGTAGTGGCGGATGCAAATACTGGCGCACAGCGTACCGGAACGGCAGTTGTTATGGCAGTAGAAGGAGAAAAGAAAGCGACGGTAAACCTTACACAATTGGCTGGAGAATAAAAATTGTTTACAATGGGAAAGAGAAAAGGAAAGATAATACAAAAAGCGGAAAAGCCAGATTTGATTGCAAGTCTTTCGAGTTTGTCCATTGAAGAGATAGACAGGCTACAAAAGGCCGCTCCTATGGCATTCCAAAGCAAATTGCAGGCTGCGTTAAACTCAAACGATGCAGGGGAGATAATGAAGGCTAATTTGTATCTGGGAGAAATCAATAGACAGCCTACAAAAATTCAGTCTGTTTTCTTTGACCCTAACGACATATCCGGTAACGGAAGAGGATTCAAGGATTCTAAAGGGGTTCTGTCCTTTTCCGTATTGCGTCGGATGGGGGACATTCATATAGTGAAAAGTATCGTGTCTACACGCGTGGAACAGATAATGAACTTTATGGATTTTTCGGAAGACGAGCAAAAGGAAGGCTTCACAATCAGAAAAAAGAAGAGCCTTTTTTCTACCGGGGATGAGAAATTGACAAACGAGGACAAGAAAAAGATTTCAAAGATAGTTGATTTCCTGGAAAAGGGAGGATGGACGGACAAATGGGACAATGTAGACAGCTTGCAGGAATTTGTAAGTAAAATAATGTCGGATAGTCTTACATTAGACCAGTTGGCCTTTGAAATGGTCCGCAACAGAATGTGGGAATTACAGAAATTCCGCGCTGTGGACGCTTCTTTGATACGTTTTCTTGACAGCGTAGACCCCAGACAAAGGGAAGGTTTCGAGCAGTACAGATTCAAGGGGCATTTGCCGCGTTACTGCATGGTGTGGGATGAAATGATTCTTCATAACCCTATAACGAAGGAACCGATATTGTATTACCCGTGGGAGCTTGGTTTTGGTATCAGAAACAAGACATCTGATGTAAGAAGAAACGGATATGGGGTATCGGAATTGGAAACGTTGGTGAATATCATAACTTGGATATTGTGGGGCTTTTCTTATAATGCAAACTTTTTTAGCCAGGGGTCACAGCCTAAAGGGTTTATCAATATAAAGAACCCCAATATATCAAACAGTACATTGCAGGAGTTTAGGCAGGCATGGACACAGACGATGGCAGGGGTCGGTAACAGTCATAGAACGCCCGTTATAAACGGTATAGATTTGGAGTGGGTAGACTTGCAGAAACTTAGCAATCGTGATATGGAATTTAACGAATGGATAAAGTTTCTTATCATAATGACATGTTCTGTATATCGTATAGACCCGTCCGAACTTGGATTCAATTTCAAGGAAAGTCAACAGATATTCGGACAAGACGGACAGCGCGAAAGATTGAAACATAGCCGCGAAAAAGGATTGAAGCCTCTATTGATATTCTTACAAGGTATCATAACGAAGTATATTGTAAGCGAGTTAGACGAAAACTATGAGTTTGCATTTACCGGAATAGAGGTGGAAGACGAGGAAGCACAGGTAAAACTTGATTCCGAGAAATTGAGTAGTGGAATGGTTGCCATGCAGGATATATTCAAGAAGTACAATGGACGCGACTTTGACCCAGAAAAGGATATCATTCTGAACCAGGTGTACCAGGGAATAAAGCAGGCAGAAGAACAAAACAAGATGTTCGGAGCTTCACAACCTGGACAGCAGCCGGAAGGTGTGCCGGAAGACGAGGAAGACCCGTTTGCACAATACAAGTCGTTTAACGACAATCCTATAATGAAACCAGCAGTTGACTATTATTTAAAAAATCTTTACAAATAAGAAATTATGGAAACTTTCGATGATTTAAAGTTAGAAAGATATATAAACAAGGCTCTTTTAGAAAAGAGCTTCGGACGTACAGAATTGTATGATACGCTTTTGGAGATTGCAAAGGCGCAACAAGGCGTATATGTGAACAACGCAGTAAACCGAAAACTTGGTATTGTGGGATTACCCTACAAGAAGAGAAAGGTTACAGAGGAAGAGAAAGCCGACTTAACCAAGACAACAGAAGACCTTTATAAAGAAGGTAGTGCGTGGAAGCGAGACAGACAGATTAAGGTACATAACAAAATAAAGTCTGAGTATTTTAAGAAAATGCTGTATGAGACCAAACCGCGTGCTTATCTTATGCTTGGAGGTGGTGGTTCTGGAAAAGGGTATTATCTTAAGAAGATGAAAGAGAAGGACCCGTCTATAGACAAGTTACCCGTTATTGATGTGGACGATATGCGCGACATGATACCGGACTATGAAAGGGTGAAGGGGATAGACCCGAAGAAGGCATCTTCCTATGTGCATGAAGAGGTATCGGATATAGGAAAACAGATTGATAAAGAATATATTTCCAAAAAATCTTCTTTTGTGAAAGACGCTGTTTTCGGGAATCCAGCAAAACTTGAAAAATTGGTTGATGATTTGAAGGCACAGGGTTATGACGTTCATCTTGTAGGTGTGGCAACCGATTTCAGTACAGCTTTGGACAGAATACAGAAACGGTTTGAAAGAACGAAACGGTATGTCCCTACAGAAGTGGCGAGAAAAGGACATAAAGGCGCGTCCGCATCTTTCAAGAAAGTTATCGAAACTCCATTGAAAGACAAATTCAAGTCCGTTAAATTGTATGATGGGAATTCCGATAACGGGGTGATTTATGATAACAAAGTGTTAAATCAAAAAGAACTTGATAGGTTTCTTAAAAAAATAGACTTATAAATTTGTTCAATTCTGAACAGTTTTGTATATTTGCATAGAAACTTAAAGAAAGGAGTTAATTATGGAAAAGAAAAAGTACGGAATTGATATGACGGCTGATGAGTGGTTCGAGATTGAAGAGCGAGGAATGGGTGAAGACTGGACGATGGAGGAAATTGCGTCTATGGGTCCAGAAGGAAGGGAATTGCATAGAAGCACGCCTTCAAACCCTTATTTCCCTGCACCGGATATGTCAATGTGGGACGAATCGTTGTACGACGGTTACAAAATTAAAGGTAAGAAATGACAGCCGACGAATGGTTCGAGATTGAAGACAACGGTATAGGGGGAGAGTGGACGATGGAGGATGTCGCTAAATTGGGTCCAGAAGGAAGGGAATTTCATAGAAACGCCCCGTATAATCCTTACTTCCCTAAACCGGATATGTCTATTTTTGATGAAGACCTTTATGACGGTTATAAGATAAAAGAAAAGAAGAATGCCGGAAAAGAAAATTGATGGTATAAGAACACCTTTGGTATCGCGTCTTATTGGAGTGAAAAGACATGTGAAAGACCCTATCAGATACCCGAAAATACAATGCGGTTATGAAGGGCTTGCACAGACCATGTTCGCTACACAATCGGACGCGATGATAAAGGAGCTTATAAAAGAAATGATAAAAACGGTTGGAAAATGATATTCACACCGGAAGAGATACAAAAACTGTATGATATAATAGACTACCGTCTTGCAAGGATTGTAGCCGATGTAATGGGGGATGAACTGTTGACACCGGAAGACAAGTCCTTGTTAAGGCGGTATGGCTATAAATGGAGAAGGGAGATAGAAAAGTTACCACCCTATTTCCAATCCTATCTGTTTGGGAGATTGAGTGCGCAACTCACGCCAGCACAATTATCAACACTCAATTTTGACGATTTTACCAAGTATATAGACCGTCACCAATGGGCAGTTCTTACACCCCTGGAAAAGGAAGTGTATTATGCGGCAGCAACACGCACATATTCCTATATAAAGACGATGGGAGAACGGGCCAAAACGATAATGTCTAATGCCGTATCGGAAGAAGAGGTGAAAGCCCTTGTGGAGAAGCAGAGACAACTGGAGCTGGGAACGATAAAGAAGGAGATGATAGAGGGTGTCTTGAAAAAGAAGTCCGTTCAGAATATTGTTAGCAATATAGGGCATTCCTTGGAAGACTGGAACCGTGATTGGGGACGTATAGTGGAAACCGAGATGCAGAACATCTATCAGACCGGGGTAGCCCAGCAGATAATGAAGGAGCAGGGGGCGGATGCGCTTGTATATAAAGAGGTGTTCAGTGGAGCATGCCAGCACTGTATAAAGTTTTACACCACAGCAGGGATAGGAAGCAAACCGAGGATATTCAAGCTTATAGACCTTATAAGCAATGGGGACAATATAGGGAGGAAAGTTAAAGATTGGAAACCAGTGTTAAATAGTGTTCACCCTTTTTGCCGCTGTGACCTTAGGGAGGTGCCTAAAGGTATGGTTTGGAATGACGAGACGCATTCATTTGAACCGCCTAAAGAACCATACAAGAGACAGATAGAGAGAAAAAGTAAAGTAAAAATATATGTTGGAGACAAAGTGTTTGAGGTATGATTTTCGGATATAAGGGAGATGTAGAGGTTCTGACCCTACGGAAGACAAGGGTAACAAAGGAACGTGTCAAGGAAAGCACGGAAGAGGTGGATGTGTACAACTGGGAGGTTATCCCGGTACGTCTGGACCAGATAAAGGAAGACGAGTATGTATTACTCTATTGTATGATGAATGATACGACCCTATTCAAGAAGGGAGTGGAGTGCACCAATTTCAAAGGGGAGATGGAAAACGTTGTATTGGAAAAGGGGATAGTAATCTCCGTATGTGAAGACGCAAAACATCTCTCGTTCACTATGCCGCATCAAGTGACGATACCGCTTGTTGATGAAAAGACGTTTGATGAATGGACTGATGAAGACTGTTTCGGAGTAAACAGAGGAAGCAGTCGAAGAAGTCCCGATAAAGAGATAGAACAGGGGGATGTGGAGGAATACGTAAAGTTCTATAATGACAATCCAGAATACATGCACATGGGTGCAGGAGCGATAAAGATAATGGAAAGAGGCTTGTCCTTGTATGAAGGAAAACTGTACAACATACAGGCTGGGCCGGAATATGCGCTTATAACAAAAGAAGGTTTGTTTTTGAAAACAGAGCATTGATTATGGAAAAAGGAGGGTTCAATACCGGGTTTGTGGAGATAAGGACGCTTGAAGGCGAAAAGTTCCTAAAGGATATAAGGATTAATGAAGCCGTGAAGACAAGACATTCCTATACGCTTGTGGAAGGCTTGCATGTACGCGAAATGAAACCGCAAGAACCAGTGTATAACATCTATTTTAATGCAGGTAAGGAAGGTGTTCTTAACAGAGTGTCTGGTGAACAGATGGTATGGACGTATGGAAAGAACTATCTTGTTCCGGTAAAAGTAAAGGAATTGAACATTTCCGACAGAATTGTTCTGTATGGGAACAAGAGGGGTAGGATTGACCGGATAGAAAAGGTGGAGACACTTAACAGGTATTTTTATAAGCCCGAATTGAAGAAAAACACTTCCTATTATATTGATAATGTCTGTATTTTTGGATAGATTGTGCAAAATTCGTATTTTAGCAGAAAAATTTGTAGCTATGAATTTAAAGAAATTATTTCATTTACAGACAGCAGAACAAAAGGTGTCTGAATACAGGGAGTTGCTGAGACGCTCCGAAAAGATAGAAGCAAGAACAGAAGAGCTTGCAAACGAATTTGCCGAAAGAAGCCAGGTATTGAAAAGCTTCTCCCTGCTTGACAAGGACGAAAGAGAGATTTCGGAAGAGAAATACAACGAGTTCTTGAAGGAGCATACTTCACGGGTTGCACAATTGCAGAAAGACAGGGACAAGGTTTTCAAGGCTATTGCCGCCTTCCAGAAAGACGAAGATATAGCGGAAGCCATTGCGGATGTATATGCGGTTCATGTAGCAAAGAAAGCATGGAAAAGCAAGAAGCTTTCCAAAAGTGCATACGATGATATCATGAAGGCAAAGACCGGGGTAGTAAAGTATGCGGACGTGCTTTTGTTCAGAGGCGGTAAGTTGCTTATCCTACAGAGAGCAGGGGAACACATGAACTATACACCCGATTGGTGTATACCGGGGGGACATGTGGACGAGGGAGAAGATTTCCGTACAGCCGCACAAAGAGAACTTTTCGAGGAGACCGGAATAGACGTTCCGGAAGACACTCTTATGGAGGTCGGTGTAGCCAAAACGAAGAATGCGGAAATTCATTATTTTATGGGGCACGTTGATGATGAATCCCCGGCTTTCGTGGTGGTTGACGGTGAGGAAGAAATCGGCAGTATGTGGATTGACCCAGTTACCGAACTGGAAGACTACGATTTCATCTTTGACATGAAAGACAATATCAAGAAGATTTTGGGTCTGGAAGTGAAACCCAGCCCGGTAGAAATCGTGATGAAGGCTTTCCAGGAAAAGAAGGTGACGGAAGACGTGGTAAAGTCCGTGTGCGAGAAATGCCCTAAGGAGATACGGAAAGCGAACAACAAGACCGATTTTTCACACAGTGAAAGAAAGGACTTGGCAAAGAAAGGAGAGGCAATGCCGAATGGGAAATATCCTATCAGAAATAGCCAGGATTTGAAGGACGCTATCAAGTTGTCCGGTGCTTCTGACATGCCGAAAGAAAAGGTTAAGGCGTGGATTAAGAAACGTGCTAAAGAACTGGGTCTTGAAAGCGAATTGCCGGAAGACTGGAAAAGTAAGGAAGTTGAAAAGACGATGGACTGTAACGATGCGAATGCTATTTGCAAGGAAGATTTGGACGACAAGCCAAAAGGCCCGGAAGGTGACGGAATAGCAAAGAACGAGGAAACGGAAACTACGAACGAAGAAGCGAACAGCGAGGAAATAGAGAAGTCGGAAGACGGACTGACGGTTTCCATGAAGTTTTCTTCTGTGGAAGACGCGATGGTATTCAAAAGTGTTATTTCCGAAATGATTCAAGAGGGGAAGGTGAAAGCCGATGTACTGGAAAAGGCAAAGAAGGAGGACAGTATGTATACGGTGTTTGCCGATTTCGCTAATTTCCTGGAAGGCGTTAAGACGCGTTCAAAAAATGTGCATTGGAAAGAGGAAGACAATGCCAAGCACAAGTACCTGGATGATTTGTTAGAGGAACTTTCCGACTATGAGGATAAGATAATGGAAGCCGGACAAAGCGGTTTCGGACGTTTCAAGGACGGGGAGATAAACGGTGAAGAAATAGAGGTCAACGACCCTATAGAATTGGTGGACCTCATTATAGACCGTACAAGAGAATTCTATTCCAAGCTTGACAATAACCCCGAATATGCCGGGGAAAAGTCGTGGGTAGAAGACTTCATGGCAACACTCAAGCAAACTAAATATCGTTTACAATTGCATTAATTGTTTTGGGGAGGGGTGTAAACACCCCTTCTTTTTATTAAAGGAAGCTATGGAAAAGGATATACTGAGTTTGTGGATAATTATCTAAAAGCGAAGGGTGAATAATTTTTGCATAAAACTTTGGCTATTTGCATAAAAATCCATACATTTGAATCGGTAAAGCTGTAAATATATTTTAGTTATTGTAATATATTGATTATTAGATATTTACAGAAACATGTTTATTTCAATTCGTTGGATTACAGATTATTATAAGATGTTTGAAGTAGATTCAAAATTTAATTTTTTCACAGAAGCAAACTTTGAAAAATCAGATTTCAATCCTATGGATTACCCGGTAGGGGACGATAGAAGGTATGAAAAAATGATTTTTGAAGGTTTAGCGTCTGATTCTTCCATTGATTCGGAGGATGAATCTATGAACCCTAACGGATTTGTAATAGACAGATTTTTAAAACACGGTCTTATTAATTTGGACCATTTGCCGTCAAGAAGTCCTATCAATAAATCAAGGTTCTGGATAGGACATCCATTAGACGCATATGTAAAGAATAACAAGTTCTACGTGCGTTGCCAGTTATGGAAGAAATCACCGGAAGCAAGAGCGTTTTATGACAAGGCACTGGAAATGCTTGCAAGCGGTACAGACCGGAAGCCGGGTTTCTCCGTTGAAGGAAGAGCACTTGAAAGAGACAAGAACAATCCTAAAAAGGTGACAAAAGCGCTCATAACAAACGTAGCAATGACAATGACGCCCGTAAATGCAAATTCGTTTGCCGATATAGTAAAGGGCGTGCAGACAGTAGATTTCGTAGAGGACAATAAAGAAGAAATTAACAACGGTTCTAATAACGTTCTTGTAGAGCTACAGAAGGACGGATATAATATAAAAATAGACAAATCTTTCAACGTTACCATTAACCCTATCATAGTGGAAAGAGACGAAAGATTTCAAGAGCTTTATAATTATTATCTGAACGGTAATGTAGGATTGAACGTTATAAAGGACTATTTGAGAACCGTTAATAAATAAGTTTGTACACAATTAAAAGTTTAATAAAGATGGACGAAAAATATTTGAACGACCCTATCGTATCTCTGATGAAGTCTATGGGATTTTCTGACGAGTACATTATGGCGAACGTGAAAATCGAAAAGTCTGAAAACGGAGCAGCAGCAGGAGACCATGAATCCGAAACCAAAGAGGAAAAGGATATCAACAAGTTGGAAAAGGAAGCCGTAAAGGACGAAGAAAAGGTGAAGGAAGACGAAAAGAATACTGCTAAGGATAAGAATGCAGAAGACGAAAAAGTGGAGAAATCCGACAAGGAAGACATCATGAAATCATTGGGTTCTGTATTTGCACCTTTGATGGAGAATTTCCAAAAGTCTATTGACAAGTTCCAGGAAACAGTGGATGGTATTAACGACAAATTGGACAAAATGTCTGGCGTTACTCCTATGTTCCGTTCAGAAGGACTTAACAATATGACAGCTATTCAGAAATCTTTCGAGGAAAGAAAGGACGAAGCAGGTAAATACGAAGTTAATGTAGTGAAAGACAGACCTATGGCCGTAAAGCTTATTGAAAAGTCTTTGGAAGAAGCACCGGAAGATATCGCTAAGTCACTGGAAAGTGATGCACTTGCATACCTTATCAATCCGGACGCTGAAACAGTGGGTGAAAATCTTGCACGTTACATGTACGAAAAGAATGGTGTAAAATTCGTGAAATAAACTCTATTAAATAAAAAGAATATGGATTTGTATAATTATAGCAATCAAAACGGTACTGGCGATGTACTGGGCGGCATGGATTCGGCAGAAATCTTGAAAGCGATGGAAGCAGGTCTTAAGACCGGAATGCAGTATAACAACGAAATCAACAATGGTGGTGGTTTGAAAGTTGAATCCTTGGATTCAGTCTTGAAGATTCTGGGCAACCGTATGAACCAGTTGGTTTATTACATGGAAATGCCTAAACATAAGATTGACAACACTGTACACCAGTACAACCAGTTGTACAAGTATGGTGAGGAAGTTGGTATTTTCAATGCAGAAGGTGAAACTCCGCAGGAAACCGATTCTCAATACAGACGTAAATCAATCGTAACCAAGTTCATGGGTGTTTCCGGACAGGTTACACATCCGGGAATGTTGGTTAAATTGGCTGGCAATATGGACATGTATCAGAAAGAAGTCGAGAATAAGACTATCCTTCTGAGTACCATTATCGACACACGTCTTGTTGACGCTGATTCTTCTTGTGTAGCCGAGCAGTTCGACGGTGTTTTCCGTCAACACATGTTGGGTATCAACGAAATGGACGGTGGCACGGCAGAAGGTAAGACTTCTGAACAACTGTTAGACGGTTATTTCAACAGTCCGGCAGTTATCGACGCACAAGGTTCTGTGTTGAATGACAGTCTGATTCAAGACGCTGCAAACGTTGTAGTGAACGTTTATAACGGTTATATCGACCGCATCATTTCTAACCCGATTGTGTTCAACAACTACGTTAAGATGTTCCACGAAAGCAAGCGAGTTATTGTAGGTCTTGCTGCCTCTGTAACTGGTGCAACAATGGGACAGTCTGTAAACGACGTTACAACTCAGTTCGGTAAGATTAACATCAAGAATGACCGTTTCTTCGACGAACGCAAGCCTATTATGGTAGGCAAGGGCGCCACAAGTGCTAAAGCTCCGGTTACTCCGGTTACTCCGGTTGGTACTGCCATTAAGGTTAATGCAGCCGATACCAAGACTAATTTCGGCAACCATGCTGGCTCTTATGGCTACTTGGTAACAGCAAAGAATCGTTATGGTGAATCTGCACCTCTGAATATCACATCTGATGGTGCCCAGGCTGTAGCCGCTTCTGAATCAGTAGAATTTGGTTTTACTGCTGGTGTGGGTGGTGCATTCCCTGCTACTTGCTTTGTGGTATATCGTACCAAGAAGAACGCGGTTTTGAATGCAAATACCGAATACTTCCCTATCTTTGAGGTTCCGGCTTCACAGATGGTAACAGGTTATGACGGTGCCGCTGAAAATTGTGTACGTGACCGCAACCGTATCATTGCAGGTACCAAGTCTGCTTTGGTATATTACAATGACAGTCAGATTAACGAATACTTGCAGTTTGCTGATACTATGAAGATGGACTTCGCTGTTACATCTCCAAGCAAGCGCTTTGCAATTCTGAACTACGGTACCCCGGTACTGTATCAGCCTGCAAAGATTGTACGTATTGTTAACATTGGTGAAGAAGGCTTGTAATTAGCTTGATATAAATTTATAGGTTTAAGAAGTGAAAAGTGAAAGGGAGGGAGTAATTGAACTCCTTCCCTTTTTGTTTAAAAAGTTTGTATTATGGAAAAAGTGATTTTAAAAAGTCGGGTGTATAACAACCATAGAATTGTACTTAATGGTGGCCCGGTACAGTTTGTTAACGGTAGAGCGGAAGTATCGGAAGAACTCTATCAAGAAATAGTAAGCCGTAAACTTCCCGATATTTACAAGGAAGGTGAGGAACCGAAATTCAAAACACGCCTTGAAGAAAAACTTCGTTCGGAAGTGAAAGAAGGGAACAAGGAATATGAAGAGGAAATAAAACGTCTTAAGAATATCGTCGAGGCACAGAAGGTTGAAATTTCCAAGAAAGAAAAGGAAATTGAAGTATGGAAGAAATGCGTTGAGGAACTGAAAGCAGGAAAGCAAGAAACGGTTGCGCCAGCAGCCCCCGAACCAGAAACGAAACCAGAAGAAGAAACTCCTATCAAGCAAGAAGAGGATGACGAGGTGAAAACAGCTCTTAAGAAAATGAAGGTTGACGAACTGAAAGAGCTTGCAATGACAGAAGATGGAGGTTCTTTCAAGGAAGAAGACTTGAAAGGCAAAAAGAAAGAGGAAATTATAGATATGATTTTGTCTAAATAAAAATATTTTACAAAGATGGGTCAATTGACGTTTACGATAAAATACAAGAAAAATTCCGGACTTGTGCTGTCTGTAGCCGAGATATGGCAGACATACCTATATGGAATAACCATTGACGGAGGGCAGGGAGCATCATTCACGGACGAATCCATGCGTTTCTATATAGAATCAGCACAAAGAGAGGTTGAAAACTGGTTCAACTTGAAATTCTGTAAACAGTTAATTGACCAGTCTTTGACTTATTACCAAAAGGACTATTGGCAGCAATTCCCTATATTGTTCCCGTCATATCCGGTAAGGGAGCCGTTAAGCATGATTGGGATGCTCAATAAGATAGAGCAGATTATATACCCCCAAGGATGGCTGTCATGCGAGTATGACAGTGGTATGGGACAAGGGAAAAGAAGGCTGAGTGTTGTTCCTACAGGGTCTTCCACGACACAAGGAAATGCGGAAATAATATTGACAGGCATAACGTCTCAGATTGGTATGCAGCGTTTCCAGTATATACCGGATTATTGGAGGGTACAGTATATAACCGGATGGGACGTGGACCAGATGCCTATGGACTTGATTAATCTGTTAGGAAAACTTGCATCTTTATCACCTTTGGGAATTGCTGGTGACTTGATTCTTGGTATTGCAGGTGTTGCCGGACAATCTCTAAGCATAGATGGATTAAGTCAAAGTATAAGTACAACGGCTTCTGCTACGTTTTCGGGATATTCTGCACGTATAATAGAATATTTGAAAGAAATAAAAGAAACTGTAGGAAGGTTGAAGTTGGTGTATGACGAGGTTAAATTTGCAGTATTTTAAGTTATGGGAGAAACAAGAAATATATTACAGTCTCCATCTTCTGGATTGAGTAATTTCCGACCGGAATTTTTCAAATCGGAGTTCGACCAGGCGATACAAGCCAAAGGTTACGATGTGGAGATAATGCGCGCTTTACGTTGCCCGTGTCATGGAAAAGAATCTGCACTGCCGGACTGTCAGAATTGTTTCGGTACCGGATATTTCTATGTGAACGCGATACATACAAAGGCATTGATAACTGGAATAAACTTTACCGACAAATACAAGTCATGGAGCCAAGAACTTTTAGGTACAATGGCGGTAACGGTGAGGGACATAGACAAAGCAAATCTTTCCTATTATGATAGAATATCTTTTAGAAATGAGATATCCTATTTTTCTGAAAATCTTCCTATAAGGTATGACGATATGGGACAGCCGTTTGTGTTCACTACATATAAGCCAGTACAAGTATTGGCGATGTATCTGTTTGAGGCTTCAAACAAACCCCTTGTAAAGACGGATAAAGGACATGTAAGCGACGTTAACCCCTATTGTATCATATTGGACATGGAGATAGACGCTTTGCCCGAAAATGGTTTTGTGTCGGTATATTACAAACATAATCCGGAATATCATGTTATAGATTTGCCGCATGAGATACGCGCTTCATGGGCCACTGACAAGAAAAGCGGACAACTGAATAAGATAGAGCTTCCGGTCCAGGCTATTGTAAGAAGGAGCCATCTTATAGCGATAGAGAAGCCGAATTTTGATGGTAGCGGTGTGATATATAATGAAGATGTGTAAAAATTTGCTTTTTTGATGAAAAGTGTTTAGATTTGTACAAATTTAAATATTTTGTATTGTGAGAGCAAAGAAAGTTTTGGAAGTCCTTGGTATAAGCCGGGCAACATTATCCAATTATGTAAAGGAAGGAAGGATAAAAACCCATAATTCCGCTACACAATGGATAGATTACGACGACGAATCCGTATATGCGATTGCATCTAAAGGACAAAGAAAGAATGTAATATATGCAAGGGTTATGAATAAACATAACCTTAACAAGCATATAGAAGCATTGGAAAGGTATTGCAGGGAAAACGGACTGCATGCCAAAGATGTATATAAGGATGTGACATTTAACGTTACATTGGCGCAAAGAAAAGGGTTTAACAAGTTGTTGGACGACGTGATATCCTATAAGATAGGAACGGTAGTAACACTGAGCCGGAAAAGTCTGTCGGGAACGGACAGCGATTTTATAGAGATATTGTTTGCAAAGTTCGGGTGTGATATTAGGTATATAACAGAAGAGTAAAAATGCTGCCTCTATATGTTGACATATCGGAAACGGTTGCGGAATTCGCGTTGACACCACAAGAAGCGGAATTCCTTGGAACACGTCTTGTTGACGATGTAGTAAAGGAATATATGCGAAGATGGAATGCACTTGTGGATTCCGAACTGCACCAGACACGGGGGATATATCGGTCTGCTATGCAGGTAGACCGGACTTCTGCCACATCTGTAGAATTTGTATTGTCTGCAAGGGCGGCAGGTCCTCTTCCTATGATGCTGGAAGAGGGTGCGACACCGTTTGACGAGAAGATAGGGTTCCAGCGTTCGGACAAGGCAAAGATAAAGAAGGACGGTTTGGGATGGTATCTTACAATACCGTTCAGACACGCCACACCCGGAGCAATAGCGGAATCTGGAATATTCAATTCTGTTATGCCTAAAGACGTGTACGATATGGCACGTAATGCAGGAGGGCAGCCGTTGAAGCTTGCAGACTTGCCGATAAGCCAACAGGTAAAGGGAAGCCGGAAGGAAATAAACATACCCGGAATGAACGTACCGGAATACATGCACAAGTCGGCAAAATATGAAGGTCTTGTAAGGGTTGAAGCCCGAAGTTCGGACCAGGAAAAGAGAGGTCAATATATGACATTCAGAAGAGTTAGTGATAAGTCAGACCCTACAAGCTGGTTCAATGGCGGTATAACGGCCAAAAAACTTATGGACAGGGCTTTGGAAGAGGCTCAGATAGAATATGTTGCTGAAATGGCGATAGACGAGGCATTAAAACGAATTAAAGGACTATGATTGAAATTGTGAAAGTAAAGCAGTTTATAGTATCAATATTGAACTATATACCGGAAGATTACAGACTGCACCAGGGAGACGAACAGAATACCTTCCTATACAGACTTCTTAATGGAATGAAGGAAGGGAATTTTGATTTTTACGACCAGGCAAAGAAATTGTTTTTAAGGGGAATGACAAACCCCCGTAATTTAAGGGTGTTGTTTGAGTTTCCGAAAGACAATACGGGATTGCCAGCTTATGTAATAAGGGAACCGGGAGCGGACCCGGGAGCAACCAATTCCATAGGGAAAATGAACGGGCAGATATACGACGGTGGCGCATGGCAGATAAGAGACAGCCGTTTCCATAATTTCGAGATAATGTGTCTTTCGGACAACATGCTGGAAAGCATAATTATGTCGGAAGTTCTGTATGCACTGATAATGGGTTCCTATAACTGGCTGTCTACCCAATATGATTTGGTAGAGGTAAGGATAACAGAATTAATGACAAACCAGAACGTACTGCCTATTCCTATTTTCATAAAGTCTGTAAGGCTTGACTTGACTTTGGACCAGATTGTAGGAACACTGGTAAACGAAGAATTGCTTAACAAGATTGCATTTGAGGATGCAGGAATAGCAGCCGAAAAATGGGGTGCGGACAATTATAGCAGGGATTATGAATTGCCCGGTGTAGAATCGGACATTGATAAAATTGTGACTAAATAATTGGTATGAGGCAGAAATTTGTTTACCTTTATGCCGAAAAGGTATGAATGTAAGGATTTGATAGGGAAGTTCTTGCAGAATTTCGTGGACTAATAAAAGAAAAATAATATGGCATCAACGTTTATTTTCAACGGTCGGCAGATTTCATTGCCCGGTGTCTACTCCACTATTGTAAGTGGGGAAATGAACCCGGCACGAAATCTTGACTATGGAAAAGTCCTTATTATTGATACAGGAAAGTGTTCAGCCGGATTTGGTGGCGGTGCTGGTATCAATGGCGAGAATGCGCAGGGACAGAACGCTATCTATACTTTCGACAATATCGCGGATTTTCGTGCTTTCATGAAGGGAGGTCTTTGGTGGAGAGTTGCCGAAGCTCTGTTTGCACCGGACCCTTCAAACCCCGATGCAGTAGGAATTTCCGAACTTGAATTTGTTCGTGCAGCAACAACTACAGGTGCAAAAATGACGTTTGCGACGGCAGCAGGAGGCACGTTTGCGGTAAAAACATTGGACGAAGGTTTGGTAGCCAACGGTTCGTTATTGAACGACGAGTTATTAACAAAGGGTTACGGTATGAACTTTATCGCAGGACGCGAAGACGCTACCAAGTGGATTTTGCAGTTCTGGAGAGGTACATATACCGGAACATACAGCGACGGTTTACCCTACGGAGACATCACGCAGGAAAACAGTGACCCCGAACTTGTTCTTGAATCACCGGAATTCAAGAATATGCAAGAACTTGTGGATTGGGCACAGAATGATTCTAATTTTGCTTTGGCGTTCGTACTTGATTCAACTACCAATGTAGAAGGAAATGGTGAGATTACCGAAGGGGACATTACAACGGCACTGGATGGTAAGCCTTATATTTTGGCGGCAGGAGGTGCAGAAAGTTTCAACATGGACGACTTTAACGCTGTACTGGACCAGATTGTAGGTTTGGACTACAGTAATATCATTCTGGACCAGGTAGGAGAAAATGCCTATTCTGCAACGACCCGTGCATATTTAACCCACATGAACGGAGTAGCCAAATTCCAGCATTTCCTCTATGTGGCAGGATATGACAAGGGAGCGGATTTCTCAAAGGAAATCGATTTGGCGAAAAAGTTTGACAGCTCGTTCGTGCAGCTTGTACATGGTGGCGCTGGTGTGGTATCCGCATTCGATGCGCAGAAAATCCGTTGGTGGGGTGTAATGTATAACTTGTGCGCGATTGTGGGACGTATCAGCGGAAAACCGCCTTATGTACCGCCTACATTCAAGTCAATCGGAGTTGACAGACTGCAACACGCATTGACTGAATCGGAGAAGAAGAAGGCATTGAAATACGGTATTTTAACAACCGTATTGAACGACTACACCGGAAAGTTCAATATCTTGCAGGGTGTGAATACATTGCAGGACAACGCCAATCTGTTCAATGCAAAAGGGCAGTCCTATTCCATTCAGTTTATGCGTATCGTCGCACAAATCAATAAGGAATTGATTGTAAATGCGACATTGGATTTGCTGGGACAGGAAAACGGTGTTAACGCCAATACACTGACAGCAGGAGCGGTTAAAGACTGGACTGTGGCATACTTGCAGTCAAGAACTGCAACGGACGCACAAGACAATCTGATTTTGTCGTTCAAAGACGTAGTGACAACAAGAAAGGAAGACGCTTATTTCACCACTTACAAAATTGTGGTAAATAACGAAATCACCAAGTTGTTCTTTACAGGTTACTTAATTCGTGGATAAAACAAACCCTAAAAATTAGAAGATTATGGCAGTTTTTACAGCGCCTAAAGCGTATATTAAAATAGATAATCAAGTAGCCGGGTTTGTTCGTAATCTGCAATTTGCAGAAAACATCACCCGTGCGAATGTACAAGGGCTTGGTTCACTCCTTAACCAGGAGGTCCCGGCCGTACAGTATCAATGCACATGGACGGTAGACCAATTCTTTATTGACTTCAAGCAGCCAGTAATGGAAGGTATGATGCATCGTCTTGGTTCTGTTAAGTCTATCGTAGACACCTTGATTTTGGGCGAGCTTGGTTTTGCCATTGCTATTTACAGCAAGACAATTCAGAGCCAGGATTCGACTACAAAGATGGTGACAGCAGTAGACCCTACCGGACAGACTATGTGCATGTTGAATCCGTGTTTTGTAAATAATCAAAATTTTTCATTACAGGAATCTGGGGTTGCTGGTTACAATATCAGCGGGATTTATCTTTACCCTATATCAACTTTGGAACTTTAATTTTGGTTATAAACAATTGATAGTTAGGGAGTTACAATTTAGTAACTCCCTTTTATTTTGGTTATAAATAATTACAAATTGGATTAATTATAGAATAATAAAATGTTATGTAATTTGTAAAATATTTTTATTATAGTGAATTATTGGTATTATTAAATGATGTTAATAAACCCACATTTTAGACATAAGCACTTGCGTATGTCATAACATAATCTTATCTTTGCAATGTGAGATTAA